TTTTTTATGTGTACTGCAATTTTATAAAAGAAAGGACAGCAGTATCATCAAATTGCTGTCCTTGCGGTTTATTATAGCTGGTAGTGTATAAGCGTGGGTTCATCATATTTGGTGTGGTATCTTTAACTATGGGAAACTCCGTTCTCCCACCCCATCACGGTGTGGGTTCCGCATCGCAGCCGCTCTGCCAGTTCCCGCTGGCTTATCCCGTTTGCCTTGCGCCACTCTCGTATAATTTGCCCAATCTCCATATTTTCGTGTCCCCTTTTCAATGTTAGTACAGGTTTCCGTTCTAGTATCTTGAATTCCTTTGTGCTATACTCGCATTATACAACAAATGGTTGTCAATTACAACTATTGGGATTAAATTCCCACCATTTTCCAGTCCATCTTTTCGGACGTCAACTGATAAGGAGGAGCCATGAATACACAAACTATCACCCTTGCCCAGCTTGCCACCGCCTGCCAAAACGCAGCCTACATCAATGTCCACCTCTACACCCCGGCCATGTCTTCCCTCTCCACCTTCAAGCCAGATCAAATCCGCTTCATGTCTGCCTCCACCGGCGTCCCGCTGCTTCGCTTCCAAAGCAAAACCAGCACCATCGTCCTGCAGGCTCTCAGCATTCAAGCAGCCGTCACCCCCAGCACCCCCGGCAACGAGATCCCTTTTGGCCGTTATACCTACTCCTACACCACCTATGATTTCGTTCTGGATGGTGTAAATTATTCCGTAAATATTTTTCAAAAATCTTGAATTTTACTGTTGACTTCTTGTAAGTAACGTGGTATGATAATATCACAAGGTAAGCAATAAATAAGTAAAGGAGGTTTCCCCGCTATGTTCAAACCCAGTACCTCGGTTCCCAAATTTGGCGAAATCCGGCTGGGCTGTGCTCCGCAAGACCATGCTCTGCTCGGTACGCACAAGTACGTTGGCATTCATCCCTATCTGGTCGTCAGCAATGATGTTTATAACAAATTCAGCGGCCAGTGTGATGTCATCCCCTTCACCACCAAGCGCTTTGCAAGTGCCAGTCCAACGCATGTTGATTACCCAGCCGGTTCTATCCGCGGCCTAACGCGGGATTCTACCCTCGTGGTCGAAGCGCGGGATACTCTTCTGAACTCTCAGCTTGGCGAACCGATTGCCCGCTTCTCAGATGAAAACTGGCAGCTGGCCAAAAAAGCCTTTCTTATCCAGAACCCATTCCTTACCCGCTGGGTCATCCCGGAACCCCGCCCAACACCGGTTGCATAGTTTTTCTTTGCATTTCCTGTCTACATACGTTATACTATAAATAACTAGAAAGGCAGGATCTGTATGGGCAAAACTATTATCGATCGGTATAACAATGATTCTGTTCGTATTGATCGTTATCAGCAACTTATCTCTGATATTACCAATGCTTATATTACGGTCAATCACGGCAAAACCGTTCCGCAGTATATCCAAAAAATCATTCCCCGGCTTTCCTACACGCTCGAAACGTATGAGCATCAGTACGGCACCCGGTTTGAATCCTTTTCCTATCAGCAGTACGCATCGTTTTATAAGCAAGCAATCATCGGCAACTCGGCAAGTGCAGTTATCAACCGCAACAAGCTGGTCCTTCTCTCCTGTTACCTGGATTACCTGGTTCTTCAAAACGTTATCACGCTGGATCAGTCAACAGGTCATCCGTTCCGTCAGTTTCTTCAGATGTCACTGGCTGATAATGAGGATGATTTTCAAATTCCGTCCAAGCCATCTCTCACTACCGTTTCCAATCCAAGCAAACCCACTCTGCAGCAGTCCCTTGATTCCTATTCTCAGCAGATGCTCTTTTCTGATGAAGAATTCGAATCTCTGCTGGAAGCTATATTTAATAACAGCGATCTGGACTGTATGCCCCGTGCAATCTATACCCTTGCCTGGTGCGGTGTGGAGGTCAAAAACATTGCTCTTATCAAAAAAGCGGATGTCGATCTTACCCGTATGGTAATTTACGCCACCGAACAAAATCACCTCCCGCAGGATATTGTGATTTCTTCCTCTTTCTGCTGTATCAACCTTGAAAAAGCCATGCTTGCGCAAAGTATCCTGGTGCCCAATCGTACCGGTATGCGTGAAGTATCGTTTTTTGGCCGCGATGATTATGTGATCCGCGGTGTAAAAGGCGCCAACAAGGCCGAAACGCCGGACCCGGACGCCAGCGGTTTTTATATCGTCAATAACATCAACCGCGTCTATTCTCAGCGCCAAGAACAGCTTCCGGTGAACAATCCCTTCAAAAACAAAAAAGTTCTCGTCAGCTCTTGTTATAAATCCGGCCGGTTCCTGAGGCTCTTCAAAACACAACAGCTGTCAGAAAAACTCTGGGGCGTTTATAGCAATGATTTCGTTTACTCTTACAAAAAGTGGTTGTCTTACAAGCAGCTCAACTTAAAATAATTTTTTCTCATCGTGGGGCATCGTCGTCCCACATTTTTACGGGCGCTATATTACAAGTTTTCGCAAACACTATTTTCAGGAGGTTTTTCCTATGACTACCGAATCCATGTCCATTCACCGCGCTCTGGTGGAACTCAAAACGATTGATTCCCGCATCATCAAAAAGATCGATTCCGCCAAGTTCTGTGTCGCTGCCAAAGCCAAAGCTACCAAGCTCGGTGCAATCACGGTGGATGAATTCAAAACATCTGCTCAGGCCAGTTATGATTCCGCTATGGATCTCATCAATCGCCGCAACGCCATCAAGGCCGCTGTCTCCAAGTCCAACGCGGTCACAGAAATTTCAGTCAACAATAAAACTTATACCGTGGCCGAAGCCATCTCTCTCAAACAGCACGGCATGGAATACCTGGACTACCTGCGCAGCCATATTCAGGCCCAGTATTCAAACGAAACCTCTCAGATCACTTCCGCCAATCTCCGTGTGGAAGCCAAGGCCGATGATATGGCCAAATCGATCTGCGGCGGCGATTCCAAAACCAAGGATGCCGATCCTGAAACTGTCGCCAAGATCCGCAACACCTATCTTGAACAGAACTCCATGGAGCTGGTCGATGGCCTCACCAAAGGCTGCACTCAAATCATTGAAGACCTGCAGTCCCAGATCAATTCCTTCAACAACGAAATTGATTCTGCCCTCTCTGTTTCCAACGCCATTACCCAGATCACATTCAGCTACTAAGCTGTTTTGATACCATTTGCCTGTATACCGAAAGCGTCAAACCACAAGCCGCTTTGTCCGCTGTGGAATAATGACAAAGTTAAAACTATAAACACCTGTTCCACGATCATTGCAATTATGATAAAAATATTGGTTCATTCTTTGTGGCTGCATTTTTGTATGCCAAGCCCGTCAGAATGAATGTTTTGCCCGGAAAGTTTAATGCTTAACGCTTAAACCTCAACGCTCAAATTTCAAACTTTATTTTTTCATCAAGGTTTATTCCTCAACCCCCAAGGCTCAAGGCTCTATTAAATCCTTGGCGCAAGGTCATGTGCATGGCTGTGTCGGCACCTCGCTGTCCTCAAGGCTGGTACATGGGCAACGTGCGAAGGCGGTAGCACGTTAAAACAATCCGCCCTGGTAAGCGGCTGTCGTACAACGGCCAGTATACAAGCCTTCCAAGCTTGGGATGGGGGTTCGACACCCCTCAGCCGCTCCACAACAGAATAACTTCATTTTGGTTTCACACCGTAAAGTCCCGTCACACCGGCGCGGCCGTGGATTGGCCGCACCGGGTAGCAAACGGCTCCACACCTCGGTCGTATCCAGTGGTCAGCGGCTTTTTCGAAGTTCTTGCTTCCATTCAGTTCAAACAGTTTGTCGAGCTGTCTGCGGCTGAAAATGTTCTGTTCGTATTTCCAAATGAACTGCGAAAAGCTTATGCCCTCTTTGTTATCAAACGCAAGCCACTTGTCGTAAATGGCGTTGTTACAATTTTCCTGTAACTGCGTATATCCAGGTGTTTGAATTTGAATCTATGTACCCGTCACCAGTACAAATATATGTACCATATCGCGGGGTGTCGTCTCCATCATGAATTTATTCTGTTATTATGCCAGGTTAGCTCAATGGCAGAGCAGCCGTTTTGTAAGCGGCAGGTTGTGGGTTCAAGTCCCCCACCTGGCTCCACCGTTCCGGTTCACACCGGGGCGTCATGGCTCCCAGCGCCGGTCAAGTCTGGGGTACGCGGAGGGCAATCTCTCCGTCAAATCAGTGGGTGAAATAAACTCGCTGGACGCTTTATTCTGGTCTAACCCCCAGATGCTAAAGCAATGGCAGAGCAGCGGCACACTGCCTCAAAACTATTCCGTTTGCACCTTCGGGCAGGTAACAGTCCACCTTGCCGGGTTCAAAGCCGTCTTTACGGCAGTCTTAACACGCAGCACCCGGTATGAAACCGATCGGCGGAACTTCCAGTTGGCTTCCAAACACCTTTCCAACTGGTGGCAAGATGGGAAAGTCCTCCGGGCTGCGGCGAGTGGTAAGCAGCGGTAAGTACCTATCGACATATGGTGAGACGGCTAAGCACGTCACTGGTACCTCAAGGGTGGGATGCCCTTTCACACGGAGCAATACTCAAGCTGGTTTAAGAGGCGTCCCTGCTAAGGACGTAGCCAACAACCCCGCCTAAACCGGTCCTCCGGTTATAGATGGGATTTACGGGGAAACTCGTAAGTCCGGTTGGTTAGCCTAAGTCTGCTGCTCCGGCAACAGGAAACTACGTTGTGTACCAATAATATAGGCACCTTACTCATGCTCCACAAGTGGTAAGCTCTGCGGACGGCTCGTTAAACATCTCTGAGGGTAGGAGAAGTGCGAACGTCATGTCGAAAGGCTAAAACGGTATAACAACATTGGCGATGTGGACCACAGGGCGCAAGCCCTGACTTATTGATTTATTATTTACGAAAGGGGTGCCTTGCATGAGCACTTGTGCTTGTGTTTTCAGTAAAAGCGGCAAACGCCTGATGCCGACCATCCGTCTTGGCAAGGTGCGCCATCTTCTGAAAGACGGAAAGGCAAAAATTATTAAGCATCATCCGTTTACCATCCAGTTGCTGTATGACAGCGAAACGAATATTCAACCCATCGAAATCTGCGAGGATGTGGGTTACAACTACATTGGCATCAGCGTGAAAAGCCAATCTCACGAATATGTGTCTGTACAATATGATACATTGCAGGATGAGAAAGACTGCCACGATAGTTGTCGTAAGATGCGCCGCATCCGTAGAAACAGGTTACGTTACCGCAAGCCGCGTTTCGATAATCGTAAGCGTGATAAAGGTTGGCTTGCGCCCTCTCTTGAACATAAGAAAGAACTCAATGTTAATGTCATCAAGATGTATTGCAAGGTAGTTCCTATTACGCATGTAACTGTTGAAGTTGGTTCTTTCGACACAATGCTTGTAAAAGCCATCCAAGAGGGTAAAGCTATACCGGAAGGCGCAGATTATCAAAAAGGCCCTCGCTACAATTTGGCCACACTACGTGAAGCGGTTTTTTATCGCGATAAATATACCTGCCAAGTTTGCGGGCGCAAGGCTAATGAAGGTGCAATTCTGCATGTGCATCACATGTTCTACTGGAAGGGTCGTCACGGCAATAGTCTCAGCGAACTTCTTACTGTGTGTGAAAAATGCCATACACCGGCTAACCACCAACAAGGCGGCAAGCTCTACAGATTTGGTGAAAATATAAAGTTCGCCAATCTTTCCGGTGCGGCATTTATGAATACTGTGCGCTGGCAAATCGTCAATGAACTTTACACTGCTTTTGGCAAGCTGTTCGTCACATTCACTTATGGTGCGATGACCAAGGAAAAGCGGATTGCCTTTCATCTTGAAAAGTGTCATAACAACGATGCGTATGCAATGGGGAACTTTCATCCAGTTGACCGCTGCGCGTTTGAACATTATAAAAAGGTGAAACGCAATAACCGCATTCTCGAAAAATTTCATGACTCCCAGTACATTGACATCCGCACCGGCAAAGTGGCTAACGGCAGAAGCCTCTTTAACGGTAGAATCAACCGCAGCCATAAAAAGAATTCCGAGAACCTGCACAAGTATCGTGGGAAAAGGACTCGTAAAGGCTACCGTGCTCTACGCCGCAAAAAGGTAGCCCCTCAATCCCGGTGACTTGGTTTCTCTTAACGGAGAAATTCTTGTTGTCCATAGCACTCATGCCGGAAAGAATGGTTATGTAGGCGTAGAATTCAAAGCTCCATCAAAAAGCGGCAAAAAGTCTGCCAGTCTCAAAAAACTAAAAATTGTTAAAACATCAAACTCCATGCGCTCTGCGTGGACTAAAGTATCTTAAAAACGTTTGTACTTACCAAGTATACCTCAAATATACTCTTGGCCAGCGCATTCCTCACCGCCTAAGTCGCAGGTGACTATAGACGGTATAACATGCTCCCATATCTCAATGGTAGAGAAGCGGCCTTATAGCCCGCCTAGCACCAGATTAGTGCGTAATCCCTGTTCAAGTCAGGGTGGGGGTACCAGCCTTACGGACTTGCCGTAAGGGATTGAAACCGTTTTTTGATGGTTTATCGGTGATAACATAAAAACCACCGTTTCGGTATGGCAGCACCGATCAATGGCCAAACCTGCCACCCAATCATCCCGCTGGTAAAACCGTGCTCTAGCACCGCACTCCGGTCATATCCGAGCGCTTATCCAAGTCGGCTGGGTTCTGTGATAGACAATCACTTCAACTGCGGTGGGATGATTTTTTTTCTTTGGTGTCTCGCCTTTCACGGCGTTTCATATTCCCGGCAAAGTCCCTGGTACCTACAGGCACCGCCTTCACGGCCTGCCCCGCATACCGCTTCCCGGTCATACCCGGAAGATTGAATTTCCTAAGATGATGTCATCATACAAGTTCTCGCTATGCCGGCTCGAACTTGTCGTTTGCCGGGATTTTATTTTTGATTCTATTCAGGGGGAATTTATCTTGTTATATACAAAACAGGAAATTCAATCTTTCTCTGATGAATTTATTTATTCTCGTATGAAAGAACTATTATCCTCTCCTCTTTGTCGTGACATTCCTGAATCTGAACAAGTGGACTGTTTGTTTTGTCTTGAACGTTATGACTGTGCAAATTCTATCCCGCCAGAATTTTTTCAGCTTAATGATGAATTTCAACGGAGAAGATATATAAATCGAAGGAGATCCGTCAAATGAAATCCCGTCCCACTCCTGCCAACCTTTATACCACCCGCCGCACCGGCCTTTCCCATTATAAAGATCCTGAATCCAAAACCCTTTTCTCTCAGGGCAAATACCCCACTAAACTAACCTATCAGGATCTTCCCGGCTGTTTTCTTTCCGGCACTTACTATGGCGCAAGGGGTTATCTCCGCACGGATTCAATCAAAGGTCTCTGGTATAAGCCCTGTTATCATACCAATCACATGTTTAAGGACGATTTCCTTTACATCTCTTATCAACATCCCACTTCATCTTTCCCTTTATTAGATATATACCTCTCCTCCCCTGATTCCAGGCTTTATGATGAAGTTATTTTCGGCGGCATCATCCCCCGTTTCCTCCGCTTCGCAGAGCAGTATTCCCAGTATGATTGCACTTCCATCTGGTCACAGATCGAAGAAAAACGTGCCTGGTTCAAAGCCAATTATCCTACAGACTATCAGCATGAAGTTTTAATCCCCGATGCCGAAACGTTTTCCGGCCACTATCACAAAATTAAAATTCCCTGAATCCTCATTCACTGAATTCTTATTCAGCAAAAAAGCCATAAAGCATCGCAGTGCATTTTTCTGCGGGGCTTTCTATTTTTTACTCTTTTTTCAAAGGGGGTGTTTCCATTCCAGCCGCATTTGTCCTTCTCATAATCCTCGCAGCCATCCTTTTTTGGGCTTGGCTTTCCCCGCACTATGATGAATTTGGTTCCAAAATTCTCAATTTCTTCCGTCAGTTCACAAACAAAAAATAAGGAGTTTTTTCAATGAACAAAACCGTTGGCGCAGTTATCTCTGCCCTTGTCATCATCTTCTGTATCGTTATTGCTCTGTTTTGTACTGTCCGTATTCCTGCTGGCTATGTCGGCGTCATTTATAACATGAATGGCGGCGTGGCCGAAACCACTCTCTCTCAGGGTTTTCATCTTGTCAAACCTACCCAAAAAGTTACTACCTACACCATCGGCATCGAACAGTCTTACCTCACCTCCGGTTCGGACGGTGATTCCAAAGGCGATGAATCCTTCGAAGTCCCGTCCAATGATGGCAAAGGTCTCACGGTCGATATGACTTTTACCTACCGTTTTGATCCCGATCAGGTCGCTGATACCTTTACCCGTTTCAAGGGTCAGTCCGGCAAGGACGTCAAAGAGATTTTCATCAAGCCCAACATCATGTCCTGGACCAAAGAGGTCACGGCCAAGTATTCCGTTATTGATCTGCTTGGCGACCAGCGTGCTTCCCTCAACTCGGAACTCACCGCCTACCTCAAGGATAAATTCGAGCCTTACGGCATCATCATTGAATCCGTTTCTCTGATCAATATCGACCCCGATGACGAAACCCGTGCAGCCGTTCAGAAAAAAGTCAACGCTCAGCAGGATCTGGAGCTGGCAAAGATCGAGCAGCAGACCGCCAATGTCAATGCCGAAAAAGAAAAAGAAGTCGCTATCACGAAAGCCAACCAGGAAAAAGAAACCGCTCAGATCAACGCCGAAGCCAAACTGATCGAAGCCCAGGCTCAGGCCGATGCCAACCGTCTGATCTCTCAGTCCCTCACCCCGGAACTGATCCAGCAGCAGATGTATGAAAAATGGAATGGTCAGCTTCCCACTGTCCAGTCCGGCTCCGATACCCCCATTATTGTTGATACCACCAACTAAATCCTGTTCCGCATTTGGAGGTGTTCTCATGGTCATTCTTAATTCCGGTACCTTATTGTTTCTTGTCCTGCTTGCTTTTGCTGCCGGCTTCCTTGTTGATGCCGCCATCGGTGTCCGCGCCCATCTTCATGATAAGGAGGATTGAATCATGAACACTTCCAAACCTAACCCGCACACCATCACCCCCACCACCGTCATGGAATCTGAATTTGATGAACCCACGCCTCACCGCAAACCCGGTAAATCCACCGGTCGTCCCCGCTCTCGGCATAAGCACATGTATACCCCCGGCTGGGCCTCTTATACTTTCGCTTCTCATCTTACCGGCAAAACGTTCACCCGCTACCTGCCCGTCAATTATTGCACCATCTGCGGCCGTCTCGGTGGCGTGTCAGTTCCCCAATTTACCGGTAAAGAACCCAAAGTCCCTCCCATTGGCTCCAAGGTGTTTGTTGTGCCGTCTTTCGGCACCAACGCTTTAGATCTTAATAATTTTATCATTTTCAAAGGAGAATAATTATGAAACCTAAGTTCCATCCTGGCGATCGTGTCACCGTCATCAAACCTTATGTTGCCCCCATCCCCGATTATGTCAAGGACAGCGAAATTTTCAACGATCTGTACAAGGTTTTTGGCTTGGATAAAGATATCCGTGGTGTCAAGCCCGGTGATACTTATACCATCATTGAAGCCGAATCCAAACCTCGCACCCGTTCCGACGGCAAAACTGTTTATGCCTATTCTTACCAGGGCAAAAGCGGCAAGCGTTCCGATTTTGTCTTGTGGGAAGATGAAATCAAGCTGATCGAAGCCACCAAGCCCGCCCCGGAAGACGATGACGAAGAGCCGGATACCGTCACCATCGAGATCGAAGTCTCCCTGGACGACAAGGCCGAAGCTCACCGCATCGCTCACAAAGCTGTCGAGCTGGCTTTCAAGTCCTATGCCGCTATCACCAAGGCCACCAATGATCCCGCTTCCATCACCTGGACTGATGACGAAATCGCAGCAGCCCGCAAAAAGGTTGTTGAACTGTCCTCCCGCGTCACGGAACAGGGCGGCGATATGATCTTCCAGCGTTCCGGCAATACCGTATGCTGCATGGTTTACACCTCCAGCTTTGACGATGAATCCGCTTCCAAAGGTTTCGCCAAGCCCTTCGATCACGACCCCTTCAATGAATGGATCGGCAAGTGTGTCGCCGCCTGCAAAGCTATGGGTGAACCCATCCCCGGCTTCATCGCCCACAAAAACACCAAACAGGATGCTGCGTGATGGGCACAGCACATGAATTTACCACCCGCATCCGCAGCTTTGCCGAGTGCCAGCGTCTTAACCAGGTCTCCAAAGAATGCGGCCAGGTCGTTGTCATCGACCGCAACGGCAACCAGGCCAACGCCAAAAGCCTGCTCTCCCTTATGAGCCTGGATTATTCCGCATCGGTTCGCATTGTTGCCTCCACAGCGGAAGAACTCTTCGCCCTGCATACCGCCCTTCTCGCCTTGAAATGATTTGTCAGGAGGTGTCCGCCACGTTCATCCTACCGCGCTCCCCGCCCCCGTTTTTTCGTCAACCACCGCAATCATTTTTTCACTTATCTTAACGGGGGTGTTCTTACATGTTTATCTGCAATGTCTGCAAAAAGATTTTTCCTGATTTCAAAAGTTACGGTATGCGCATGAACTACCGCTTCGGCTATGGCTCCGAAAATGACGGCGATATCTTTGACCTCACCGTCTGCGATTCCTGTGCCGATACTGTTGCCAACGCCATTGAATCCGTCTGTGCCATCAACCCCCATCTCACCGTCGATGATGCCTTCTTCCCCTGCGATGAACCGTGTTCCGGCGATTGCTCTAACTGCTCCGGTGATTGTGCCGCCTCCCAGGACGATGAATCCTATGATTTCGAGGATGACGAGACCGATGAAGACGATGACGATGACGATTCCGACCTTGATTTTGGCGGCTGATTAACCCTGCCTTTTTATTTTTTCTTATCTAATTACAAGTTTTCGTAAATATGCCATATTAAGGAGTCCTCTATGCCTAAAAAAAACAACACCATCACCTTAAACTTTGTTGGTGATTTTACTCCTTCCACCAAAAATGATCTGCTTACCTCCACCCCGGCTACTTACGGCGGCATGTCTGATACCCGCCTCCAGCTCAGCTTTGGTGTCAAGGTCGGCAGCAGCGTTCAGTTCGTCTCTCTGCTGGATACTTCTCGCTCTGGCGATGTCATCAAAACTTACGACCGGGATAATAACCCCATTGACGTCCGCTGGTCTGACCGCCTTGACCCCGATGTTATTTCCAAGGTTGCTCCCTACCGCACCTACCGCACCAACATCGGCTCGGATGAAACAAAAACCTTCATCACCGGCTATGACCTGGCTGAATATCTGGCCGAAGCTCTCAAAAACTACACCGGCCGCATCACTGTCAATGGCCGTATGGTCCTCCGTTACGATTCCAAAGGCATCCTGCGTCGCAACTTCAACATTGATTCCGTTTGGAAACCCCTGCTCGATAAAGACGGCGAACCGGTCGAAAAACCCAAGCTGGCCATCATGGTCCCCTTCATCTTCAACAAGGATTGTATCGACAAAGCCGACCTCAAGGAAACCGGCAAGATCTACGTCAACGGCTATGTTGAATCCTACATCAACAAGGACGAAGGCGATAAGTATCTGCCCTTGCAGATGATTTTCAATACTGCCGTCTACAACATGGATGACCCTGGTGAAAAGTCCACTTATGAGTACCGCATGGGCGAGCTGGATACCAAAGCCAAAACGATGTTCTGCATGATGTGGGAAGGCCGTGTTGTCAACGGTGCTGAAGAAAAGCCGTTCGATGAATCCTGCCTCACTCCCTTCCAGCTGCGTTCCATCAAGGCCGGCAACGCCACCCTCAATGATTTCCGTCCCCGCGGCTCCATCTACGGCAACCGTGTTCAGGAACTCCGCCTCATGCGTCCCATGCCCCGCGATGATTTCAAGGATGGCCCGATCGACCTCGGCCTCAAGAATTCCGAGTTTGTTGACCTGATCTACACTCCCACGAAGGATGAATCGGTTGCCGATATGGAAAAGTCCGCCAAAAAAGAGCCGGAAACTCCGCCCTTCACCGCCCCCACCTCGCGGGATGAAGACGAGCTGTTTTAATTAACCACCAACACAAAAGGAGTGTGAACCTATGGCATTCAAAATGAATCAGATCAGCTGTGATCTTGCCAGCTACCCCTATTACATGCTGCTGTCCCCGCGCAAATTCGGCAAAACAACCTGGTGGCGCAACCTCGTTGTCGCCGCCTGGGGCAATGCCTCCAAGGGTCTGCTCATCTCCTGCGGCACCGAGTCCGGCTTCCACCACCTCGATAACCTCCAGGTCGAAGAAGCCCTCACCTGGGACGATGATTACGATGAAGAAACCGGCCACCGCGGCCTTGTCCAGATCGTCGATGATCTGATCGAAAACAATGCTGATTACGGTATCAAAGGTGTCTGCTTTGATACTTTTGATACCCTCTTTGATATCGCCACCGATGAAGTCATGCGGGAATCCCGTCGTGAAACCGGCAAGTCCTGCAAATCCATCAATGATGCTTTCGGCGGCTACAACCGCGGCTCCGACCGCCTGATTAAAATCATCAACGATCAGCTCTCTCGCATCCGCAACGCCGGCATCGCCGTCTTCATCCTGTCCCATACCAAGTTTAAGGAGCGCACAGACCCCCTCACCGGCGAAAAGTATGAGCAGCTCACAAACCTCATGCAGGACCGTACATACAGTGCCATTGCTGATAACGCCCAAATGGTCATGGTTGGCACCATCGAGCGCGATATCGCATCCGGCAAAATCGAAAACGAAAAGCGCGTCATCCATCTGCGCGGCACCTCCACCATTGATGCCGGTTCCCGCTTCAATGACCTGCCCGAAACGATCACCCTTGATCCGCAGGATTTCCTCGCCGCCTTCAAACAGGGTGTCGCCGGTGCTCACACGGTTGCTCCGGTTACGGATAAGCAGATCGATGCTGCCGCCAAGGCCGAGCAGAAAGCCGCTGCCAAACAGGCAGCCGTAGCCCGCAAAAAAGAGGAAGCCGAAAAGCAGGCCGAACAGGACGAATCTCACCGTGATGAATATTACAACACCATCGTCAATGGCTTCTCCAATGCCTCAGATGAAATCAAGGCCAAAGCCAAGGAGCTGTTGGCCGCTACCGGTGAACCCAAGTTCTCCTCCCCCAACATCCCGGCTGCAACCCTGCGCCAGATCGCTGACCTCTTCGCAGCGTAAAGGTGGTGTCAAATATGGCAGCACCCAAAGTCCGTAAAGGCCGCCGCGTCATCTGTCACGCCACCGGCATCTATGGCAATTCGCTGGACTATTTCAAGGCCCCGGATGGTTTTTATTACCAAACCAAAGAGCTGTATGAGCAAAAAAAGCAGGAATCTGATTATTACCGTCAGGTCGTTACCCGCATGGCCTCCTATATGGGCTATGAGCCGGGCGATGTTTTCCCAACAGTCATCACCCGCGGCCTCATGCAATTCAAGCATTACGGCTATGCCGCTGTCCTTGCCACCATGGAGGAATGCCAGTCCAAAATTGAATACGCTCTGGCTTCCCGCTCTTTCGGTTCGGACTATCAAAAAGCATCCTACCTCATGGCCATCCTTACCAACAATATCAACGATGTTGCCCGCCGCCTCAAATCCCAGCAAGAATTTGAATCCCGTCAGGCCGCACCCCAACAGGCTCCGCCCCCGCAGGATTTCACTTCCGCTGCTCAGCCCAAAGATATCACAGATTTTCTGGAAGGCGGTGACTAAATATCGAACTCCAAACCTGTCTTGATAAAATCAATACCTCCCGCGCTCAAGACGAAGCCTCTTTTGTCTTCTGCCTCTGGAAAGAACCGGTTTTGTTTGGCGAGTACGATCAGGTCAACTTCGGCAATGATTTAACCATCAAAACCAAAGATGCTCTCTTCTACTACCAGCTTGGCCGCGGCATGTATGATTCCGGCTTCCGCAATTTCGATAGCATTTCGGTCGATACTTACCTTTCGGATAAAGCCGATACCCGCAAAGTCTTCTCGGCCTACGGCGGCTACCCGGAAGTCGAAAAGCTCAAATCCCTTGTGGATGTTGATAACGTCGAAGCCTATTTTGACCGCATCTCCAAGCTCAACACCCTCTCCGATCTTTGCGAGCAGTTTTTCAAAACTTTCCAGGATACCTCCCGCTTTGATTCCATGTCCAACTCCCAAGTCTACGATTTTTTCGATTATCAGCTTAACACCATCAGCATGAACTCCACCCGCGATATGAAAGTCGAATCCGTCGCCTTTGATGAATCGTATATCACAGAGCTGGATAAGGGCGAAACGGTCGGTCTGAATTACGGTAAAAACTGCCCTCGTCTTAATTGGGCCACTCTCGGCCTCCCCCTTGGTGATCTTTACATGCTGGGCGGCTTCTCCGGCACCGGCAAAACCTCTTTCGTGTTTGAAAATATGATCCTGCCTTTAACCGAATCCGGTGTCAAGTGCTGCATCATTTCAAACGAAATGCAGGTCCGTGCCTACAAACAGCTGCTCACCATCCATATCCTCACCAATGATCTCGGCTACTGGAAAATGACTCGCAAACACCTCAAGGTCGGCAAGTTCACGGATGAACAAAAAGAAATGCTGCTTAAAGCGGCAGCCATCAGCCAAAAGAAATACTCTTCCATCCGCTTCATCAAAATGTTCGATAACGACACCTCCCGTGTCATCAAGTCGGTTCGCAAATATTCCAAACTCGGCTACCAGATGTTCCTGTGGGACACCATGAAGTCGGACGATGACGGCGGCAATATGGAAATGTATCGCCAGCTCTTGCAGTCCTCGCGCAAAATTTTCCAGTGTGCCAGCCGGGAAAACGTCTCTATCGTCTGTACCTATCAGCTGGCCCTTTACATGAAAAACCAGCGCTTTCTCGATGCCTCCACCCTTTCCAACGGCAAGCAAATCAAAGAGGTCTTTTCCGAAATGATTTATATTCGGGAACTCTGGCAGGATGAATACACCGGCGAAAAATGTGATTGTCACGCATACACCCGCACCCGCAAACCGGATGGCACCTGGGAAAAATTTACCACCCCCATCACGCTGGATAAAACCAAAAAGTACATCGTCGCCTTTCTCGATAAAACCCGTAACGATGAAGACGGTCAGCAATTTTTGTATGAAGCAAACCTCAGCTGGAACAACTGGAAAGAGGTCGGCTATTGTACCATCCGCAATGACCATGTAGCCATCGGCCGTTAAAGGGGGTGCGCCCATGAACGCGGCACTCCTCTCCCAGCGCCTGATCGGCCACTCGGATGATATCTACACCATCCTCGAAACCCTCGGCTATGAAAACATTACGTTTAATTCAGCTAAAGCCCAGTTCCGCTTTTCACGGGCGGACGGCACCAACCCTACCAGCATTGTTCTGGATGTTGATTCTTTACGGTTTTATTGCTTTTCCACCAACGGCAAAGGCAATCTTTTCACCCTCATCATGTCGCGCCTGAACTGCACTTTCCCGGATAGCTTAACCTTTGTCACCACCGTTCTGGATCTCGACCAGAATGATTTCTCGGCCAAAGTTCACTACCCCTTCGGCGGCTTCTACCGCAAGCTCCTCCCTGATCAGCCGGAGGATTACTCCGTGCCTCCCATCCCGGAGGAAACGTTGCAGCCATACTTGGGCAAGTACAACCAGATGTTCTTCCGCGATGGCATTGATTATGTAACGCAGGAAAAATTTCAGGTTGGTTATGATTTTCTTTCCAACCGTATCACCATCCCGGAGCGCAATTTTGATGGCCAGCTCTGCGGTATCATGGGTCGCTCCAATGACCCCAACTGCCCCCATCAGGACCGCTGGTATCCCATCGTCAGCTGCCCGCGCAGCAAAACTCTGTTCGCCCTGCAGCAAAACTACCAGCGCATCATCGAAACCCAGAACGTGGTCCTTTTTGAATCAGAAAAAGCCCCCATGCAGTGCGCATCATTCGGTGCCCATATCTCGCTCGGTCTCTGCGGCTGCCATGTCTCTCAGGCCCAGCGCAGCATGATTTTTTCTCTTCGCCCCAAAACTATCGTTCTCGCTCTCGATGAAGGATTAGAAGAAGACGCTATCCGGGAAGAAGCCGCCAAGCTTGTCCAAAACAATTTAATCCTAACTACCAGGGTCGGCTATGTCTGGGACCCCGACCACGATATTATCCCCGCAGGCAGCAAACAAAATCCCGCTGACCTTGGCCGCGATGCCTATGTCGCCTGCCTGCAAACGAAAGTGAGGTGGTTATAATCGAACGCGCCAAAGACCCCCGCCTGCAAGAACTTTTCGATGCCGGCGTGAATATATACAGCTTTTCCAAATTAGGCACCATTGAGCAGTGCCAACTCCAGGCGTGGTATTCCTACATCAAACACGAACCAGGACTTCAAAGTGTCTATGGTTTGCTAGGAGGAGCATCCCATCAAGTTACAGAAGACCTCATCGAAGGCAAAGCAACCTGTGATGACCTCCTTCCCGCTCTACATAGTGCCCTGGATGAATGTGATACCCTCGGCCTTACCTTTCCTAAGGATTTTCGCGGCAATGACTCCATCAAAGAGAAATGGATCAAGGATATGACCCACTTCTGCCAGAACTTCTACCCGCCTCGCGGCAAGTACATTATCGAGCAGTTGGTTATCCTTCGCGTCAGTCCTACCCGCGCCCTGCAAGGCTATATTGATTTAACCAAGCTGAATGATGACGGTACGGTGTCTGTCTATGACCTTAAAACCAGTTCCCGGTATAAACCGTCAGATTTATTGGAGCATGGTCGCCAACTCGTGATCTACGCTATGGCATTGGAACAGGCCGGTTATACAGTCAAAAACCTCGCCTGGATCATGCTCAAGTATGTCGAGATCCGTTACACCTGGTACGCCACATCCCGTTCGCGCAACAAAACCCAGTGTACCCGCATCGTCAACCGCTCCAAAATCTACGATACCATCGCCCCCGCGGTCGAATCCGCCTGCCGCGATGCTGGTATGGATGAAGCCGAGATTGAATTTGCCATGCTGGATTTCAAAGAAACGAATCTTCTTGGTCCCAGGTTCCCCATGTCGGTCGCCCAGCAGTTCATCATCAAACCTTTTGTAGAGCCTTATCCCTACACCCCGGAACTCAAGCAGGAAGCTCTTACTTACATCAACAAGGTCGCCGATGTCTATGAGTCTCTGCCCCAGGATGAAACCACTCCCTGGCCTGCCCGCAAGGTCGATAAGGACAGCGCTTTCTTCTGCAATAACCTTTGCAGTTACCGCAAAATCTGCCCCGCCATCCGGGATTATAACGCCCAAGCCCTCATCTCAGACCCACCTAAAACCGAAGCTGATTTGTTTTAACCAAGGAGCCGCCCATGACCACCCGTTCCCCGCCCCCGCAGGGCTTTTGAAATAAATTACAGGAGGTGAATAAAAATTTCCAGTCCAAATTACCTCTGTTATCACCTTCACGATGACGAAGGCTCTGTTCTTGATTCCTGCACCAAATATCAAGATTACATTAACCTGGCCGTTCAAAGCGGCATGACTGCCCTTGGTTCCTCCAACCACGGTACCCTGCTGAACTGGACCGCCAAAAAGCAGGCAGCAGAAAAAGCCGGCCTCAAGTACATCTTTGGCGTTGAATGTTATCTTACCGACCGCCTTACTCACCAATCTCCCGGAGAAGATAAGCCTCATAAGCTGCGCGATAACTACCACACGGTTCTGATCGCCCGCAACACCAAAGGCGTTATGGAGATCAATAACCTTATCAGTCTTTCCAATCGGGAAGATCATAAATATTACAAACCTCGTGTTACATTTGATGAATTCTACAACCTGTCTGATAACGTCATCGCCACCTCCGCCTGCCTTGCCAGCCCTCTGCATCACTACACTGCGGACGTTGAAGATTTTGACCCCGCCCGTTATGAGCAGCTGATTCAACGCTACGACTTTCTGGAGATTCAATACCATAACTGCAAAGAACAGATCGAATTTAACCAGTACCTCTATGAGCTGTCTCAAAAGTATCACAAGCCCCTCATCGCGGCCACCGATACCCACAGCTCCACCACATATAAAGCCGAGTGTCGCAAAGTTCTCATGGAAGGTAAAGGTATTGAGTTTACTGGCGAAGATGAGTTCGACCTTACCTTCAAAACTTACGAGCAGCTGGTTTCGGCCTTTGAGCAGCAGGATTCCTTACCGCGTGAAGTCTGGATGCAGGCGATTGAAAACACCAACTGTCTGGCTGACTCCACCAAGGGTTTCAAGCTCAATACCAAAGCCCGCTACCCTATTTTGACCGGCTCTGTGGAGTCCGATGCTAAAGCCTACATCGAGCGCACCCACACCATGCTGGAAGATAAGATCAAAAAGGGCATCATTCCCCAAAATGAAGTCGCCGCCTTCCGCAAAGATATCGAGGAAGAGCTGGCTGTTTTCAAAAAGGTAAACATGCTGGGCTTCATGCTGTCGATGTCAGACCTTATGATCTGGGCCAAACATGAAAAGAATATCCCCATTGGTCCCAGCCGTGGTTCTGTGGCTGGTTCCCGTGCGGCTTTTGTTACAGACATCATCGACGTTGACCCCGTTCGTTGGAACCTCGTCTTCTCTCGCTTCTGTAATGAAAACCGTGTCGAAATTGGTGACGTGGACATTGATACTCCTGATGCTTACCGCCCCCTGATTTATGACCACATCTTTGAATCCTTTGGCCAACGCAAATGCGCCTATGTACTGGCTCTCGGTACTGTATCCGACAAAGGTACGATTGATGAAATTGGCCGTGCCCTCGCCAAACGCTGGCAGAAAGCCAATCCCACCAGTTCTAAAGACTTAAATCCGTGGTCGCTCGATCGTATCGCTCAAATCAAAGACGAATACGATGCCGATCCCGAAACCTGCAGAACGAATAATCCTGATCTTTTCTATTACTTTGATGGCATCAAGGACACAGTAGTTTCTCTTTCTCATCACCCGGCCGGCGTTATCATCGCTCCCATTGATTTGTACGAACGTTACAGTGTCTTCCGTGATAAAGACGGCCTGCAAGTTCTTGCGCTGGATATGGACGCCTCTCATGCTGTGGGTCTGGCCAAATACGATATCCTCGGTTTGTCAACAATTGCCCAGCTCGATGAAACCTGTAAGCTCGCTCACATCCCCTACCCTCATACCTGGCAGATTAACTTTGATGACCCTGCCGTCTGGGCGGATATGAAAACCAGTCCCTATGGTCTGTTCCAGTTCGTGGAAGATTTCGCCTTTGAATCCTTAAAAAAATACGATGTCCACAGCATCAAGGATCTCAGCATTGTAACCGCTGCTATCCGCCCTGGCGGCGCATCATATCGGGACAAGCTCTTCCGCCATGAACGCGGCCAGAACCCCTCCAAAGAGATTGACAACTTACTTGAGGACACGCTCGGCTGGCTGATTTTTCAGGAACAATCTATTTCCTTCCTGCAGCAAATCTGCGGCATGTCCGGTGGTGATGCTGATTCTGTTCGCCGCGCTATCGGTCACAAAGATGAAAATGCTATTAAGGAAGCTCTTCCCCATATTCTGGAAGGTTACTGTGCTCACGCTTCCAGTTCTCGCGCTCAGGCAGAGCAAGAAGCCAAAGCATTCCTTCAAATCCTTCAAGACAGTAGCAACTACCAGTTCGGTCTGAATCATGCTACTGGCTACTCCATCCTTACCTATTACTGTGCCTATTATCGCTATTATTACCCCGTTGAATTCGTTACCGCCCTGCTCAACACCGCGGATAACCAAAAGAAAATCCTTGCCGGTACAGCTCTGGCAGCACAGCGCGGCATCAAAATCATGCCTATCCGTTTCCGCCATTCGCTGGATCAATACACCCCGGATGTTGCCAATCGCGCCATCTATAAAGGCATGGCTTCCATCAAATACCTCAACAAGCGCATTGGCCGTGAACTTTATGCCCTGCGGGATAACACTTACGCTGATTTTATCAGCCTCCTGCAAGATATCAAGCATAAAACCTCGGTAAATTCCCGCCAGCTTCAAATTCTGATTGAACTTGATTTTTTCCACGAGTTTGGCAATCCCAACCAGCTCAAAGCCCAGGTTGAATTGTTCGATAAGTACAGTGATTCCATTCAACTCTCCAAAGCAACCGTTGACCCGTTCATTGACCATGATGCAATGCTCACCTTATGTGAGAAAGAAACTGAAAAGAAATACATCAACGTGGACTGGCTCGGCATTGTCCGTCACTGCGCCAAAGAAACTTCAGAAATCATCACTCCGGTCAGCGATATTCTTCAGTACGAGATGGATAATCTTGGCTACCTCCAATACCAAAACCCTTCTCTCGCTTCCACCTACCACTACATTCTCTCTATTGACGGCAAATATAAAAACAAGACCATCGCACTGTACCAGCTTGCAACCGGTCAAACCGTCACTTTCAAAATTCGTCCCTCCACCATGGATCAAAACCCCATCGCTAAAGGCGATATCATCAAGGTTCTTGGCACCAAAACCGAGGGCAAGTGGTCCCGCACCGATGCCGGTTGGGTCCAATCCACAACGGATTTCAACACTTTTCTTTATAAATACAGCCATGTACGTTAATTTTTTTCTGGTTATGGCGGTTCTCAATACTGCCATCAGTGTTATTGCCACTATTTTCGGTAACGTCACCAAGAGTTCGATGCCTGGTGATACGCCCATTTTAATTTCCACGTCTTCTTCCCCTCCCTGTTTGAACTCATCTATCCCTTCAACCTCATTCTCGCCTGGCCGGTGGGGCGGTTCAAAGCCCTCGACCAATGACAATCGGTTTTTTTTATCTCGTGATGCCTGGTACAAACTCTATCTCACAGCCATCGTTTTCAGCTTGTTCTGGTGGTTCAGATCCTAGGGGGTGATATTATCGAACCAGTCTTTGTTAAATCCGCCCTTGAAACTTTTACTATCCTGATTGATACCCGTGAGCACGAAACCTCGGCGCTCACTCAGCGCATTCAGCAAATGGGCTGCCCAGTCGAACGGCAAAAGCTCAATTTTGGCGATTATTCTGCCAAGGTTATCTTGCCCACCGGCGTTCCCTACAGCCTGGAAAATATCGTTGTGATCGAACGGAAGATGTCAAGCGACGAAATCGCAAATTGCTTTACCTCCCAGCGTGCTCGCTTTACCCGTGAATTTGAACGCGCCAAAGCAGCCGGTGCCCGTACCTATCTGCTTGTTGAGCGCACCACCTGGGAAATGCTTTACGCCGGTACATACCGCAGCAAAATGTCCCCTGTCGCCATGGTGGCCAGCCTTACAACTTGGCTTGCCCGCTATGACTGCAAGCTCATTTTCTGTGAACCTCAAACCTCCGGCAAGCTCATCCATGATATCCTCTACCGCGAAATGAAACAGCACCTGGAAGGGGTGCAGCCATGATGCAAGCCGTCCTATTCGCCAATTATCCATCCGCCTCTCCCCTGCTCCGTGCCCACCGCAGCTACCAGGTCGTCACCCGCCTTCAAATCGGCTGCTTCGTCCTCGCTGCCGGCCGCCTGGTTTTTCTCCCGGCCGCCCTCCAGGGCAAAACTTATCTTCTCGTTAAAGGAGTTGATCCACCGCCCCCATGAATACTACCCGTGAACTCCACCGCAAAGAGCGTGCCAAGGCAGAGCTTGAATCTATCTGCCGCAGTTATGCTTCCAAATGTTCCGCTCTTATCATTACCTATAACATCAATGATCTAACACCCGCCCAGCGTGCAGCGTTTAATGCCCGCCAACCTTTTTACTCTTACCAAAGCAGGTGATCTTATCAAAAACAAAGCAATCGCAAACGCCGTCAACATCAAGCGCAACGGCAAAGCCATCGCCTGGCTCTATCAGAACACCGGCAATATCCTGGATTACAAAGATGGCGATAAAGTCAAGTTCGATCTCACCGCTATCCAAAACGATCCCGATTGGCCTATCCTTCGCCAGGACTATAAAGACTTCATTCTCTCCAATGCAGATACCGTTTTTACTCTGGAATTTGAACCTCGCTACCGCAAAAACCACACTCTTGCCTGCCTGAAAGAAGATCCCGTCACCCCTAAGCGCTTGTTCTGGATCGGCCATCTTATCAAGCAGCGCGAACCCGAACAGGAGGCCGCCCATGACTGAACCAATTACCGATGCCATTGGCCGCGAAATCCATGTCGGCGATACCGTTGCCTATGCGCAGACGGATAAAAACAGCGGCATCAACTGGAACACTTATGTTGTAATCGGTTTCACTTCTTGCCGCGTCAAAGTTTCCAACCCTACCTACCGCGGTTATGCCTGGGAGAAAGATTATATCCTTCTCTACCCATCCAACTGCGTCATCTTACAGGAGGCACCCACAGAATGAAAATTATCCCTCAATCCCACGAATGGATCACCCCGCTCAACCGTGATGTCACCATACAGCGTATCGAGCGCATCGCCCGCACCTGCTATCAAAGCGAGGATGCTATCAAGCCCGGCAGTGATTCCAAAATGGTCGCCATGCTCTGTAAAAATCATCATTACGCCATGATCGAGCATATCAGCCTGACCATTAAATTCATCACCGACCGCGGCGTTGCCAACGAGATCGTCCGTCACCGTATCGGCTCCTATGCCCAGGAATCCACCCGCTACTGCAATTACAACAAAGATAAGTTCGGCAATGAAATCACAGTTATTGACCATGGCTATACCGGCAGGAAACGCATTTCCTGGAAAAACTATTGTGGCTTTGCTGAAACAGGCTATCGTGACATGTTGAATGCTGGTGCCACCCCAGAAGAAGCCCGCGATGTCCTGCCTCTTTGCCTTAAAACCGAGATCGTCTGCACCTGGAACCTGCGCGAATGGCATGAAGTTCTTCGCCTTCGCACCGCTAAGGATGCCCACCCCGCTATCCGCGCCCTCATGATTCCTGTCCTCAAGGAGCTGCAGACTGTCTACCCTGAAATTTTCAATGATATCGAGGCGTCCGAATGACCCAAGAAGAAATCCGCAAGCTCCTCAAAACTTACGAGTTACATATCAACCAGGTGGAAGACGATGAAACTGCTCTTCGGGACTTGTCCGAAGTTGTCCATAAAGTCCTCACTGATTCCACCCGCGCTGTAAAGCTTAACGCCTGCGCCGTTGCTGCCTGGGCTTTGCACATCCCCGTCTGGGGGTTCGCTGCATCCAAACTTTGGAACTGGTTTTTAGCCATTGGCCCCATCCCCACCATCGGCGTCTTTCATGCAGCCGGCATCGGCCTGGCTCTTGAATTCATCGTTGATACCACCGGCATCCCCCACAAAATCCCCCTGCAGAATGATGTTCAAAACGTCATTGACGGCAAGTCTAGCTGCTTTGATTCCTGGTCTTTGCCGGATGGCCTGTGTGTTTTTCTCGGCACTCTTGCCGGTCTCTGCCCGCCCGCGTTGGTCGTCCTCTTTGCCGGCTGGCTAATTAAATTTTTTATGTACCTATAAGGAGGTTATTTCATGAATGATGTTCAGCGCTTTGGTCGCATCCAGGTCGAAATGTGCGATACCTTCAAATCCAAAAACGCAGATTACGGCAATTCCTTCTCCCAGCTCTATCAGGAATTTGGCGATAACGGCATCATCACCGCCGCTGTCCAGATCTCCCATAAGTACCACCGCTTCATGAATCTTATCAAGGGTGCCCCCGCCAAGGTCAATGAATCTCTGCGCGATACTCTGCTGGACCTCGCCAACTACTGCGTCCTCACTGTCATGGAGTTGGATAAGGCCGAGGAGCGCAAAACCGGCCTTACCTCTGCATCCAACCCCCACGATTCCGCTTCCGCCGTTACATATCGTACAACTCCGCAGTTTGATTACAGCAAGTATATCTCTGACGACACCATCCTCACCACCAGCAGTGCTCCCGCCGCCACATTGAAGGGAGATGCCGAATGAATATCATTATGTACACAACCCATTGTCCGCGCTGCAAGGTGCTGGCCGCTAAACTTGCCGCAAAGGGGGTGACTTACAAAGAAGAAACAAACACAGAAACCATGCTCTCCATGGGTATTACCACCGTCCCGATGCTTTCGGTGGACGGCACATTGATGGATTTTAAGACTGCAAATGATTGGATCAACAAACAGGAGTGATTCTATGGATTTTTCTATTGACCTTAAACTCGATAAAGATTTTACCACCCAACTGGATTACCTCATCAGTAAGTATGGCCCAGACCTGGCCAAGCTCAACGGCTTTGCAAACGAACAGCTGAACTACACCGGTTTTATTGATAACTTCATCGACAAGCAGACTGTGGCCGATGCCAGTATCGACGGCAATGCTAATGTCGGCACCAAGGATATCTGCTCTCTCACCACCGAGATGCACAAACCCCATTCCAAGCTTCTTGCCTTTAACAAAATCTTCTATGAACTCAAAAAATCCCATGGCCTGGATACCGCCAAGAATTGGCTAACTGCTGAATACCTCGGCTATTTCTACTTGCACGATGCTGCATCAAGTACCTTTGTCCCCTATTGCTTTGCTTATGATATCGAGGAACTTGTCAATAAGGGCCTTTATTTTATTGACAACTTTAACGCCCAGCCGCCCAAGCACCTGACCACCTTCACGGATTTTGTCGGTGAGTTTGTCAGCTGGACCTCCAATCGCAGCAGTGGCGCTTGCGGCCTGCCCAGTTTCCTGGTTTATTCCTATTATTTCTGGAAAAAAGATGTCGAATCCGGTTATTACATTCAGTCCCCGGAATATTACCGTAACCAGGAGTTCCAGCGCATTGTCTACAAGCTTAATCAGCCATACCTGCGCGTCAACCAAAGCGCCTTTACTAATTTCACCATCATGGATCAGTCCTACCTGGAGGCCATCTTTGGTGGTAAAACCTTCCCGGATGGCTCCTTTATGATTGATGAAATCGACGGCATCATCGAGTATGAAAAAGCTTTTATGGATGTTGTCAGCGAGATCCGCAGCGAAAACATGATGACCTTTCCGGTTCTTACCTACTCCCTGCTGCGTAAGAATGGCAAGTTTGTCAACGAAGATTTTGCCCGCTGGTGCTGCGCTCATAACATTACCTGGGCAGATAGTAACTTCTTCATCAGCGAAGATGTAACCAGCCTCTCCAACTGCTGCCGCCTTGTCTCCGATATCAAAGATCTTGGGTATTTTAATTCCATTGGCGGTACTGCACTGGAGGTTGGTTCTATTAAGGTCAACACCATCAATCTTGCTCGTCTTGCTTATTCCAGCACCACCCCCGCAGAGTTTTTTGCTAATCTCAAAAATGCCGTAACACTCTGCCTTGACACTCTGGATTCCGTTCGCCATATCATCAAGCGCAATATCGAAAAGGGCCTGCTCCCCAACTATTCCAAGCACATCATGAACATGGCCTCCCAATATAATACCATCGGCGTGATCGGCATTTACGAAACCCTACAGCACTTCGACATGACCTCTAAGGACGAGTTCGGCAACACGTTCTATACCGATGAGGGCTTGAAATTCGCTGAGGATATCCTGCAAATCATCAACACCGTCAAGAACAATTACATCAAGGATAAAGACTACAGTGCCAACATTGAGGAAATCCCAGGTGAGCGTGCCGCCGCAGTTCTGATGCAGAAAGATATGCTGTTCTTCCCGGATGAAAAATATGAACTGCCCTTGTACGGCAACCAGTGGATTCCCCTCGGTGTAAAAACCACTCTGCAGGAAAAAGTCCGCCTGTCTGCCGCTCTCGATAAAGCCTGCAACGGCGGCTCCATCGCTCACATCAACATTGATAAACCGTTCAATAATTTTGATACCGCATGGAAGATGTTGAACTATGTTGCCGACCAGGGCGTTGTTTACTTTGCATTCTGCACCCGTATCAGCGCTTGCGAGGAAAACCACGGCTTCTACGGTGATACCTGCCCTATCTGTGGCAAACCCAAAGTGACCACCTATCAGCGTATCGTTGGTTTCCTTACCCCGGAACGCACCTATTCCAAGGAGCGCAAGGCTGAATTCAAAATGCGTGACTGGATGGACCTGAATGCGATGAGTGAGATGTGATTATGCCGGATTCTATTACTCTGCGCGGCTTTCTGGATGAAGATTTTATTCAGTATAAAAAGCCTGCTATGTTTCTCGGCACCGCCACCTGTGATTGGAAGTGCTGTCATGATGCCGGGTGCGATGTTTCTATGTGTCAGAACAGCCCTCTTGCCAATTCGCCTGTACATACTGTTTCTTATGCTGATTTGTTTGGCCGATACATTCACAACCCCATCACTACCGCAATTGTCGTTGGTGGTCTGGAACCGTTTCTCCAGTTTGAAGAACTGCGCGGTTTGATCGCTTACTTTCGCCAAAAGGAGTGTCTGGATGATTTTGTGATTTATACCGGTTACTATCCGCAGGAACTAACACAGCAGCTGGTTTCTCTGCGTATGTTAAACACCATCTATGGCGGCACCATCATCATCAAGTTCGGCCGCTATGTTCCCGGTAGCGCACCAGTCCAAGATCCTGTTCTCGGTGTCACACTCGCTTCTTCTAATCAGTATGCAGAAAGGCTTTAACATGAAAATTATTACAAACCCCAGCTGGACAAAAGAGGAGGTCGAAGAATTCCGCGCCTCCATCAAGTCCAATAACGGCTATTGTCCCTGTCGCATTGAGCATATCCCGGCCAACAAATGTATGTGTCAGGAATTTCGTTCTCAGGTTTCCGGCCAGTGCCATTGCGGCCTCTACCTCAAGGAGGATTAACTATGAATCTTAATAAATGCAACAAACTTTTTCGCTTTGGTGTGCTCTTCTCAGCGTTCTTCACGGCGCTTGTTCTGATTGTTTTCTGCCCCCGGCTCAACACCACCGCCTATGCTGAGTCTTCCACGCCCGAAACCGCTGTCACCACTTACACCGTTACCTATCACGCCAATGGCGGCTGCTGGTGGAGCAACTGGTCCCGCCCGACTTATTCTTTCGCCACCAAAAAATATGAGCAGGAGGAAGGCAAAACCTATCAGATCATTGATTCTAAGCCTACCTACGGCGCCAACACCTTCAACGGCTGGAACACAGAGTCCGACGGCTCCGGCACCTGGTATTCCCCCCATCAGGAATATGTCTGTACCGGCAATATGGACCTCTACGCTCAGTGGCTCGGCCCCGTTCCTGCGCCCACCGCTGAACCTACTGCCACACCGGAACCTACCCCGGAACCAACTGTTGCGCCCACAGCTACTCCGGCACCGACTGCAACTCCCGAACCCGTAACCACTCCGGCACCAATTCCCTCGGCCAAGCCCAATTATCGCGCCATGTGCCGCGCCTGGTTCCACTATCTTCGCCGCCAGATGATTGGTCTGTATAAGTAAAGGAGGTACTTTATGCACTATGAAACTCCGTATGTAAACTATACCTACCCCATCTATGATACAAAAGTCGACCATCTCGGTGAAATCGTGTCTACTGGTACAGTCTTGGATGAAGGCGATGTCGTTTTTAAGGATGAACTTTCCGTCAAACCTCTTACCCCCGACATTCCCCTCCCCTCCTATGCTCACCCCACGGACGCCGGCCTGGATCTGCACGCCATCAGTGTGGAAGCTCCCGGTACCGTCATCGTTGCCACCTGTATTATCCAGCCTGGCATGACCGCCAAAGTACATACCGGCATCGCCATCAAGCTGCCCCACGGCACATTCGGTGCTGTCTATCCCCGCAGCGGCCTTGCCACCAAAACCGGCCTCGCCCCCGCCAATATGGTTGGTGTCATTGATGAAAACTATACCGGCGAAATCATCGTGGCCTTACATAACTACAGCAATGAACCTCAGGCGTTCGCCATTGGGGATCGTATCGCCCAGCTGGTCGTCCAACCCGTTGTCCACTGCACCGTCACCCAGGTCACAGAACTCCCTGATACAGACCGCGGTAGTGGATCTTTTGGAAGTACAGGAAAACAGTAATGCACAAGTTTTATCATATGAATTGCTTCTTGGATTTAGGTAGTAGCAACCGTTCTATTTACAACAACTATATTTTCAAAGAAGGTGCGCCGCCTCCCTATTTCAAAAGTTTTCATACTTTTGAAGAACTTTATGATTTTGCTTCTTCTGATTGTTCATTTTGCAGCACTGGCAACTCCTTGCTTTATGATAGATTTGTTACGTTTCATTGTACTGAAGATAATCTAACAATCACAGCCAAAACCTTCAAAGCTCCTGTTATCATCCGGACGCAATACAAAGAATGTTCCACCAAGGATTATAACTTTGATTTCTTCAAAGAAAACTTATCCATGGACGACTTTATTATCTTCCTGCGGGAGCATAACCTTATCGGAGGCAACACTTAATGAATCTTACTTTTGTTCCAAACGCCCTTGAAAAAATCTCCCCCACCTGGGTTATGTCAGACATTACATACCCCGATGGTATCATAACCCGCACCGAGGACGATTACCTTCGCCGCATCGGCAGCACCTTCAAGGGTATTTCTTTCCTTGGCCCCGGCTATCCTGCCTGGTTTGAATACTCCAAAGACAACCTCGGCGCTTCCAAGTCTGGCTTCTTACATACCAGCCTTGTTAAAGAGCTCGAAATTATCCTTGATATAGGTTATGCCAAGCTTGCCATCACAACCGAACATAGCATTTTCTTTCTGGAATCCGCAGAACCCGTTCAGGAAACCGCTGAAATTCGTGAGCTGATGGATCAAATCAACGCTCTAAATAAGTAACAAAAACATTAAAGGTTGCGCTCTTAACGCGCGGGTGGGTATGGGGTTTATTATTTATGACATTATCAGAAAAATCAGAACTGCTGCGCCTGTTACAGCTCTATCAAGACGATCTTTTGCGTAAAAACCGTAAGAACATTGAAACAGCTGATGCTGTTGCCAAAAATAGCCTGTCCTTTATGGATGCTTCTTATTTTTACGGTATTAAGGCCCAGTACAACCACGCCCGTCTGATTGCTCGTAAGTTATCAGTTGAAATCAGTAAAGATGTCAAATCTTACTGGGAGCTGTCCTGATTCACAAAAAAAACCGTGCAGGCACAACCACCCACACGGTCCATCCTATTACTTTAATTTTTCCAAAATCTCATCAGCACTCATGCCGTTCGCCAGCAGCTGGTTGATCATTTCCTGCGCTTGAATTTTCTTTGCTTCCGCCTCAGCAGCAATGTCCGCCTTGGCCTTTTTCTCTTCCAGCTTGGTCAGCTTTTTCTCCGCGGCCTTCACATCCGCCTTCTGCATTTTCAAGGTTTCTTTCATGGATTGCAGGTCGGTTTTCAGCCCCTCAATGCTGGCATTGGTCTTGGCAACTTCGGCCTCCGCCTCTTCCTTTTCTTTCTGAGCCTGAGCAATCAAAGCCTCATAGTTATTGGCAGCAGTTTTCACTTTGTTCTTGCTTCCCTTGGTTCTCGGCATGGTACTAACCTCCTACAAAATATTTTATGCGCTTAGTATATCACAGCGGTTTTCAAACTGCAATAGACGTTCAAAGGGGGAATTCTCTCTGCTTATTTTTTATGATACCTGTGCCCTGCTCAATATGGGCGCACATGTTGTCGATCGTCCATTTATTATCTCCGTCCAAACCCTGCTGGAGCTGGAATCCATCAAAACCAGCCGCACCAAAGATGAATCCGTTCGTTATCGTGCCCGCCAAATGGCTCACTATCTCGATAGCGCCCACGATTCCGACCTTTATCATGTCTCCAATGCTACCGATTATCTGAACGATGATACCTGCCCGTTTCGCAGCACACTGCCCAACACCCCGGATTCCATCATCATTTATGCGGCCTGGAAAACATACAGCCAAAACCAGGATATGATCTTCTGCACGGACGATCTTTGCTGTAAACACCTGGCCTCTTCTCTCGCCCACCTGCCCGTCTGCTCCTCCAAGGATCTTCTCCCCCGCCAAAGCTATACCGGCTTTCTAGAGGTCACTCCAACCGATGAGCAATACGCTGCCCTCTATGAGCAGCCGGAACGAAATACCTTTGGCCTTATCCCCAATCAATATCTTATCGCTCACAGCCCCGCAGACAGCTCCGTACAGGCGTTTAAGTGGGCAAGCGGTAAACATATCGCGGTGGATTATAAGCCCTTCGAAACGCAGGCATTTGGCGCTATCAGGGCCAAGGAGAAAGATATCTACCAGATGCTCGCTTTTGACAGCCTTTTACATAACCAAATCACCATGCTGTGTGGTCCTGCCGGTACTGGCAAAAGCTATCTGGCTCTGGCTTATATGCTCAAGCTGCTGGAAACCCACAAGATTGATAAAATCATCGTGTTCACCAACCCCTGCGCCACATCCGGCGCTGCCCGTCTTGGTTTTTACCCAGGCACCCGCAATGAAAAGCTGCTTGACAGCCAAATCGGCAACATGCTCGGCGCTAAACTCGGCGATACTTTGGAACTCAAGCGCTATATTGACGCCAATGAAATCCAGCTTCTCCCCTTCTCGGACCTGCGCGGCTTTGATACCACCGGCAAGAACTGCGCCGTCTATATTACCGAGGCCCAGAACCTTGATATTGAAATGATGCGGCTTGCTCTTCAGCGTATCGGCGAAGATTCCATCTGTATCATTGATGGTGATTATGACGCCCAGGTCGATCTCGATATCTACTCTGGCGATAACAACGGCATGCGCCGCCTCTCCCAGGTCTTCCGCGGTCAAGATTTCTATGGCGAGGTCAAGCTCCAAAAAAAAAATCTACCGTTCCCGTATCGCCGCACTTGCACAGGAGATGTAATCAATGACAGCTAATACAGATAAACTTCTTTCAATTCTTACCGGCATTCTTATTACCGTTCTGGTTTATTTTTTGGTCTTTTGGTTTCACCTGGCTCTCGCCAAGTTTATTTTGGTGCCTATGTTTGGCACCGCCATCTGCTCCACATTGAACCAGTTATTCAATACCGCATCCTTCACCCCGCAAATGCTACCCTCCACATACGCCTGGACCTGCCTGATCGGCGGCATCTTCTTCTGGCCTCATATCAGCAGCAGCAAACATTAAGGAGTACACGCCATGAAAAAATATACCGCACAAACGCTTACTGATGAAGGCTACACCATTGAGAACGCTCAGATTACAAACGTATCTCTTTCAACCACAAATTATTGCTGTCTCTCTCTTGATCTTACTCTCAAAGCTGCCAGTTGGGATGTTGTTTACGGCGGTTACTGCCTTGGCAAAGTCTACCCCGACAGCTATGAAAAAGATTCTTACGAGGGTTCTGCCATCGGTATGGAGGCTATCATGCGCATCATGGATGTCGTCGGTGTTTCCCGTCTAGAAGACATGAAAGGTAAATACATTCGTGTCGCTACCAAGGGCTGGGGCAGCACCGTTAAAATCATCGGCAATATCATCAATAACCACTGGTTCGATTATGACTCTTTCTTCAAAGATAAGGAATCAGCCTCTGTTCAAGACGCAATCGCAAAACTCGTTACCGTTTCAGCCGACCTGGCGGATTGATTACTTTCTTCGTCTTACCACCACTCGCAGCTGTGCATGCCCAAACAAACTCCGCTTCGGCACTTCAAACGCTGTTTCAAACTCCTCGTCAAATTTGGCCCGCACCTTAAAATAATCCGTGATTTTTGCCTGGATCTCTCGCAGCGCCTGCTGTTCCTTTTCAATCTGGATGTATTGTTCTCTTGTGCAGCTGTCCCCTTCCTGTATCCGCTGTTTCCATTCATTCAGGGCATCCTCCTGGTAGCCGCACAGCTCCAGCATCTCATTGCAAAATCTTACGCTTGTCGGTCCTGCCATTCATAACCACTCCTTGCCTTTTTCTTTTATCTTACCATATCAGAGGTGATTTCTCTATGAATTTCTTTACTGCTGACCTTCATTTTTCTCACCGTAACATTATCCGCTTCGATGATCGTCCGTTTCTTGACCTGCCCTCTATGCACGCGGAGCTTATCAAGCGCTGGAACAGCGTTGTCTCTCCGGGCGATAACGTTTATGTCCTTGGCGATATGTTCTGGGACCCGTCCGAAGCTCCTATGATCCTTGAACAGCTCAATGGTCATATCCATCTCATTAAGGGCAACCACGATAAAATCTCGCCGGAAATGATGCGCTACTTTTCTTCCATCAAGGGCTATGATGAACTCACAGCCGGCAAATACAAACTTATTCTCTGCCACTACCCTATCATGTTCTACAACCACTCCTATTCGCCGGAGTGCTACATGCTCTGCGGCCACGTCCATAACACCCGTGAGAACACCTATCTCGCCAAGTGGAAAGCAGAACTGCGTGATAACGCGGTCGGTATCGCCAGTAACAAGGGCAACATCATCAACGTTGGCTGTATGCTGCATGATTATACCCCCAAAACTCTTAACCAGCTCATTGCCTGGGATAAGGAAGGAGGCTGGAAAGTTGAGTAAAACAATCTTTACCTTTACAGAAGAATTTGATGATGCCGGCCATCTCATCAAACGCACCATCACAACCGAACAGGGCGAAACAATTTTGCCGGTAACGCCAAACACCAAGCCGATTGATAACATGCCGTTTATCCCCACTACAACCCCCTGGATAGCACCGCCTGATGTAACCTGTAACTCTACTGGAGGTACCGTCCATGAATCCTAAAGAATTTGAACTGGCTGCCTGCACCGCCATCTCCCGTTACTTCAATGATAACGCTGATGTAACTGGTGTCTATCTGTCACCGGATGATATCTACACCGTCTGGTCGTGTAAAACTCTTCAAAACAATAAAGGTCTTTTCACCACCCCTGTCAAAGACGGCCTGTATTACGAAGTTACCTATAACGGCGATAAGCAGGAACTCTACGTTGACTGTTATCAAAAGCTTAAAAACTTTGCAGTAAAAGTCAGCGAATAAAACAACAAAGCCCCTATCCACTGTCACCCAGTGGACGGGGGCTATCTTTTTAGTTCAGGCCAAAATCAGCTAACAACGGGTTCTTCAACAGCATCCCCACAATCACATACCGGTAAGATTTCACACTGCCGTCATGGTAAAGGGTTCCTCGTATCCTTTGCTTTTTCACCAGTCCGGCCATAAACTCTGCCTGCTCTTTTGTAAAGTACAAAGAAACCTGCGGGTAGTTCTTGTCATCCAGCCGCGTTGTAATGTGCCGGTTGATTTCCAGTTCTGTCGGCAGCACATAGCTTCCTTCCAGGTGCGGCATCAAAGCCCGGTACTCTTTGGTATCTTTCATCACGCAGCGGTCGGCACCTACCGCCATCATCCTGCCAAGCTCTTCCTGCAACAGCCGGTTTGTCACGGTTCCAATGCGGGTATCTTCAACCTCGGCCTCGTCGTTCAGCACCTCGCGTACACGCATACTCAGCCGCAGGTTGATTTTTACTTCCTTTGCCATCACTTAACCGTCTCCAGCAGCTCTTTCAGCTTCGCAGCTTTTTCAATCAGCTCGGTCAGCGTCTTAATGTCTTCTTCCCGCTGCTCCTGGCTCATCTTTTTCAGTCCTCTCTTATATGCCGGCGTTGCAATCTTCTTACCAATCTTACCGGCCAGCGGCTGTAAAGTTTTCTGAACAAATGTTTTGGTTTCGGCTTTCTTTTCAGCTACCTCCACCTCGCGTTCAAGTGCAGCCTGTTTTTCAGTTTCCTCAGTTGCGTTTTCCGTTTCTTTTTCAACCAGTGTTTTAATTCCGTTTTTCAGCTCTGTCAGTACATCTTCAAAAAGTTGGTCGCGCTCTTCCGTTGAGCCGCCTTTCCAAACGTTTTTCAACCCTGCCATAACTTCATTCTTGATCTCGTCTTGTAGATCTTTTACCTCTGGGTTTTCAATGGCAAAAAGTTCCTCAAACAAAGAATCAATTCTCTGTTGCTGTTCCTGGTTGAGCCTTGTTAATTCTTCGCCTTCATTTCGTGTCAGATACTTTTCATCTAACATTTGCAGCAGCTGCTTATTTAGCGTATGTTCAATTCGTATGTCTTTATCAATCGTCCGCCCAACTGCACCACTGATTTCCTTCAGGGCTTTCTTGGCCTCGGCCTGGTTCATGTTATATGGCTCTTTTTGCAGACACTCAATAAATTCAACTGTTGCCTTGCGCCGAATCATTTCATCACCAAAACCACCACGCACCTGCAGGTTCGCGCTGTACAAAATAACTTTCTTTTCATTGGGGGATAGGGGAGTGGTAACTACATTACAGTTCTTGGCCTCATTCCAGGTCGCATCCTGTTCCTGCAGCAGCATCAATGCCCGGTATCTCCGCTCGCCAGAAAGCAAAACATATACCGTCTTACCATCTTCCTGCTCCGGGAACATGACCAGGTTGTGCAGCAGGCCATTGCGCTTAATGTCTTCGGCTAATATTTCAATATCTTCTCCATTGTCATTCTGGCGAAAAATCTCGTTGTCTGGGTTCAGCCGGATATCTGCCAGGCTGATATCCTTATTTTCAAACTCAATGGTCTTATTACCAACGATCTTTCCAACCAGGGCACGGCCGGCATCGTTATCGTTCACTTCTTTTGCTGCACTGCTGGTAGGAATGTTCAGTTTCTTTTCATTGCCTTTCTTCGGCTTTGATTTCAAACCCATCTCACTTTTCCTCCTTATCCAGTTTTTCAAGCCGCTGTTTCAACTCTTTATAAGCCGCCACATAGCTCTTGCCAATCGGTTGTGTTTTGGCAGAATAACATACCGGCACACATCTTCTCACCGATGTCTTCACGGCCAAAGCGCTAGGTATCTCAGTCTTGAACAGGGTAGGGCCAAGCACTCTCTGGCATTCTTCCCGCGTCTCTCTCGTGGCCGCGCCCTTGTCCACCATGGTCAAAATCACGCCGATTCCTTTCAGGTTCGTCTTTGGGTTCTTGCGCAGCTCATTGCAGATGGAATAAGTTCTAAATGCCGAATCCTCAGAGAACGAATCGCACATCATTGGGATCAATACATAATCCGCTGCCACTAAGGCGTTTGAAAGGATCATACTGTCACGGGTTGGCTGGGTATCCACAATGATATAATCATAGTTTTCCCGCACCTGGTTCAAAAAGTATAGCAAAAAGTCGGCCGTAGATTCCAGCTGTCTTGGGTCGCCCACATCATACTGCTGCGCATCAGCCAATAGGTCCGGCAGCCGCTTGTTGATCCGCGGTGTCTGGCTGCTTGCCGGGATCATATCAACATTCTCATACTCTGTCTCCACAATATAGTCCTTCGTGGGGGTGTACTTGAACCCGTCAAACATATCGTATAGCGCTTTGCGGGAATAGGCATTGCTCGTGATTGTATTGCCGCCGCTCAACGCAAAGGTCAGGTTACCCTGTGGGTCAGTGTCCACACACAAAACCTTTTTTCCTTCATCTCCCATTAAGTAAGCAAGGTTAGAAGCAGTAACTGTTTTACCAGAGCCGCCCTTTTCAATCGCAATCGTAATAATTTTTGCAGCCATATACAGCCCTCCATGTAAAAGAACCAATTCTTTGTTGCTATTTTAATTTCATTATAACACATCAACACTCAAAGTCAACAAGCAAAAGAATCAGTTCTTTGTTGCTGTAATAAAGTTAAAAATAGGGGAGCCACCTCGTCAGCAGCTCCCCCTGGTTATTCTTCAAATGTTGTTTCATCCAGCCGGAACATCGGCTCTTTGCCGTCCTGTCCCATCCGCCGTTTTCCGCTTTCAATGATCGTGGCGGAATTTTCTACAATGTCGCTGTACACCACCGTGCGGTAATACTGCGCAGATTTCTTTTCCACATCCTGCCTCAGCATCACGCTAAACTTCTCCAGTTCACCCAACGCCCAGCTTTTCAGCCCGTGGTTATTTTGGATGATTCCGTTCAGCGCTTCCAATGTTTCTTCAGCCTGGTCTTGTTTGTTCTGGTTGGTTAATATCTTGGCCGCATAAGTAAACACATTTGCCAAAACATTCCGCTCTTCTACGGTCAGCTCCTTCTTGTAGCCCGCATATCCAGTCCGGTCTTCTATCTCGCCCCGCGCCTTGCGGAACGTCATTTTCATCACAGCCGGGGGCAGGGGAGAGACCTCTCCGGTTTCAGCCGCCAACACAGCTTGTTTCTTCGCCTTTTGTTTGCGTGCCACCTCCTGGTCGCTGCGCTGGTTCGCACTCAAAAACGCCCGCACCTTCTCCATCTCTTTGCGTGATTTGTACTTGATAAAAATATACAGATGGGTGTATTTCCGCACGCCTTTGGTTCGCACCGGCTCATAATCAAACCACAGGTCTGTCATCTCGTTAATTTCATTTTTTACCAGCTTCAAAACATTGCGTTCAAAGTCTGAAAAATTCGGGTACTTTTCTGTCAACGGTTTTTCGCGGTCATACTTGTTATCTACATCTGACTTTTTGCGGTTCATACCGCGCTCTTCTTTGGTCGGTACAGACAGCAGGTTTTTGAAATCATCAATGCCAAACTTTTTGTACTTGTATCCGCGCAGCTGGCTCCGCTTGGCGGGGAACATCCCCAGCACCTCGTCCGTCACCGGCTCAAACACCAGCCCATTGGCGTATTCGTAGTCCCGGTTGCCGTTATCATAAGATAAGATAATTTCATACACACGCATAGAATAGGTGCTCTGCATCATCAGCAGGTATTCAATGCTGTAAGATGTGTAGTTGCTTGTCAGCTGGGCAATGTCTTTCCAAATGTCCTCATTGAACCGCATACTGATGGTTTTGCCCTCAGTATCAATAATCGAACCTTTGCGTACCCAGCTCATACTCTTGTACTTGGTCGGGGCAATCGGCACCCAAAATGTCCGGTTCTCCAAATTTTCTATCGTGTGCTGCAAATATGCCACATACGCCGGCTTTTCCGCATTCACACCCGTCAGCTTTGAAAAGTCGCTGAACGTAATCGTGTAATACTTCGAAGCATCCGTGTCATTTTTCTGGTCAATTTTGGAAAGCAGCATGAACAAAATTTTCTGCTCGTTGCGCGGCAGGGAATACTTGGTCTTCTGGATCAGGTCATTACTCTTGGTGATGTAAGAGCCAACGGCAAAAGGGGAACCGGTCTTCTTTTCCTGCTCCTTTTTCGCCTTAACCTCTTCGTCCGTCATCACCTCTCCGGTAATCGCCGCGCCTGTACCTGCACTATTTACTTTTTGGTCTTTCATCATTCTGTTCGCCCGCATAGCCTGTTCGCCATGTCAAGCTCAACCTCCAAATTACAGTGTATGTATCGCATCGCACAGGTGGGTATACCTAACGCATTATATCTGTATCATATCCTATTTTTATTCGCTTGTCAAGCCAAAAATTTTTTGCGCTTTTCTTCACAACAAAACTCGTAGTAAAATTTTTTGCGCTTATTATTATTTATTATTTATATTTTATATTTATATTATATAAGGTATATTGCGAGTTTCTTTTATACGAGCTGCGAGGTTCTTTTATTCTACATACGAGTTTCTTTTACACAAGCTACAAGTTTCTTTTATTCCTGCTACGAGTTTCTTTTACGCAAAATCCCGTTTTTCGCTGTCAAACAACCTCGTAATTGCCGTCAAAAAATCTCGCAGTTCGCATCAAACAATCTCGTAATTCACGCTAAATTTTTTGTTTCCTGCGCTTTTCGTCAAACAAACTCGTAGTTTTAAGCCAAACGGATAGGGTAGGGGAGTGGTCTCGCCCCTGATCTTTTTACGCCTTTTCAAATCAAACAAACTCGTAGTTCGTTCCGCTGCATCAACCATCCATATCTGGCCGTCTGAACCATATTTTTTCAATCTTTTGGTCAAACAAACTCGTAATTCTGGCTATGGGTGGTCATAAATCAACTTCAAGTCCTGCCATGCGCCGCCCGTCCATACCGTCCTGGCTTTATTACAATCGGTATTTTTTGTGCTTTTTCACCGTAAAAGAAACTCGTAGTTCAGCTCTAAATACTCTGCTCATCAATCGGCAGCAGGGGAGAGGGTTTGATTTTTTTGCAGTTTTCGGCGTAAAACAAACTCGTAATAGCTGCAGCAGCCAGCACCGGCCGGATTCAATCTTGTCGCATGTATCATCTATCAATTCATAAACCGTTCATATTGGCCGTTTTCCCAGTTTCACACCCCATAAACCCATATACCAAAAAGTATACACCCCACATGCCGGCAATTCAACAAAAATCAATCCCGTCAACCAAATAACAACCGCGTACACATTCTTGGGTATAACTTTGTACAACCTGCCTATTGTATTCGTACTGATGGTGTATAAATAAAGTTGACACCCTATTCTCAAGGATTTTGATATATAATCATAATCAATACGAGAACAGGAGAAAAACCTATGGCACAGAATCAAAAATCTTATGACAATGAATTTAAAGCACAGGCGGTAAAGCTTGCCCAGGAAATCGGCGGTCATAAAGCTGCTCAGGAATTAGGGATTCCAAAGGGTACTATGTACACTTGGATAAAAGCCTTCAAAGAGGGGCGTCTCAGTGCAAATGAAGCAGTTCATACGCCCAAGAATGCTTTATCCCTCAACGATGAACTTATTGAACTCAGAAAGCGTGTAAAAGAGCAGGATAAGGAAATTCGTCGCTTAAAAGAAGAAAACGAATTCCTTGAGGAAGCAAGTGCTTTTTTCGCAGCCAGCCGTCGGAAGTCAGTAAAAAACAGAGATTAATGTTTATTGCAATCAAAACGGATGACGGCCGGATTAAGGGTAAAATTTCTTTTTATTGCAAAGTGCTTCATGTTTCAAGGCAGGCATTCAACAAATTCCTAAAAGCAAAAGATACCCCTTGGAAATATCAGGCACTGGCAGATGCAATGCTTGATATTTGCAGCGAAGATGAATGCAATGACACTTATGGAAGAATCCGTATGTATCAGGCCTTACAGCTCAAACAGCCTGAGGGAGTACATATTCCCGGTGAGAGAACTGTTTATCGTGTCATGGCAGAAATTGGTCTTAATCATAAACCAAAACGTAAGCCGAATGCTATTACCAAAGCTGATAGAGAAGCCAGTAAATCCAACGATTTAATCAAGCGTGACTTCGCTGCTGAAAAGCCTCTTGAAAAGTGCATGACCGATATGACTGAAATAAAGGCTTCTGACGGGAAGCTCTATGTTTCAGCTATCTTTGACTGCTATGATTTAGCAGTATTGGGACTTGCTATGGATACAAATATGAGAGCTACCCTATGCGAACAAACCTTAGAGAATGCTTGCAAAGCTTACCCGATGCTCCGTGGAGCTATTCTTCACAGTGACAGGGGAACCCAGTATACCAGTGAGCTATATCGTAAAGCTATCAACAGATATGGCATTGTTCAAAGCATGAACAGTGCCGGTGGCAGATGCCATGATAATGCCAGATGCGAAAGCATGTGGGCACGCTTCAAAGAGGAATTACTTTATGGTCGTTACGATCCTACCTCAATGACCGTAGAGCAGTTAAAGACGCTCATCTGGAGATACTTCATCAGCTACTGGAATAATCGGAGGATCTGCTCTGCTAATGGTGGACTACCTCCAATGGTTAAGCGACAACAATACTATGCTTCGCTACAGGAGGCAGCATAAGGTCGAACATTCTTGAGAAAAAAGTGTAAACCAATATTGACAATATCATACCCATAAATGTGTACAATAAGGTCAATCTAAAAAGCAAATCAGGAGGGAATAAGTATGGAAATCAAACCTATGGGTAATACAGAACAGGAAAAAATGTCCAGCTTGTGGGGCTATTTCATCGCGTGCTGCAAAATTCTTGATGATGTTACAATCGAGTATCAAGAACCCTGTGTATCGGATTATTACCTCAATCACATTAGCGCCATGCAAAGCAAAACAATCCTTTCCGGCATGGAAAAATTTCATACCCTTGCTAATGAGCGTGTAGTTAAAATGCCCTCTAAACTCTATCCTCAAGGCAAAGCCGTTCTGGACGTAATGACTGCTATTGTTGCCGCCAGCGGGAAATACCCGATTGCCAAAACCAGAATCGCAGATCTGCATGAATTTGAGCTGCTGGCTCGTGCGACAATCGGTACCTGCTGGAGAGAGGGTAATATGCTCAAGGTTGTCCGCAATCTGGAGGGTATCTCCCTACAAAAACTGGCGGAAAAAAGCGGCGTCAGCAAAAACACAATTTTCCGCATTGAAAACAACCAGTCTATCCCGCGCATTGATGTTCTGCGTAAGCTTGCTGATGCTCTGGAAGCCCCTCTGGAACTTGTAGCCATCGGCATTGGCAAAACTGAACCGGAAACAGCCCCCGAAGAAGAAGTCCCTAACCCCAATGCCCCTAAATTGCCGAGCGTTTACGATAGCCAGGATCGTAGCGCCGACGATGAAATCAAAGCTTTTCAAGAATAAAAAGGTAAACCACAATGCCTCAAAAATTAGAAATTGCACCCAACACTGTTTTTGATCAGTGGACCGTCATTGGCCGTTCTAAGGACCCGGCAAAAGCGAAAAAAGGATACCTTGAATGCCGTTGTTCTTGCGGAACTGTTTCTGATGTTTCCGGGCACTCACTCATTAGCGGGAAAAGTAAATCATGCAAAAAATGCGGGTATGCAAGATCGGCGCTTACTAAATTAGAAGCAAACACTAAAAATTCAAAAGAAAAATATGAAGGGAAAACAATCAACGGTTTTTTTATAAAAAAGATTGTTGATAAAGAAAAAAGCGGCACCTGTACCAGATGTATTGCAATTTGTCCCAAGTGTGGGCGCGAATTCACAACGCGGATGTCAAGCATAAAGAATTTACAATTCTGTGGTCATTGCGAACGAGACAAAAAAGAACTATTGGAAATAACCAGAAAAGTCGTAAACGTAGATGGAACCGACTTGTCAAAAATTCGTTCGCGCATAAACGGAACAGTAAATAAAAACTCTAGAACCGGGATAAACGGTGTTGCGCTTACCAAAAAAGGTACCTACAAAGCATATATTAACTTTAAGCATAAACGCATTCACCTTGGTTTCTTCACTAATCTAAAAGACGCAGCCGCTGCCAGAAAAGAAGCCGAAGAAATTCTTTACAATAAATTTTTAGACGATAACGCCGGTTGGGAACAGCGCCTGGCAGACGCAATGGCCGAATACAAAAAGAACAAGAAATAACCGGCAACTTCGCTAAAGCTTAATTTAGCGAAATATAGGGAACCCAATAAAATTTTCAAACCTTCTTGACATATGACATAAAATGTCGTGTCCTATAACCAAAGGAACGACATTAAACGTCATGCGGATAGGAGGCTTTCTTATGACTTTAACTACAGAACAGGTTTTTGCACTGGGTATTCTTTATAATAAGCTCGCCACGATTGTCTATGGCGAGGATGGCCCCAAGGCCAATAACCTTCAAAACGCCACCATGTATCCTTTAATGGAAATCGCGCAGCTCATTCTTCGTGCCAACACAGAACACCGCATAACACCGGAGCTGGACCGCCTCATTGCTCTAACTTGCTCCACAATTACCGAAGATGATATGCAAAACGAGTTTTCTAAGCTGCTTCCTGTCGAGCTGCAAGGCTCTTTCGCTCTCGGTTATTATCATGGCCAGGCCGAAAAGTATTCGGATATCAAGCCCATCGGCCTCAAAGCCATGCGTTCCCGTGCCAACTTGACAGCCCAGCAGGTTGCGGATAAACTCGGTATATCCCTCCGTCAATACCAACGCATTGAATCAGGCGAAAGTAAACCTACTGTTCAGGTTGCACAAACTCTTGCCTCATTGTTTCAATGCTCTGTCAATGATTTATTTTAAGGGGTAATTCCATGCTTCGTCGTTGCACCCGCTGCGGAAGTTCATTTGAAGGGCAAAAAGAACAGCGCCTATGCCCCCCATGTCGTGAACAGGCCGCTCATAAACCACGCATGATATCTCATGTTTGTAAGTCGTGTGGTGCTACTTTTACCGGTGGTCCTCGTGCGTCTTTCTGCCCAGAATGTAAGGCGGAACGTGATAAGCAGGCTGTAAAAAAATGTCGGAACCTTGCTAAAAACAAGACCACTCGCCAAATTGGATCTACCGATATCTGTCAGCGGTGTGGCAAGCCTTATATCGTAAAAGGTGGCCTTCAAAAATATTGTCCAGAATGCGCCCCGATCTCCTTAAAAGAAAAAACCGAACCGTTAAAACGTGCCTGGGCGGCCAATTACCGTGAACAAAACCCAGACCACAAAAAGAACATGCAGAAAAACGGAACAATTTGTGTTGTCTGCGGAAAAACTTTTGCTGCAGTAGATCGTAGTAATGCTTGTTCTCCTGAATGTTTAGCAATTCTTAAAAAACAACAGCAATACCATAAGGACATAAAACGTGGGCGTTATAAAAAATTATCAAACACAAAAGGAGAACCATCATGATAACTGAAATTATTGTAGGGGTTCTTGCCTGTACCCGTAGAACCTCGGAACATGGCCCCGTCACAACAACCTATTTTACCTTTGTGTCAAATGATCCGTATCAGGCCCACCGTCTTCCGGCTGGCTGGGTTCTTCAAGGCCAAAAACCGTCCGGTGTCCCCTGTAAAAAACTCGTCACCATCGAACTGCCGGATTATATTCATGATGCCAATAGCGATCTTGGCACTCACTATATTTCTGAATATTCCACCAAAGACGGCAACGCAAACAAGGTTTTCTTTTCCTGTAATGCTACCCCCGTTTTGGACGGCTTTGAACCCGCAATCAACTCCGCCATTCAAACCATCAAGATCTCCACACCAACCCCATCCGGCAAGCGCGAGGATCTTCCCGCCAAAGTTCTTTCTGTCTCTGAACTGTATTGATACTTCCAACCGGCTAAAAAATAGGGAGCACCCAAGGTTTCAAACCAAAGGTACTCCCTATTCCTGTTTGTATAATTCTTTGCTGTTTTTACTCAAGCGTAAAATTTGCTTGCCACTAGCCGGAAGCCTGAATGGTGGCAAGCTCTGTCAACCTTAACGCTTAAACAAAAACTCCTGTATATCATCAAATGCTCGCTGCATCTGCTCCACATTGTCGCCGTTCAGGTTGTGCCCCAGCTGTGCAAATTCTGCCCGCAGCAGCATGTTAATGCTTTCATCCAGGCTGTTCAAGTGCTTCTTCACACCCTCCAACTGTTTGTCAAACGTGTCGCAGCGCCCTTCCACCGTTTTCAGCCGCCCTTCAATCTTGTCCATCCGGGCGTCCTGGTCTTTGTTTGGCTTTTTCAAAGAGGTATGCCACCCTGAAAAAACTCCAAACACACCTGAAATAGTAATGATTGCACCGCAAGCTCCAAGTATTCCTAGGATAAGATCTTTCATCGTAAATGCGAATTCAGGGTTAGGCATCTGCGTTCACCTTCTCTCCGGCAGCAGCTTCACCCGCTTTCATCTGCTCATAAGCCGCCTGGGCAATCGCACGCGCCTGCTCCTCTGTAATGGTAACGCCAGCCTGCTTGGCCACTTCCATAATCAGTTCTGCGGCGCGTCTGTTCTTTTCCTCGCCGGAAATATCGTTAAAATACTGCTTGATATATTTACAGGCGCTTAACCCCCACTGCATCAACAGCGGGTAGCCGCTCAACAGGTTCAGTGCCTTGTTTATTGTCTCCTGGGCGTTCGGCATCACATATTTGCCAACCATAAAAGCAATCACGCAAACCAGGCCCATCACAATATATACAATTCCCTGTTCCATACCTAACCTCCAATCTCTTCCGTTTCACTTGTCTCATCAATCGGCGTAAAAATTTCATCACCAGGGGGCGTATTGTCACCCTCTGTTTTTTCTTCTTCCGCTACTTTTTCTCTTACCTTAATCCAGGCGTTACACAAATTCTCTGCACTCATTGCCGCAAACAGCCCAATGTTAAAAGACGATTCCGGTAACTGTCCGGTCCTAAAACACAGGATCATGTATACAATCGCGTAAACAATCGTTGCGCCCATCGTGAAAACAATAATTTTTTTGCTGAACCTCATCAGGCTCCAGTTTTCCTTCATAAAAATCACCTGCTTTGGCTGCACTCAGGTATGGCTCTTCACCGCTTTTTGGCTGATATAACCATAAACCGTTTTGAACCAGCCGTCCACAACCGCTTCATACCCAATGCAAACAGGCTTGCCGGTCTTGGCATCCGGGCTGCTGATCACCCCAACGGACTGGTACTGCATTCCGGCACCCTTGCGCACATTCCATTTGCCGTTGTTCAGGGTAATGGCTTTTGTCACAGTCTTTTTCACTGCCGGTTCAACCTTCGGCTCCTCAGCCGCTTCCTGCTTGTCCACCTGTACACTGTGCTGGTTTGCATTGGCCCACAAAATCACACCGCGGCTGGCCGGCTTAAAGTCGTTATCCAACCAGCATAGCGGGTTCTCGCGCACACCTTTCCAGCGCACCTCAAAATGCAAATGGGCACCAAAACAGTTGCCGGTCTGGCCGCTGTAGCCAATCACTTCGCCGGTTTTCACCTTCTGTCCAACCTTCACCGTGATAGAATTCAAATGAGCATACAACGTTTCCAGCTTGCCGCCTTTATACGCCGTATGCTCAATCTTCACCATATTGCCATAACTGTTGGTGTCGCCCTGGGTCACTCGCCCATTCCAATGGTAAACCACGCGCACCGTTCCGTCTTCCGCCGCAAACACCGGTGTTCCCACCAAAGCGCGGAAGTCGATTGCCCTGTGCAACGCCCCACTGTTATATTTCCAGCCGGCCGTAATCACATGCTGCGCCAATGGCCACCCAAAACATACCTCTCCATTCTTCAGCCGCATCTTCCATCAGCCTCCTTTTAACATTCCATCGTATTGTAAAGTAATTTTGCTTCACGGTTATTTCAGCTTAGTTAATAATCCCACCTTTGTATTCGTCGCCATACTGTATACTTCTCGCTTCTTAACTTAAAAAGATCCAGCCGGATAATTGTAGCCAGTTATAGTTGTAAAACACTCCTTCATCGGGAGTATTTAGCGTGAATTTTCTTGTGCAGCAAATATTGCACTTATAATCTGTTCCGTTACTTTGCTTTTTCCAGAAGACAAAACTTGCGACATGACAATCTTCGTCACTGCTGGCATTGCTAATCATAGTACCGTAACGTGTTCCAGCAAAACTTTGAATCGTGTCCGCGGTTGGTTTTGTTAAAGTACAACACTCGTATGTCATGCCTTGGATCAGACTTTTATTACTGGTAACACCAACGTTGATTTCAAAATAAATCATTTTTCCGATTTTATAAAATTTTTTTGAGCCGAGTTTCCAGCCGCTCGCAGCTGTTATAGTGGGTTCCCAAGTCTCAACTGCCATTCCTGTGTTCGCCGGTGTCATATAAATCTGGTTTGCATTCAGTTTTCCATTTGTCTTAGCCGTATCATATTGGCTTTGTGTCAGGTAGTTAATTACCAAACTGTCCAGCTTTGTATTTGTCGCCATAATCATATACCTCTTGTTACAATCGCGCTGATCGCCGTCAGTCCACTCGGCAGGCCGGAGAGCTTGCCGTTGCTGATGCTTAGGCTCAGACCGGTGCTGCTTGGGCCGCCGTACATGGCGCTCTTGTAGTACTTGTCGCCCGCAAACGCGATCAGGCTCGTAGTCTGCTGGCCCCAGCCGCCTTGACTGGTCATGGTGCCGTAGCCCCAAATCTTGATTGTCCCGTCAGTGCGCTTAAAACTCACGCTGGGATTGGTGCTGGTAACGGCATAAGCCTCTACATTGTTATTGCCACTGCCGCCGGAACTCCCGCCGCCGGTATAAGTACCTGTCACACCAAAAATGCTCACACCGCTCTTAATGTTCCCGGCCACCAGGTTTGCATCGCCCTTGATTGTTTGTGTCCCGCTCAGGTATTGCCCAGATGCAATGCTCTGGTCGGTTGTCTTCGGGATGTAAGTTGCTGCGCTTTTTTTGGTCACATCACTGCCAATATAAGTGCTCGATATCGCATTCACGGTCACTTTGCTCAGTCCGTCATATCCGCTGTCCGGGCTTACCGTCTGGGTGCTCTCGCTGGGCGTAACCGTTTTGGTCTGCAAGTTTGGCGTGTTTCCGCCACTGCTGCTCCCAGCATAACTTCCTGTCACATTAAAAATCTTCACACCGCTCTTGATGTTACCGGCGGTTAAATTGCTGTCACCCTTAATCGTCTGGGTCCCGTTCAAATACTGGCCGGATGCAATGCTCTGGTCACTCGTTCCCGGCGTATAAGTCGCAGCACTCTTTTTCGTTACGCCGCTTCCCACATAAGTTCTCGATACTGCATTTACTGTAACCTGGCTCAAACCGTCATAGCCATTGTCTGCCTTGATCGTCTGTGCGCTCTCACTGGGGCTGACTGTCTTGCTCTGCAAACTCGCCCCGCTGGCACCACCAGTCACAAAACCGCCCTGCATATCTACCTGCGTACTTCCTAAATAAACTCCCATATAAAAAATCACCACCTGCTAATTGTCACACTTGTTGCGCCCACACTGGCTGCCGTAATGCTGATCGATTTTGCACTGCTGCCATCCCATGCACCCTGGCTTGTCCCATTCAGGTTAATCGTCAAAGCTGCATTCACCTTGTTGGCACTCGTTGCAGCACCGCCCGCACTGCTGGACCCAGCATAATTGTGGGTGTGGTTGCTCGCTGCTTTGCCGTCAATTAACGCCTTCAAAACTTTGCCCTGTGCGGCACTCAGGCTCTGATCCGTGGACGTGCTTGTCAGGTTATTTTGTACCCCACGCCATGTATTCGTATCAGTAAACTTGGCATCCGCAGGCACGCTTTTGCCCAAAGTATAAGTTGTAACAACAGGTTTTCCATCATTAAAATAAACCGGCTGTGTCGCACTTCCTGCGCTGCTTGTCAACTTTGTGGCGGTGTCTGCATTGCCGGTCAACTTGCCAATAAAACTCGGAGCTGTTACAGAATCGCTCACATACAATTTGGACAGCAAGCGGGACACTCCGTTTACAATAAGGTTGCCTAACTGAGCCATCCTATCATCTCCTTTTTACATCTCTATAAAGTTATCCATCACGATTGAATCATCGGTGAGTTTACCAGCACTTGTTGAGCCATCAACATAACTATCGGCAGGCACAACCCGGATATTAGAATATGTAATCGTGCCTTTTCCATTGGAATAATTCGTCCGGCATCCAAGCTGTAACCCTGTACAGTCGTTGGTTATGCTGAACGTAGCAACATATCGCTTGCTCCCGCTGTCAGCGCTTAACACAAGATCTTTGAATCCTTTTAGATTGTTGATCGCGTTACACATTGGGTTACCATAATTCCAACTCCAGCTGGTTCCGTCATAACAAGAACCTTGACTACTAATATTAAAATTATCCGCCACATCTGTTTTGAAACCACTCCAAATAACGGTCATATCAATTACATAGCTTTTACCTTTTTCAAATCCGGTAATATTTCGTTCCATACATGAATTATCAACAGACGCAGTTGGTGTATATCCTTCGCTCATAAACGTGTTCAGCATAGCGCCGTTTGTCTCTACAAAACGCCCCGCATTCACAACCCCACTTTTATTTACTCTCACACTCATGTTTCAATCAGCTCTCCCTTCGTCATCATCGTTCCGGTGCTTGTAATCGAAACCGGTGTGTTGTATAGCTCTGCAATGTCCGCGTCCGATAGAGCAGTAGCATAAATGCGGAAGTCGGAAAGCTTGCCATGGAAATTTGTATTCCAATCATTTCCCGCATAACTGTCACCCAATGTAAATGTGCCCGCAGGCATTATTGTTTTATCTGCATAGGCAGCGCTGCAATTTTTCTTGCCATCCAAATACCAGGTCGCTACACCTTCTTTGTATACATAAGTGAACAAATGCCAGGTATTTATTGCAATATTACTTCCGCCTTTCACATAATTCGGACTAACGCCTTCACGATATCCCCACTGCGCACAGCCTTCAGTATTCACGGCAAGCCACAAACCGGAGCCGCCATAACCGTTACTGTTCAACCAAGTAGAATATGCGCCGCCTTCAATTTGGTTCAGCCAAACACTAATCGTGAAGTTGCTCGCAGCCTGCCCGCCAAACGGCATTTTCCCAGTAATATAATTTTTATAAGGAAACTCATAACACTTATCATACATCGGGCTGTTCCCAGCCAAAACCGGCTGACAAGCGCTTGTAACACTGCCATGGTTTCCAAACCCGCTTGTATCATACACCGTGTTATCCGCCCAGCTGCCATTGCTTCCACTTGCCGCCGTACTGCATTCACTTACGCAAACGTCTTTCAAGTCAAAATCGCATGTATAAACTTTGTCTTTGGTCACCAAACTCTCTGAGTAAAATTCAACCAGCGGTTTCGTATCATACTCTGTGCCGGATCTTGTGTACTTTGCGTCCAGCTTGATCTGGATGTGGTATTCATGCCACTGGTTGTCCGCCACCGTGATCGTCTTCATACTCGTAACCCAGTCATTGCTGATGTGTACCGCTCTAAAGCTAATGTTAAAGTTCTTGCTGTGGCACCGTACCTTGCAACTGTAATCATATGTCTTGCCCGCAGTAAAACTAAAAGTAGGGAAGTAAAAATTAGGCCAGGTATTATTGCCGGTTCCTGTATAACTCAGCTTGTAATTATACCCGCGTTCATTTGCCAGCTTGGTCACAGTATAGCTACTACCGCTCGGCTTCCCCTCAAAATTATCTCCACTATATTTGTTAATACTCCCTGTTGCATACGGGTCATTCAGCGGATAGTGACAGCACAGCCCTTGTGCAATCTCGTGAACTTCTTTAGGGGTGAGAACGTTATCGTAAATACGAAAATCAGCGATAGAACCGTTATAATAATAAATATTACCTCCAGAATAATGGAAGCACCCAATCCCAACACCAATACTGTCCGCAAATGTCGGTGCCGTTCCGCTAAAAGCCGCATTAACCTGTACCACACCGTTCACATAAATCTTGATGTTCGTTCCACTTTTAACAAACGCAACGTGGGTCCACTGGCCGCCCGTTACGCTAAATGTCCAAGTTGTACTGCCAAACCACGCCAGGCATTGTGTCATGCTTCTAACTTCCAGCCCATAGCCAAATGTAGAATAATCTACTCGTCCAACAGAGAACACATACTGGGTAGCCGTTCCGGTATAATTCGTGTTTACCCATACCACCCAGCTAAAATTATCCAGATAGTCAAAATCATGCACACTGGCGGTTTTAATCACCGCATTTCCAGCAAACGTGGCGCATTTCCCCATATTGCCGTTGCCCCAGCTGCTTGGCGCACCGCTTATTGTGGTTCCATTCAGCCCCAGCTGCCGGGTGTCTCCATTCAGCGGCAGCCATAATTGCAAAGCCAAATCGCGCCACCTCCTTAACTAAACGTAAAATTCACACACTTGTTTGTTGCATCGTATCGCAGTGTACATCCATCGCCAATCATAACCTCATTGGCACTCATGCGTCCGGCAACACCAACACCGCCACTTACCTTCACAGCACCAGTGCTTTTATTCGTAGACGCAGTTGTATTTGTAAACGCAGTCACACCCGTCACAGTTCCACCCGCAGTAGGAAGGTATGGATGACTGTGCGTATCAGCTTTGGTTTTCAGCTTCGCGTCAATCTCGCTCTCTGTATAGTACCGATCATCATGTGTATGGCTTGATGCGGCATAGCTACCCTTTGGCTGATAAGTAGCGTCACCCTTGCCCTTGATGTAACTCCACAGGGTAGAGAATTTCACACGTCCAAAAGTATTGCCGCCTCCCGTATCTTGTCGTACAAAGTAAGTGTTATCTGTAGGAATTGAAGTCCATGTAGTTGTAAGCGTTGCCAACAGACTATTTGCCCCAGCCTCAGACTTGTCTACTTTTCCGCTAATATCTTGATGTGCGGTAAGATACTGACTGTGCGTATGATTTGCGGCAGCTTTCCCATCCACCAGGGTTTTCAGCGCCTTGCCCTGCGCTGCGCTCAAACTGTCGGTCGTACTGTCGCTGGTCAAATTGTTTTGGATGCCGCGCCAAGTGTCGGTATCTGTCAGCTTGTCCTGCACCCATCCGCTCCAGGTCCCGTTTACACAATGGCGGCGGTAAGCAGCACTGTCGCTGTAAACAATCTGGGTATAATAACTCCCACTTGCCCGGTGGATCACAATCAAGCCAAAATGGTCTACGTTACTTGGTTTATTTGTCACGTTGTTGCTGCCGCCAGAACTGTAAAATCCTGGCGTCACCACATCGTTTAAGTTCTCGTTTGTCAACACAATCATGGCGGCTTTGCTCTCATTCAGGATCTTACCCTGGTTTGCCGCAAGGCTCTGGTCGGTCGCGCTGCTGGTCAAGCTGTTCACAACCGGCCGCCATGTGTTTGTGTCCTGTTTGGGTGGGGTGTATCCCAGTGCATTCGTTACATTGGCCGCCGTCACACTAAGCACGCCGCTGTTGTTTGTAATGTTCGCTCCGGTTTTCACGCCGCCCAACACACTGCTGGTCGCCGTGGGCAGGCTGTATTTGTTCGCCCCCTCGGCAATCCCATCCAATTTTTTCTTATCGGCTGCGCTCATAAAGCCAGCCGCGCTCTGTGTAGCTCCCCCGTGCCCGTGGCTAATGGGCGCAAAAATGGTTTTCAGCTTGCCAAAAAAGTAGCTTAACCCCGCGTTACTCAAATATCCCACTTTACCACACCTCCTCTTGGTTTAGTTTTTAAGATGCCAAAATGGTATCAATTTCAGTGTTCTGGATCGCATCAATGGTAAACACCTGGCCCAGTCCATCCCACTTCTCGCCATTCCAGGCATAGTTCATGCCATTGCCAACGTCGTATACATCACCAATGGTCTGGCCGCTGGTCGGCAGCTTGTCATAGCTTGCCACACTGCCTTTGTAACGGTACATAGCGGTAATGTCGCTCTTCAGGGCATAGGTGCTTGCCGCGCCAAAAGCATCTAGTTTCTTCTTGTCGGCAGTGCTCATCAGACCATGGGTGCTCTGGGTGGCATCATTGTAGGTGGTGTTGGTGCTGGGGATACCCAATGCCGTAATATCGCCCTTGGCAACCGCAGTCACAGTGCTCACATGTCCGGTCGCATCCACAGTAATTTTGTACAGGCCACTGTCATGTGCGGTATAGCTGGGGTGTACATACTTGTTGGCACCGGCAGCAATGCCGTCCAGTTTTGTTTTGTCAGCGGCGGTCATCAAACCGTGTGCGCTCTGGGTTGCATCGTTGTAAGTGGTATTGGTCGGGGTTGCCCAGGTGCCATCACCGCGCAGATACAATCCCTGCTGCCCTTTGGCAGGTGCGCTCACCAGGCCGGAACTACCAGCCGTATCAGCGGTCGCACCCTTAAAGTTGGTATAGGTGGTGTCTTTGTCAGCAACCCACTTGGCCGTACCATCGGCACTCCAGCCCAGGATCATGCCGTCAGAACCACCTACCGGGATGTGCTTGTTGCCGCTTGTAGCTGGATGTACATATTTGTTTGCACCGTCCGCAACACCGTCCAGCTTCTTCTTATCAGCGGCACTCATCAGGCCGGCGCTCGTGGTGCTTGCAGCTCCATAGGTGGTGTTCGGAGGGGTCGTCCAAGCACCGGTCGAATCCAGCCAGCGCTGCGCACCCTTCGTCGGGCTGGGCACCAATCCGCTCTTGCCATCCGCATCAACCGTTGCGCCGCTCATCACGCTGTAGGTGGTATCCTTTTCGTTTACCCACTTAGCGGTGCCGTCCGCGCTCCAACCCAAAATCTGGTTGGCACTGCCGCCTGCAGGGATATGTTTATTCCCGCTGGTTGTCGGGTGGATGTAATTCATCAGGCCGGCCAGTTTGGTCTTTTCTGCCGTGGTGTAATCATTGGTCGAAAGCCCCTTGCCATCAACCTTGTCTACCTTGCCCGCCAGCAAAGCTTTAATCTTCTGACAAAAATAAAGCAGACCGTCATAACTCAAAAATTTCATATTATCCCCTCCTATTCGTCTTTGAATAAATTATCAATTTGGCTGTTGGTAATCTCGTCAATCACAGCTTCCGGGCTTGGGGTGTTGATAATCAGTCTCCCATCTGCATCCGCCGTCACGCTCGTAATGCCGGTGCCGCGCACCTTTACCGTACCTTTTGCCACATCACCATGTTTCAGCTCCAAATTGACTTCTGTGGCATCAGCCTTGCTGGCCCCAATTGTAAAATCAGTATCATTCAGCATTACCCAACCAGAGTTATAAATATATAAATCTCCGGGCGGCAGGTAATAAATCTTCCCGGCCAGCGGGGCCAATGGCAGCTCACTCACTCGTTCCAGATCGCTTCCAATCCGAACTCGCCCGCCGGCTGTGTCCCGGTAAGTGTTTCCCGTATCCAAGCAGCATACCAGCTGTCCATCCACAATAGGAGTTTTATCCAGCTGCGACTGTTGGATCTCGCATAAAGAAAGTTTTGACATCGTAAAACTCCTTTTTGTAACAATAAAAAAACCGCCTACCTGCGTACAGATAAGCGGTTTCGATTCAGTATTTAATTTGACAAATTTTGCATTGACAGTATAATAATAGCAGAACTAAGGCACCAACGTTTATTCCTTTTTGCCATATCTTCCTCATAGACGTAATAGGCGGTCAAACCTCCCATCTGCCGCAAGGCATTGTGGAGCGCCCTTACTTTGCCTTCCGGTAAATTTATTTTTGCCAGGAGGTGATGCTTATGCCGGATCTATCCTTTGTTGATACCATCGTCATTATTGGCGTTGTGTTCACTGGGGTACAAACTGTCGTAGCAGTTATCACGTTTTTTCGTGGTAATAAAAAGTAAAACCGCCCTGTCGCAACCAGAGCGGTTTTTGCTATGATGGTTTAGCCATTGTAGTTTCATCGTAAACTGAGGTGCGACCGTCTATGTCGGTGCCTTAGTTCTACTATTATTATATATTCAACATCGTTGTTTGTCAATACAATATAAAGCCTTCGCTGCACAGTGCATGTTCTCCTACTCGCAAAACACTGGCTCCACAGCGAAGGCTATTTTTTATGTCAATTTGAAATAACTAACCGCTTGGCCGTCTCAGCCAATGGTCTTCCAGGTAATAGCGCCCTCAACAACCTTCACGCGGGTATCCATGGCAGTGTTCAGGCCGTCAGCATACTCCTTGGCGGCATCACGGGCAGCATCAGCCTTGGTGGTTGCGTCAGCAGCGGCAGCAGCAATGGCCTCGCTCTTGGCGGCAGCCAGCTGTTCAGTGCCCACCTTGGCATCCCAGGCGGCCTTCTGTTCCTTGGTCACATGGATGTCGGCATTCGCAGTGTGTGTATCCAGGGCGGTCTGCACAGCCTTGATCTTTTTGTCAGCTTCAGCCTTGGTATAAGCATCGGGCACAGCAACATACAGGCCGTCTTCCTCCAGGGTAATGGAGTTGTCAGCCTTGGCGCTCACCTTCACCTTCACGCTGATTTTATTGTCGGTAGAAACAGTAACCTCAGCGGTGGAAGTTGCCAGACCGGTGTAAACATCAATCAGGCTGCCAACCGGGATCTTGATCACATCGCCGCTGGTAATGGTCAGCTCAATGTTTTTGTCCTTGGCATTATAAGTACCGCTGGTCACAACCAGATCCTTGCCCAGCGCAATGGTCAGTTCGTCACCGCCAAATACCGGTAGCTTGATGGTGCGGGTGCTTGCGTCATAAGTCGGTGTATGCACAACGCCAGTCAGGGTGGTAGTAACGGGGTCGCCGCCCTTGGCAACACTCAGCACGCCATCATTGTAAGTAACATCGGTAACAAACACACCCTTGCTGCCAATAACGCCCTCAATCTTGGCATCAACGTAGTCGGCAACAGCCTTGGTGGTCGGCACATTGTCATCGCTGGCGTCGGCAGCCGGGATCTCAGTTACGGTGGCCTTGTTCAGCTGGATATAGCTGGTGCCATTGAACACATGCAGGGTAAAGTCGCTGGTGCGCACATAAACAACGCCCTGCACCTGGCCGGAACCAGGCAGGGTGCTCACCAGCTTGCAGCTCTTGGTGTATTCAACTGCACCCTTAAAAATCTGCAAAGTGTCAGTCAAAAAATACAGGGTGTCGTTGTCCTTTGCCTGCAGGGCTTCAAAGTTAGCTTTGGTGCCATAATTAAATTTTACTTCTGCCATAATTATCTCTCCTTGAATTTCATGTTGTTTTTGTCGGTTAAAATTCCTGCCAAACAAATCCAGTGCTTGCAGTGCTGAACGGCTCAACAGCAAACTTCCCGGTGTCCAACAGCTGTACAATCCACGGCTCGTACTTGCCCTCGGTGTTTTTAATCATTACGGTCTGTCCGGCATAAGTGTCGCTGCTGTTGTTCAGCTGCTCATTGGCTTGCCCGTTGCTGTCAAAAACACGGGTACGGGGGCGGATCGCCTGTTTGCTCTTATCGTCACGGATGTAATAAAACTCCGATGTATCCTTGGTAATAACCAGGTCCTTCTCGTCAATAATTCCATTCGTAATTGCTGTATCCAGATTTTCCGCGTTACCATAGCCCAACTTGCTTGTGGTTGCCATTCTCCCAACTCCTTTCTCCATTTGTCGCTATATAGAAAAAACGCAGGCGGCCAAGCCTTAAAACTCAACCACCCGCATATTTCCATCAGTTGTACTATCACCGCCGCCGGAACCGCCGCTGCTCTTGATCTCTACCGCATTGCCAATCGGGCTTCCGTTGGCGGTCAGCTGCAGCATGTCATTCTTGTAGCTCAGGTTGTCAGCCTTGCTGTTCATCATGGCGTTGCTCTTATCAATCATGGCCTTCAGCATGGCCTGCATCGCAATAATCCGCTGGTCCAAAGCATTCAGTGCTTCGTCCGGGATCGTGGCCGCCCAGTCGTAAACATCAACAATTTTAATTTCGCCCGGTCCAACCTTGCGGATATACTGGGTGGTTCTGCCTTCAACATCCATCTCAATGTTACCAAAGGTCAGCTGGAACTCAATCACACCAGCCTCACTGGTCAGCGCTGTGTCAAAAGGCAGCTTATATTCCAGCTTGTTTTTATACAGCTCGTCACTCAGCGTCAAAAACTCGGTGCGGTATTTCTTGCTCACCGGCAACCGGTATTCCAGCATTACCACATAGTCGCGCATGTCTTTGCCCTTATATTCCGGGTCAGCCAAAAAATGCAGGGTGTCTACCAGTTTGCTCTGCTGCATCACGCGCTCCACCACACTGGCGGTCAGGGTATTGTCCTCGTTAATCAGGATCGTGTACATTGCTCGTCTCCTTTCCGCCCACAATGTAGTCAAACTCATTGCGGCTGATTTTGCCCTTGTGCCACAGCGCATTTAGGGTTGCTTCTTTTAATCGGCGATCCAAATACAGCCGCCGCAAACTCTCCACAAAGTCGCTCATAGCACACCTCCTTCAATCAGGCTCAGGGTATAAGCATCAATAATAGCCTCAGGGGTTTTGGCCCCCAAGGCTTTCAGCTTGTCATATTCGTAAACACTGATCTCTTCCAGCTGCACGGTATCGTATCCTGCCGCCGGAATGTTATAGTATCCGTCCACATGCCAGATGTAGCGCCCATCACTGCTCACAATTCCTTCGGCATCATCTGCCGTGCAGTTCACCATAATCCCGTGTTTCGCCTGGTATTTCACAAAACTCAGGTGGTCAAGGGTATCAATCACCTGGCCGTTATATATCACCTTGTAATACATTTCGTCCCTCAACCTCCTTTACACGCTGAACATCACGCGCACGCCATGCTGCTCATTCGGGGTAACATAGCTGTAAATCTGGCCGTCTGCCGCAACCTGCAAAAAGTAATCTGCATACTGAACATTCGGGCTGCGTGTCCAATAAGTGGTGGCCGCGCCATCATCGTCATAGCAGATTCGGCTCTGATTATCTGTCATGTAACTGATCGTTGTACCTTCATAAATATACGGCTCACTGTTCATGCTGGGGTTCAGCTCATATGCAGCCGGTATAAAGAAGTAACAATCCGCCGTCACAATTTCCTTGGATGTTCCGCCCGCACTGGATGTCACTTTTACCTGCTGGATCAACTGCTGCCATCCAATTGGCAAGGCATTCGGCAGCCGCTTGTCCAGGTAAGTGCGCAGCGTTGCTGCGGGCCAACCGCCATTGTTGTAATAGCTGCTGGTAATCGGCATCTTGCGTGCCAGCGTATTTTTCGCCAAAAACGTCATTGCGCAGCGCTTGTTTGTGTTATCACTTAAATAATACTGCTTAAATCCGCACATCTCAAATTCGCGGGTTTCATGCGGCCATGCAGCCAGCTTCCGGCAGGCATTGTCGCCCAGGTCTGCATACCAAACTTTCGCCCAGTACACATCACCCTTGGCAAACCGTTCATATTCCCCGTCATCGGCCTTGGCGCAACCAAACACCAGCGTTGCATTGGTCTGTGTAATTCGTCCACGGTTAATCTTGGTGTAAACAATGTCGTCACCGTAAATGTTGGCCGTATACACATGCAGGTTATTTTCGCCCTTCTTGTGGCGCATTACCACCATGTCACGGGTTCCAACTGTGGCAGCTGTTGCGCTTTCGGTGCCCCAACTGATCTTGGCTCCATTATTGTTCCAAATGCGGATACCGTTCATGCCGTTAGTTTCAAAACACTGCATCAGCACAGCATTGGCCGTATCGGTTGTGGTCATCCGGTAATCTACCGCCAGCACCCAGTCTCGGTCTTCCTTCAACAGCTGCACACCAGTATCCACATAGTTGGTGCCATCAAAGGTCTTTTTCTCGTTGATCAAAACCTTCTCTTCAATGTCAGAGTAGCTAAAGTCGTTGCCCATTGTAATGGTCACAGCGTCCTTGGGGCTAACCACCTTATTCTCCACACCAACCTTTTTCATTGCGTAAATCTCGACCGGGCGCAAACTGCCAATCTCTTTGCCGTCAAAATAACCAGAGGTATATTCGCAGCTGTCATATACCGCATTGATGTCCTTGTCTCCGTTCACATATCCGCCCTTGTCCCAATGGTCAAACAGGTAGAACTTATAGGCACCTTCCTCCGCCGTGTAGGCCGGGGTATCACCTTCGTACAACACCATGCTGCCATAGGGGGCAACTGTTTTCTGCTTTTCCGCACCATTGTTCAGGTAGCGCACGGTATACTTCCGCACACTCTCGGTATATTTGGCCGTTACGGTCTGGTTGGTAAATACTGTAACAAACTCTGTGTCCCATCCAGCATAGGTAAAGTCAGTGCTCACCGTACTCTTCTTGGTCGGCTTCGGGATCGGCTTCTCCGCACGGGTCACAGGGTCAACAGCCTTACCACCCTTGTCAATGTACTGCACATCCAAAACTGTGTGCTCGTCATCATCATTCACAAAGGTCCAGGTAAACTGTTCCACCAGCGTGTTGTAGCTGATCTTCAAATCCGGCCACTGTGCATTAAACTCTGCCAGCTTCTTTTCACGCATAATGGGCACATGTACCTTGCCCTCCAATACAGAGTGCTCGGTGTTATAGCCGTTCTCATCCAGGCCGGTCATCGTGTACAGCCGGTCAAGCAGCGCTGTGTCCTCGCATTCCCAATCAAGGCCAGTCAGGCGCACGCGGTTCAAACCTGTGCATTTTTCCAACATGGCTTTCAGGTCAATGGTCGGGCAGCTTTCTACAACCAGTGTGGTCATGTTCTCATAGCCGTCAATCTTCAAATCGGTCAGGTAGTTCAGGCTCTGTGCCGTCAGGCTTGCAATCGCAGGCAGTTCAGCCTTTTCAATCTTGCCGCCCTTGGCAAACGCCACACCGGTAATACCGCTGCCGCCGGCATAAAAATCGGTCAGGTTTACACATCCCGCCAAGCTGATGGATTTCTTCAGGTTCGGCACATTCTGCAAATTCAGGTGTTCTAGCAGCGTATTGTTGCCAACCGCAAAGTCGGTCAGGTTTGTGTTGCGGTAGCCTTCGGTGCCGTTGCCAACCTGCAAGTCGGTCAATTTCGCACCATGGCTAAAATCAACATACCCAGGGTAAAATCCACTAATGTCGCCAATGCTCTGTATCAGGCTGGCATTGTAAACATAAACCTCGGTATCGTTCATGGCTGCAATCGGGCACTCAATCGTGTAGGTCTGGCCGCGCTTGCCGCGCATTTTTACCGGGTTGGAGCCATACAAAACACTCACATAGGTATCTGCATACGGGCGGATATGGAACGTACCGTCCGGTTGCACACCTGTCCAGTTGGTCGGGGTATAGCCGCGGATCGTCATATCATCAGCCGTGCAGGTCGTACCGCTGTACTTGCTTGCAATATACTTTTCCTGGTACTTCTGGTACTGACGGCGCTGGTGGCGCTTGTTGCCGTGCATCATCGGCAGGTAATTGGTCGTCCCATTGTCTTCATAGGTGCGAAAATATTTGCGCCGCATGTCCATGATCCAAAGCTTTTCGGGCTTCACATCCTGATACGCCTCAATTTTGCGCAAAATACGGTTTGCACTCCAGGCCAAAGCGCTCTCACGGTTCAGGTACATCTTCTGCAAGTCGTCCGCAAAAAGATCTCGCACCTTGCACCACAGTTTGCTGTCTGCCGCGTTAAACACGCTCTTGGTGCCAATGGTGTCGGTGTCCTCATAGCCGTAAGTCAGTGTCAATCCGCCCTCGTTGTCGTTACCCTGGCAGGTATCGTTATCGTAATCCATGCAAAAATCCCAATGGATCAGATCTTCTGTGTGGGGGAACACATTCTTGGCGCGGTTATCCACCATTGTGTGGCGCTCAGTGAACAGATAATAGAACAGCACACTGTCCTTGATGAAGTGATCCTCAAAGTGGGCCTTAAACTCTGCATCATCTGCATTTACTACCCAGGTCAGCAAGCTCTGCCAGGCATTCTTTGCCGCCTGTGTTTCTTCCTCGGTACACTTTTTGCTAATATAGCGGAACTCAAAGCTGTGGTCGCCGTCCCAGGTTTCCTGGCTCAAATCATCACTCAAAAAGCGGGTCTGGGCATCGGTGTTGTTATCAATCTCAACAATAACTTCCTTGTGGTTTTCGGGGTCCATGCCCTGGGTATCATTGTTCTTCTTGCTGTTGCCAATATCACCGCAGGCGTAAAAATGCCACTGGCCGTCCTTAAACACCGTCGCGTTCTCCACGTCCGTCTCCTGGATAAACACCACGCATGGGTAAAACGCCATCGTGTCGCGCACCTTCGGGTTCTCTTTCTTCGCCTTGCGGATATATGGGTTAAACGTGTTGTAATCATCTGCAATGCAGGCGTTATTTGCGTTTTCAGAGCTTGCAATGTTTACCTTGATATTAAAATATTTCTCCGGGATACTGTTCTCTGTCAAGGTATAGGTACTGCCGGTGCTATCGTCGCCAAACGTAAATCCGCCGGAACAGTTAATGTCAATGTTTCGGCCGCTCTCGCCATACGCATTGGAGCTGGTGCCCTGGCCTTTATGGCTGCCGGTCGCGGTCCAGTTATCCTCCACAGCGCGTCCGTTCTTGTAAATCTGCTGGATGGTGGTATTAAAAACCTCATTCTTTTTGCCGGTCGTAAAGGTCGGAGCACTGATCTTGATAATGCGCAGGTCCGGGCACTTCTCGGCCAAAAGGTCAGCATCCAGTTCGCCGCTCACGTTGGTAATATCGTTGCGGTTATAGCGTTCAATCATCAGCTCGGCGTTCTTGGCATCCGCAATAAAGTTGTCCAGGATCTCATCGTCCGACAGCTCCATGCCGTAGGTTTTCATGCGGTATACCTGTACATCACAGTCCGCAGAGCCAATCGTAATGCCAACCGGACTTGCTTGTGTAAAGTTGTCGCTTGCATCGTACAGTTCCACCTTGCAGGGGATACCGTCGCACCATAGCACCATCTCTTTATACTTGCTGTCCGGCAAAATATTGAACTCAAACTCCAAAAAGTCATCTTCGCAAATCGGCAGCTCAATGCGGTTCTGCTGGCTGGTCAGGGTAATTTTCTGTGCCTGTACCGTCAAACCAACGTTGCCATTTGCGCAGGTTAGTGCCGTAGCATCGTAGTCTCGCACATTGGTGGTCTTAAACACCAGCTTAAAGTTCTTACCCTTCTTTTTGGCATCGTCCGCAAACAGCTTATAATCCAGCGTGGCGGTAGTTCCGGCTTTCACGCAAAAGTAAGTATCGCCGTCCTCATCAATCTGGTAGCCGCCATTGCTCCAGTCAAAGTTGTCGCTTACCGTCATCGCAGTATTGCCATCGGTCCACAGGCGGTTTTCGTCTGCATTGGTTCGGCCAGCCGGGTTAAAGTCAAACATCAGGTTGGTCTTCACCGGCTCAATGTTAATACCCAGCTCGGTAATTTTTACATTGATAGTCTTTACCGTCTCGCCGCAGGTAATGGTCAGCACATGGCTGCCAATCTCACTGCTCTTGTACGTCCAGGTCTGTTTGGTACGTCCTACCGTCAGCTTGCTGGCAACAATGCCGTCCACAGCCAGGGTCACATTGGTGTTGCTGCTGGCCGGGTCATACACGGTATAGCTGATCGCAACATTGCTGTACTGTTTGGCACTGTAATCCAGCACGGCGCAACTGATAATCGGGGTATTATTGCCCTCTTCCACCCACATAATATCGTGGCGCAGGGTGTTGCTTGTTACCTGTTTGCCATTGATCTCCGCCGTCATGCTCACTTCCAGCAGGTGGCTGCCGTGCTTCTGGGTGGGCAAATTGTAGGTCATCTGGCGGCCTGTCACTGCAGTGCTTGTTCCGCCAATCGCCTTGCCATCCAACTTAAAGCTGATGTTTTTGGCAATATTGCCATACGGAGTAAACCGGTAAGTTACTTCGCCGGAATAAAAAAGAGAGTCATCAAAAATGCTCTCCAAATAAAACTCAACAACATTAACCGACCAGTTCTTGCTGCCTACACTGCCCATGCTGTCCGTAACCTGCAGCCGCACGGTGTTGTCACCGCTATGCAAGTATTGCGTCACATCAAAGGTGTTCTTGCCCTGGATGATGGTTGTGGTTGCCACCTTGGTGTTGCCCACATACCAGTTGCCAGTTGCATTGCCGGTGTCATCGCCAGCATTGTCCACACTCGTAAACTTAAATCCGATCAATGCACTGTCGCCCTGAACTACCGTCAGGCTGCTGTCACCAATTCGTTCAATGGTAATGGTGCTGGTTGCCTCACCGCCGCCACCGCCACCACCTTTAATGGTAACAACAGTCTTGGTTGTGCCGTCTTCCAACAGGCTCAAATGACCGTCATCACTGGTGTAAGTAATGTCGTACTCATGGCCGTTGCTGGGCTTAATATCTTTGATCTTTTCCTGGATTTCTGCAATGTCACTGTTGGCCGTATCCACACTGCCCTGCAAAGCTGTCACGGTATTCTTGGTCACAGTCAAATCATTGGTAAATCCATCCAGAGCAGTTTTGTCTGCCTTATCAGCTAACAGTTTGTTGGTTGCTTCCTTATTATAATAATCACTCTGCAAGGTGTTCGGCAGGTCGCCCACACTATCCTGCAAAGCTTTCACAGCCTCGTTGTTGCTGGTCTTATACTCATCCAGTGCTGTGCTTACCGGGTTTACCGCTGCGCTGATCTTAGCATCCACCGTCTTGCCATATGCGGTCGTCCACTCTGCGCTGGGGTCGGTGCTCAAGGTTACAGTTTTAATCACTGCATCGCCGTTATAAAATGTTAAAGCACGGGTGCCCGCATCATACGCACAGTTAAAAGCCGCCAATCCGTCAATCCCAGAAATCTTGCCTTCCAACAGTGTAACAAAGCCATCCACTTCTTCCTTGTTGTAATACTTGGCAAGCTCCGTGGTCAGCTCAGTTTTCTTAGTGTAGTTGGTGTCAAGGTCACTCTGCAGCTCCTGTTTAATTCCTGCTGCTGCATTCTGAATCTTATTATCCACACCCGCCGCAGCGTTGGCTGCATCCTGGGCGCTGGCCTGTGCGGCACTGGCATAGCTGGAAGCCTGGCCAACCTTCTCGTCCATCAGGGCAACAAAGCTTGTGTACCAGTCGTTATCCGGTTCCACCATCTTGGTGCCACTCAAAGCTTCCAAGATATTCAACTCGCCGTCTGGTCGTGTGCGCCACATATAGGTTTCGCTGCGTTCATTTACACCGGTTGCAGTGATCTCAAAGCGCACGGTTCCCTTCTTGCTTGTCACACTATTTGTAACCAGCCAATAAAACCGGATCGTATCATCGTTGTAGGTAACATTGATCGGCGTGGCATATGCTTCCTGCCCGTCCACATTCAGGTAATGTACCTGCAGCATCATCTGCATCAAATCAATGCCGTCATATCGCCGCGGCATCTTAAACGGGATCACCTGGCTGTTGGTTTCCTGGGTAATGTTGATCTGGCTCTCGTCCATCACAACATTTTTCATCTCGTCAATGCTCGAAAACGCATCGTCGTTATATTGGCTGTACCACAGGTATTTTTCACTGCGGGTGTAGCCGCCGTCATCATTGGCCTGCGCCTCCGGCATATCAGCCATCGTGACCATGGGGGCAGCCTCAGCCTGCAATGCCACTGGCTCTGCTTTGGCTGCCATCTCAGCCGCCATCCGTTTCGACTCTTCAAAACTTAATGCCATGTTTTCCTCCTCCCCTTTCTATTTTTTCAAACAAACAATACAATATGGGCGTGGCACTTATCGCCATCGCTGTTCAGCTTCACGCGCCATTGGGTGTACACTGTGGATGTGTTCAAAGCCTGCTGCTTGTATACAGCCTGCAGTCCGCTTCCGCTGTCCCACACGTCCGTCCAGTTGCTGCCGTCGTTGCTGGCCTGCACCCACACTCGGTTAAGTCTGTTTTCTGTTCCGGTCTTACTCACACTGACCACAACCCATGCGTGCTGGCAACCGCCAGTCGTCACCACGTTGCTGTAATGGTCGCCATTGGTTGTATCCTTATCAATCGTTGCAATTCGGCCTCCAGCTTTACCAGTCAGGTCGGCAATGCTTTCGCCGTTCACAATCTTATCTTCTGTGCAGCCAATCCCTTTGCGGAAATCGGCCAGGTTCACGCGCACTTCCGGTGCCCAAAAATTACCGTCACTTTTGTATGCACCCTCGTCAATATTACGCAGCGCAAAATACTCGCTGTCGGTTCCAAAACCCATGTCATGGGCAAAGCCATAGCTGCGCCTGGTCAGGGTACCCTGCGTACAGTTGCCATTCTTATCAATAAACTTCTTGTCGCTGGCCACATCATTGGCGGTTGCCGCATTGGTGGTATCATCCTCCAACAGGGCTTTGGCCGCCGTGCTTGCGGTTCCCCACAGCCACATCACATTATCGTAATAGCAGCCACTGTAAATATCGTTGGTTTTTTGGTTATCTGTGGCTACACACAGCCGGGTCACACCGTCCTTTTTCTGCACGGTCATCTTGGTGCTCTCGCGCTCGCCGCCCTGCAGCTGGGTTGTGGCAGAATAAGTCTTGATAGATCCTTTCACCAACTTGCCATCTACCCAGGCAGTTTTTCCTTCCAGGATAGATTTTTCATCCGCAGTGCCCGGCGTATTGCTGCCCAGCCCGCTTGCGCTGATCGCACCGCCGCTGTAATAGCCGGCCTTGATCTGGTAGCTCTCGCCGTTGGCCAACTCTGCCGTTACATTGCCGTAATTCTGCATGGTGCCGGTTTTCAGAGTTTTGTTCTTGCTGTAAAATGTCTGTCCTGCCAGCACCTGGTCCGGCAAAGCAGTCGTGGCAGCCAGCTTGGAAGCCCCAATGCCGCTGCCGTTAGTAAAATTTACAATGTTTCTCCTTGTATCGTACTGAAAAATCACCCACTGCCCGGCACCAATCGCACCGTCGCCCAGCTTCTCTGTACCGCAGTAGGCATTACTGGTCATGTCTTTGCCATTGATCACCAGTCTGTGTCCGTCACTGAACGCCGTGGTAAAATATGCTTTACCGTTGGCTGCGTTGCTGTAACTGCTGCCGCTCTTGCATGTCAGGGTATGGGTCCCGCCGCTGTAACTGTAGCTGTATTCATGGATCATCATGTCGGGGTCAAACTTGCCGTCAATGATGTAATTCACCGCTCCGGCATAGTGCTGTTCCAGTGCAGTAATCGCATGTTTCACATGGTTAATGTCCGCCGCTTTAATAATGTATTTGCGCAGGCCGCTGTTCTGGTTCAGGTAATTGCTGGCCTCGGTATACTTACCGTCTGCCAGGTACTTGGTGTACTGGGCTGCCGCCGCGGCATGGCCGCTGTCCAGGTCGGCATTGTCTTCAAACGTATCAATACCTTCCGGGAACTTTGTATAGGTATCTGCCATTGCTTATCACTCTCCTGTCTCATCTTTTACAGGGTACGGGTAATACGGGTAAAACCTCATCAGCGTCACATCCATCGTTCCCTGCCCCAAGCTCTTATCAATCTTTTTAATAATAAATTGCACGGCTGTCTTGCCGCCCATGTAACGCGGGCAGTATTCAACCTTGGTGTTCACATCCAACCATGGCACCAGCAGCATCTTCACCGTAATGCTGTCGGTCAATCGCGCCCGCTTCCATAGCTCGTATTCTGCCACATCCAAAATGCCGTCATCTGTGGTGTAATTGTCGAATTCACCGCCGCTCAAAACCACATTGCGCCGTCCAATTCGTTCAATGCTGAACGGGCTGTTCAAAAATTGGTCGTCCTCCTCATACCCTTCAATATCCGGGTTGGCGGTACTCACAACCTCCAAATTCTGGCAGTTCTCGGTTTCTTTCAGCTTGTCCAGCTCTTCCTTGCTCGGTTTGGCATCTTTCAGCATCACCATGGCGTGCGGCTGTACCTGCCCATAAAAATAAAAGCGCCCTTTACCGCCATTCTCATTCGGGGAATAATCGGCATCGTAGCGCACCACATATTGTACTTTTGGTTTCATGCAGTCCTGCTTGGCCTTTTTGTTGTTGCCGGCTTCATCTGTGCTGATGGTATACAGGCTCAAAACATCGGTCACAACCACATCGCTGCTCTCTGTTGCTTTGGCGCTGATCTTCATCTGGTACCCTTTGTCGGCATCGTACAGGTCGGCCACATTGTCCGGCGGCGTAAACAAAATCAGCTTCTTACCGCTCAATGCCAACCCAACCACGTTTAATGTCATGGTTTTCTTTGTCGTGTCTACCACCAGGTCTGTGCAGCTCACATCCGGGCTTGCCGCAGCGCCAAACACTTCTACGCAGTTTCGCACCTCGCTGTAATCCACCGTTGCGTCTTCGCTGATGATCAAATCATTGAACACATCGGCATTCAACACCAGCGGGTCATCCTCACAGCTTGGGATCTGCTGGCATTTGAACACATCATCCTCAAAAAATATTTCAAACGGGTAATACAAATCCCGCAACTGTGTCAAAATTGTCCACACACTGGTCGCCGCATCAAACTCCTGGTCATAAGGAATCGTTCGGTTCCAATATTCTACAAATACTTTGTTGATTCCCACTTCCTGTAATAGCTCCACCATCGCCCTGCGGATTCCGCCACCGGCCTTAAACACGGTTTTAATACCTGTCAGCTGTCCGGCCAACGTGTCATTCAGCATTGCTGTCAGATCCATACAGTTAATGGTCAGGCTCCGGGTCTGTGTGTCATAGTTGTATCCGTTCTGGCTGAACACATATACCCCCTGGCTGTACCAGATAATATCGTCCAGCATCGGGGTCTTCACACCAATGTAAATCCAAACGTATTTGTTCATCCACTCGCTCTCGCTGTACTGGCTGATCGCATGTTTTTCGTCCAACACAATGGTCGAAGTGTACGTTCGCCGGATGTCCGCATCTGCATCTACGGAAATTCTTCCCTCGGTCGTAATGCCCTGCAAACTATCAATCGTCTTCATCCGGTCGTTCAGCAGGTCAATGCGGGTGTACAGCTCAATGTTATGGGAGTATAAGGTTCGTATGTCTTCTGTGCTTGGCACATACATCGCGCATCAACTCCCTTCAATATCTTCTGCAATAAACCCGTTGCGGTACAAATCGGTGCTGCTCTCCAAGCTGCCAATCTCCACAAAATCAAACGCCACGGCAACCTTGTCATAATGGTCACTGTAGCTGATACTCGGCTGGTTAATAATGTTCGCCATCCAGCTGCGTCCGTCAAACAGCTTCAAGATCTTCGGCTTCTTGTTGGTACACCAGTCCACAAACTGCTTGCGGTACCGGGCACCGCCATCCCCGTCATAATCATCCGTGTCAAAACTGTATTTCAGCACAGTGGCCGTAAAATTGCCCTGCTCATAGTTCAGGTCGCTACCGTAAATCACATACGGGTAACGGCTGCTCATAGTTTCCACCACACTGTTTGGCTGTGTTCTGGTCGTACTGGTCACGCTGGCATCAAATAACAGGTGGTAACTAATGTCTCCGTCCGTCAACACCGCACCGTCAAAGCTGCTCAAAATCTTGTTCGTGAACATATCCTGCTCGGCATCGTCAATAATCGGCACAAACGCATACTCATACTCGGTGTTGCGCCCATCTGCGTACCAATCAATGTGTACCCAGTTGTTCAGTTCTTTTTCCCATTCCTTCAGGGTTTCATCATTCACCGGGGTTGGCCGGTGCTTGGTCGCCAGGGTAATCCAGTTGTAGGTTCCAACCCGGCGTCGTTTTAACCGCATCTCGCTGATCTGTTCCGCTCGGTAACGCAGGTTGCCGCCCAGGGTATCACCGTTAAAGGCCGCATAAATGGCCGTCTGGGCCTGCCATCCATTGTCCAGATTGTACTTGCCGTAATCCTTGTCGGCATCACGGCTTAACAGCAGGTCGTCATAAACACCGTTCTGCAGTTTCAGCACATTCAGCGCCTCATTATAAGGCGGGTATGGCAAAATCGCATTCTGTCCCATCAAAATATCGGCTCCCACAAACATTCCACACCCCTCCTTTACTCCCAGTGCAGCTCAAACAGGCCGCCCTGGTTTTTCAAATACACCTTAAACCATCCAGTCGGCGCACTGGTTTTTACATTGCTTTGCAAACAGTATCCGCCGCAGGTCAGTTCCAGGTAATAACATGTTTTCTTTTCGTTCGTCTGGTAATTGTAAGCATTGCTGCTGTAATCGTCCGCAATGTCGCGGCGGCACAAAAACAGCTTCAAAGCATACGGATCTTCGTCCATTGTCGGCATACTGATCCCGTTGCTCCGTTTGTTCCACAGCCCAATCAGTAGCTTGTTCCAGCGGTCGCTTCTCATGTTCAGCCCCAAGGCATAGCTGCTGTCCACCACGCTTCCTTCTTCCACATGGCTGCCTTGTACCTTAAATCCGTCTTTGAACGTCATGTCGGCCTTAACCGGGTCGGTGTCATCCACCGTCAGGTCTACTGCCTGGTCCCCGGCCGATCCGCTTACATAGTGGTAATCATCTTTGTTGTCGTTACGGTCCTTGCCCTCAATCGTCACAACATAAGATTTTACCCAAATGCAGCCCTCTTCATAATGGTTTTCCAGCGCCACCGCCGCATAGCCGTCACCGCCCACATAGCCAATCAGCAGCTCACAAAATCCAGTGTCCAGCTTCATGCCGTGCTGGGTAATGCCCTGTGCTCTGGCGTAATAAGTCGTGTCATTGCGCAGGTTGCTGATAATATACGCCTTATCCGGCACCCGCAGCGTCTCGCTGCTTTTCACCAGGCTCTTGCTGGCATCATACAGTTCAATCGTATATTCGTTCAGCTCTTCGCCCTGGGTGCTCTCGTATTGCACTGTAAACTCAAAAGCACTGTATTCAATGTTGGTTTTGTCCTTGGTGCTGATCTCTTTGAACTTAAACACCGGTGTCTCCACACAATAAAACAGCAGAATGTCGCTCCATTCGCTCCACACACTGTCCTGGCCGCACACCCGTACCTTAATGCCAAACGCTGCGCTGCTGTTTGTAATGCTGCTGGCCTTCAAAGTAAACTCGGATCTCTGGGTACTCACCTCACCGCTCTGGTAAGTTGGGCTGCCCAGTTCCTCTGCACTCATGGCATTAGCCCAAATTTGCGCCTCCACCTTGGTAATCACACCAATGTATCGGAACCGGAATGTATAATCTTTTGTCGCATCAAATGCTGATACGGTATATAATGCTGGTTTGCTCATCCTCCCGCCACTCCCCTCCCTCTCTAAACAACAAAAGCCGCCCAACCAATCAAGGTCAGGCGGTTATTCTTATCGTTCAATCATGCTATTGGCTTATGTTTATTTTACGCTTTCTTCCGGCTTATCCTCTGCTGCATCAACCGGTGTTTTCTCGGCCTTTTCTGCCGCAGCCTTCTTAGCCGCTTCCATCTCTTCCTGTATCGCGCTCTTGCGGATATTCTGCACATCACGCAGCAAACTCTCCAAAATCAACTCCACTGCATACGGCGGCAACCCAACCTGGTTCACACCATCACAAATGTAAGTCTTCAACTGTTCGCATTTCAAATTAAAATTCTCCATCATAAAATCTCCTCGTCAAAATTAAACCAAAATGCCGCCAATAAACCGCAGCCCATGCTGTTTCAACTTCACATCGGTCACATAACCCTGCGCATTTTTTACAAGCTCAATTCCGTATACAAACGGTACGGCCTGGGTGTTTGCGTCAAGAGCGGTTACTTCTTTGCTGCCGTCCCAGCCTAAAGTTTGGCCGCCCCAGTTGGTGGTGCCGTCATAAATGTAAAAAGCAGGAACAGATTTATCGGTTGGCTTATAAAGTTGTAAAGACCCCTTTGCTTGCGTCGTTGGTGTATCAAAGATAACCATATATTGAGAACTCAACATAAGTTGGTGGTCAGAATCTCCAGATGTAGCTTGACTATAAATTCCAGGCATTGTGCCACCACCATCATTTGTAAAATTTATACTTCGACAATTATGAATATCTCCGTACAGCCCGGTAACGCTGATACTCGCACCTTCATTTCCATCGCTTCCTACAAACTTTAATTCGTTAATGTTAAGCTCTGAATACCCTTTTGAATTTTCATCATATTCATCAGCCAGAATTAAATACGGTACACCGTTTTCAGAACAATCCAATGTTAATCGTTGATTCATATTATTGATTAAGGTAAGCCCGCCATTTTTTAACGTAGTTGTAATGGTTTTATCCTCATTCGTTGTTGTCAAACTACCATCTGCTAAATTGAACATAATACTCTGGTCAGACGACATCAGCGTACCAGTAGAGATAAAATCAGCACTAAAATAAAGGTTGCCAGTGTCTTCGTCGATAAAAATACCCTTGGCTGCACCATTGTTCGTCAGCCGGTTAAAGATATCTTTCTGTGTTAGCTTTTTATCAACCGCATCAATCACTTCGTCCTTGTTCGTGTAATTGTCTTTCTTGCCCCAATCTCCGGCATCATATGCCTCGCCTTTCGCCTTGGGTTTTCCACAAACAAGCACTTCTGCCCCCGTGTACCACAGATCACCTTCGTCATACGGCGGGTCGGGGTGTTCGTCCTTGCTGGCATCTGCCGTAAACACACGCCGCTTTCCATCCGCCGTATCCTGTGCCTTGCTGGCCGCCTCAAGTGCATTGGTTACATCTTTGTCCTGTACCAGCTCCCACTTGTAGCTGCCATCGTCACCTTTCATAAATCGGTATGCTTTGCCTGTCTCTGTGTTATAAAACAGGTCATCCACATGTTTTTCTTTTTCCTCATCTGTCGTCCAGCTCTTGGCCGGCTCGTTATCCAGCGTAGGGTCATAGGCGTAAAAGTGCTGCTCGGCCTTGCTGTCAATCTGGTCCTGCATATCTTTTGTTACACCATCCACATAATTTTTCATGTCATCTTTGCTGGCGTAACTATCCTTTTTTACCCAGTCGCTGGCATTATATTTGTCACTGGCCGTGCGTGCTACCGTACAAACCAGAATGTCTTCTCCATTAAACCACAAATCGCCCGTGTCATACGGCGGCTCCGGGTGTTCCCCTTTGCTGGCATCAGCCGTAAATACCTGGCGCTTACCATCTCCGGTGTCTTGTGCCTTGCTTGCGGCTTCCAGCGTATCCAGCGTTTCCTTATCTGTCACTTCTACCCAGCTACCGGTTTTTGTTTCTTCGTTGTATGTCCACTGCCAGCCTTTCTTGCTGTCGGTGTTATAAAACAAATCGCCGTTGTGCGCTTTCTTTGTGGCGTCGTCTTTCCAGCTCATAGCAGGCCAGTTCTCAAGCGTCGGGTCATAGTTATAAAAATACTGTTCAACCTTGCCATCCACCTGTTCCTGCAGCTTGTCAACCTTATTCACATAATCTTTTAAGTCTTCCTCAACCTTGTCCTGCTTCAACAGGTTCCGGTCAATTTCATACGGCTTAATGTACAGCCGCTTAAAGTCGTTCTGCGGGGCAATCACAGCCACAGCATCGTTCACCTGGAACAGCGCATTACTCGCAATGGTGTATTCCTTGCCAAAAGCCGCCACTACATAGCCGCTGTGATCGTCCAGCACCTTCACAATTGTGCCAACAGCTGTACGGTCAAACTTGGCATTGCTAATCAGTCTCTCGCAGTAACGCTTCACCTCTTTTGCCAGGTCTTTCAGCCCCGCAATGGCATCATCCAATGTGTTCTTTGCCATAGCTTTTCCTCCAAAATAAAAAAGCCGGGCAGCCACATAGGCCACCCGGTATATCGTCATCGTACTTATCGCTTAAACCAATATTTCTTTACATCTGATTTTTCATCATAACAAAGCTCAACGTATTTAATTTCTCCTCTGGGAATCATAACAATTCGGTCATCCATTGTTGTAAGGGCATTACCCTCTTTATCTAAAACATCATATCCAGATAAAAGTAATACGTTCTTTTTATCATCCATTCCAACATAAGAACCACTAAAATCGTTCTCGCAGTCTGTATAGACTACCATATTGGTTCCACGTTTGTAGTCAATAACATCTTCCCACACGCTATCGCTTGGGGACCATTTGAACAGCTTATGTAACACCTGCTTAATTTTCACATTCCTGCGCATAACAGAAAGAACGGCAGCAATAACGCAAGCCATGACATACTGTAACTTCTTGGTTGGTACCACCTGCATAAGCAGAAAACTAATTACCACAGAATAAACCAGGTAATGTTGAGGCAACTGTTTGTCAAGCAACCTGTTATAAATCCATAACATCAATAAACCAGGCACCACATACTGCAAAATAGCAGGAATCATGGCAACTAGCTCGTTTAAGTATTGTGTTATTTCCATCACTTATTTTCCTTTTTGTCCTCTGCTTTTTTCCAAGAGGAGCTATTTTTATTGTTCTTGGCTTCCGGGTTAAACGTAAACTCCGTGTTCGGCTTGTTTTGGCTCTCAGTCTTTGCCATCGGTACAACACTTCCTACTTTATTATAATAGGGTCATTATACCATACAAAAAGCCGGACAACAACAATCTGTTACCCGGTGTAAATTGACTTATAAAATTATCGCATTGCTCGTACAAGAGCATTAAATTCTTGTTCTGTTTTGGCAAATCGGTATGGAGCATACTCGCCATATGCTGTTGGTCTGCTAATCGTCACTAACTGTACGCCTTTATCTCCAACCGCAGCATTTAAGGCTCTTTTCATTTCAACAAGATGCTTGCCGTGAGTTGTTTTCAAAGCAATACAACCATGAGCATATCTATCTTTCGCTACTAAATAGCACATGATTCAGCACCTCCTTAAAAAGCAACAGCCGTCATCTTGCCTTATTATATAAGGGACCTAACCGCTGATTCCTCTCGGTTGGTTTCCCTCTGTCCTGTTTGTAATTACCGCTTGCTGAACTCCTGCGCCATAATGGAGCCAATGTTCTGGTGCAAAATGCGGCCAAAATTTTCAACGTCATTCACACCGTTCATCACAATGTTAATGTCGCCAATGTGTACGCCGCTGCTGCCAGCACTGGCCAACTCAGCGTTCACATTCTCCATCCGCTTCAAAATAGCACTCTCCACAAAAGCTTCCGGGTTAATTGCCGCGCTAAACAGCCGGCGGGTCAGGTTTCCCGGCACAACGCCGTCCCCAACCTCCAGGCTGGTATAGCGTCCGGCTTCCGGCTGCCGTACAACAATCTCAGGCCCAGCCTCATCAACACGCGCACGTTCAAAGGCCGCAACGTTCATAATGCCGGTTGCATGGTTGGATGTACTGCTGGATTTTGTCGTTTTCACTTCGGCCTGGGCAGCCTTCTTTTCCTTATCCAGCTCATCGCTCTTGGTTTGGTACTCTTCCTCAACAACCTCAATCTTCAAACTCAAATCATTGATCTCAGCAGTTTTTTCCTCAATCTGCCGCAAAATATCAATGTAGTGGTTCTTAAAGTTGTCAAGCACATCCGTCCGCTGTCCCAGGATCTTCTCTTCCCAGTCCGCCCCAAGCCGTGCCACCGTGTTAATCCGGTTCTGCTCCGTCTCGTAAGCATCTGCAACCTCTTCCCACTTGCTCTTGTAGTCTTCCAGCTGGTCAATCAACTTCTGGTTTTCCTTAATCTGGTTTTCCACATGGTCAGTGTTGCTCATGTTGTTCATGTAATCAGTCGTGATCTTATCAATCATAGCCTGATCCATGTTCAAAATCATCTGGTCTGCATTAGCGCCGTACAGCTGCCGCAAAATCGCAACGTTTTTACTGTTGGTGTATTCGTTCTGGCCTTCACTCAGCTTATCTTTGTATTCATCATAAGCGTCAATCTTGTCTTGCAGTTCCTGCTTCTTGTCTTCCAGCTCTTTTTCAAGCGCGGCTTTCTGGTCTTCCAGGGCCTTCTGGGCATCCTCATGCTCTTTCTGGCGCAAAGCATCGTTATAATCCTCTTCGGTGCTTTTAACTTCGCTCTCGTCAGCTTCCCAAACAAAGCCTTTGCCTTCACGGTATACACGCACACTGCGGTTCGCTTTGGCTGCATCCATGGCCGCCTTTTTGCGGGCAAGCTCAATCGCCTTTTCCTGGGCATCGTTGGTTTCGTTCAGCTTATCCAGCTCATCCTGCAAAGCGTCAATCCGCGGCTGGTAGCTGTCGTCCAGCGCCTCCTGCTCCTTCTGCAAAGCTTTCGTCCGCTTTTCAATCAAGTAGGTAGCGCCGTTCATGGCAGCATCAAGGTTGTTTTTCTCGTCTTCCAGCTGTTCTTTCAGGTCGTCCCACTGGTGTTCCAGTCGGTCAATCTCTTTGTCAATCCTAGCTGTTATGGTTTTAACAATCCCGTCAAGTGTCTTTTGCTCGCTTTCCAGGCTGTCCTTAATGCTCTCCAGCTCTTTCTTCTGCTTTTCCAGCGCCTTTTTCTGGGCCTCATAGGCTTCCTTTACAGCATCTGCTTCCGCTTCAATTCGTTCAAGATTTTTCTGTGCTGCCTCAGTCGCCGTCGCAGTAGCAGCAGCCGCTTTTGCATTTTTCTGGAACGTTGTACTTGTGGCCGGATTGTTTTTGGGAATGTAACCACCGCCGGTAATCGTTCCAACGCCTTGATCGTAAGCGTTACCCTCCGCCATGGCCATTCCGCGTGCGCCCACAAAGCCATTTTTCAGCAGTTCTTCGCTCTTTTGGTGGTCAAACACAATCGCGTCTTTGGGTAAGTTCACAAACTCAGCACCATGCTCGCCAACCGTGTACCACTTGCCGCTGTGCGGGTTTACTACCACTTCATAACCAAGCTCACCAACCAGTGCTCGTTCAGCTCTAGCTAATCCGCCATTGGTGCCAGCCGCATGGGCAGTACTAATACCTGTTGATCCTGCCCCGTTTCTCTCGGCGTAGGATTTGCCTGGTTTATACGGCTGCGAGCTGCTGGGAGTTGATATGTTGGGTGTCGGTACGGTAATGGTTGTATCGCTTATCTGATTCATCAGCTCCGCAACGGTGCCAAGTTTTGTCAATGCTTCGGTGGTATTTAGATCCAAAGTGTACGGGGTTAGAAGTATATTAGCGATATCGGTAACGGTATCCTTCGTTTGACTCAGCTTATCTTCGCTGTCATCCGTTTCAACGTTCAAGATCTTGGCATCTTTCAGCGTCTGGGTAATCTCTTCTGTGCTCTTACCGGCATCTTCCAACCCCTGGGCATACACCTGGATCTCAACCTCAGTCGGTGCGCCCAGTTTTTCTTTCTGGGTATTCAAGTCGGCCAGCTTATCCTGGGCAGCTTCCAGCTCTGTCGCAACGCTAAAATCACCGCTGTTAAATCTTTGGGTCAGATCATCAACAGTCTTTTCAGCTTCCGAAGCGTCAATCCAAAGCTGTACGCGGCCATTCTTGTTTAGGTTGTCTGCGGCTTTATCAAGCGCACTCTGTAGTTCATCGGCTTGTCCGTCAAATGTGCTCCCTTGACTGTTCATCTGATCAACAGCATCTTTGGCTTTCTCATAAGCGTCAACCAGTGCGTCTACATCAGTGCTATCAATGTTCCCCTTGATGTTTTCGATTTTCTCATTAACTTCTTTGAGCTGGTTATTCCATTCGTCGTAACTGTCAGAGTCAGGTTTAACGCTGTCCATTTTTTCCTTCAGCTCGTCAGCCTGCATTTCAAGGCTTGTCAGTGTCTCACCAAAGAACGCATCATCCCAGTTAAAGTCAAATCCGTATTCCTGTAGCTCGCCAAAAATAGCCCGCACCATATCCGGTGTCAGCTTCATGGCGTCACAAAAATCGTCAATGGTCTTTTTGCCCGCAATGGCCACATAACCGTTGCTGTCCTCTTCCATTAAGCCGGCCTTAACAGCATCATTCAAAAAGTTGGTAATGCCCTTACTGTCATCAGTCAGGTACTTTTTCAGTGTGTCAACATATTGCTGTACAGCATTTTCGTCAACACTTTTCGGCACCAAAAACTCAACAGCAGCCTTATATTTCTGCGTGCCGATCTTACCGCTCTCCAGCGCGTCCTTAATCGCATCGTAAGCCTTGATCGCATCGTCATACATGGTGCCGGCTTCCGTAGCGTTCTGGGCATTCAGCCAATCCTGATAAGCCCCACTCACCTGCACTAGCTGGCTATACAACACCTCATAGTTCTGGCACTGTTCCCGCAGCTTTTTATTTTCCTGCTCACGGTTGCTGATGGCTTCTTTCAGCGTGCTCTGCTGCTCTTCACTCAGGTCGTTGTTCTTTTTCAACGCATCGTTCAAGCGGCTCAATTCCTGCTTGTTCTCGGCGTATTTCAGCTGAGCCTGGCTTCTTGCTACTCGGACTGTGGCTTCTGCTTCCTCAATTTTCTTGTCGGTCAGCTTCTTGGCCTTTTCCGTGTTGACCTGCATCGTGCCGTTCACATATTCCAGGCAGTCTGCATAATCCTTGTCCGCATCGGTCAAAGCCTTAAAGTTTTCAGCCGTCACGCCAACACCGGTGGTCTGCGCCTGTAAAGCGGCCGTCACAGCAGAAATGGTCGTGGTAACATTTTTTACTGCGGTATCCGCATCAATGGTTACGCTGTTAGCTTCTACGCCAGTTTGGTTCAGCGACTCAAGCTCAGTAATAACATTCTCAATGCTAAAACCGGCATCCTGCATATACTTGATAAATTCTGTCAGCAGGTCAAGATCAATCCCACTAGAAAAAAGATTATTGAAAGCCTCGTTGTCAGCTATATTAAAAAGTGCTCCTAGCGAAACACCTGCCGCATCGGCTTTGTCTTTAGCGTCTTTCAGTGCCTGACTATAATCATCAACTCCACTTGTAACGCCAAAAAACTCTTTTGCTATATCTAGCATCTCACCCAAGGATTTACCGGAATTTTTAGCTTGCGTATTCAGGGCGGTCAGTGCTTTAGCGGCCCCTTCAGGATTCTCTTTCAGCTTGCTTACAACATCCGCATACTTGCTGTCGTTAAAGTTCTGCTCAAACCAGTCGTCAGGGTCAGCCTTCATGTAATTATACTTCAGCGCATCCTCAATCTGGTTATAGATTCTTTTCTGTGTTGAAGTCAGATTGTCAAAGCCAACCAGGTCAAGCGTTTCTTTATAAGTCTCAAGGTCATCGGCCTGGTCAAGGATTCCCTGGTTGATTTTTTCAAGCTGGGTATTGTACAGTTCTGCCTTATCCAGCCAGTTCTGTGCTTCATCCGCTGTCTTAGCTTCTTCAGCTCTTTTGTTAAATGTGTCGATCTTTTCGTTCAGGTAATCAATGGCGGCGGAATACTCACGAATATCATTGGAGCGTCCAAGAACCTTTTCCGCAAAACTGTTCGGGCTGATCTTATCAAAAACATCTTTGTAGCTTGTAAGCCAGTTAGGTCCTTTTTTGTCAAAATCAAAGCCTTCCTCAAAGTAGTCAAGGCCGTAGTTTTCTTTGAAAGATTCAACCGTATCGTTAGCAGCGTCTCTGGCTTCTATCTCGGCCAAATGTTCCTTCAGCTCAATTTGCCGTTCAAGCCTAGTGTTTGCTGTTTTCAGCTTCTCAAGTTCCTGCTGGTCAGTATAGGTAATAACATCCTGACCGTTGATCTCAGCCATCCGTTCCTTGTTTTGCTCCAGCTCATCGTTCAAAGACTTGATCTCATCAGTCGTGTCCTGGTACGCCTTTTTGCTATTCTCCATTTTTTCTTTGGCGATCTCAGCACGGTTGATGTAATTTTGAACTTGGGTTACAGCCCATCTAAATGCTTCGCTGATAGCCCAAATAGCCGCGGCCTGAGCGGCAGTTGTCAACATCTGCAAACCGATACCTTTAAGGGCATTTTTCAATGCGCCTACACCAGTTACAGAACTAAAGAAGTTTTTCAAACTAAGAGTTCCTTCGTCGGCGTTTTTAGCAAATTCTTGTAACGTAACAGAAGCGCCTTCAAGTTTACTAAGTGCATCAGCCTTTTTACCAGTTTTCTCAAATTCTGCATTAAAACGTTTTATAGCTAAAATATCAGTATCTAAATTTTTAGCGATGTCGTAATCCTTATCAAAATTACCAGTTAGCCAAGCGAATAATATCCCATTTTTTGTAGAACCCATGTCATTTGCTTCCGCAAAGGCTTTTTTAAAATCTGAGATAGACTCTCGCCATCTTTTTCCGTTAAGAGTTACAAAGGCCCCTGTGTTCAAATCATTACCTGTTCCGAACATATTAAACAGATTCAAAATCTAGTTGTTCTACTAATTACTGTGTGTTATAATTAGCATAAGGTTATAAAATAATATGTTCAAGAGGTGTAAAAGTATGAACTTTAACGAAGATAAAGAATACATTTGCCCTGTATGTGGAAGGACTTTCTTTTCACAAGACAGCTATCCTGGATGTGATTTTTGTTCAAACCATGAACTTACAATTTATACTAATGAGATGGCAAAAGAGATTAACGACGAAATTGATAAAATGTCTCCGTTAGAATTTCGAGAAAACCTGAAATTTGAACCTCGTGCTCAATTTTATTATGAACTAGAAAAAGGAGATTCTAAAGAACAAGAGAAAAGTAAACGTAGCGCTGTCTATCACGAGCTCCTTTATAAAAAGTACGTCTACAACAACCCTCTCTTTGACAAAGCCAAGTTTGACATGCGTGCCGAATGGGAATACGAAAACGCCGTAGAGATGGAAGAGGGCTACCGTAAGCGCCAAGAAGAAAAGAACAAACCTCGCTGCCCCAAGTGTGGCTGCACCGAGTTCCAGATGGTCCCCCGCAAGTGGTCTCCCCTTACTGGGTTTCTGACTAACAGGGTTGACCGGGTGTGTGTAAAGTGCAAAACAAGATTTTGATGCTACACAGACTGTATTAAACAGTAAAGGATTGATATTATGTCTTTGGCAATGGTTTTAGCCAACCAGTATGGTATCGTTATGTCGGCAGATAAAAGAATGACATTAGCTCCAAAAACCTCTGATGGCCAAACATTTCTTTATCCGTCCTTAAATCATCAACAAAAATTATTCATGACAAAAAGTGGACACGGTATAGCTTTTACCGGAACGTTGACCTTAGATGACGGTACCGCTACAGCTGTCGTAATAAAAAATGCTATCGCTAAATACAACAGCCCACGAACATCTGTTTTAGACGAACTTAAAGGTTTGAAAAACGCGCTTAAGCAATACACCAAAGAAAAACAAATTACGCTAGTCGGGGCAGAAATCAACAATGGCAAACGACAAGTATTCACTCTTACACTAACAGACAAGAATATAGAAAAGAACACAAACGAAGAAGGACTTTGCCTGTTATCACGAGGAGATTGTTCCTTTGCTGAAATGCTCATGTCTTTTCAAAGCCGCAATTCTAATTGCGTTCATTTTTCTCTTCAAGAAAGTATAAATTACTTACGTTTTGTAAACAGCACTGTAGCAAAATTGCAATATTATAATGGAAACCTTCAATCTGTTAGTGAAGAATGCGATGTACTTGTGCTTACCCCCAAAGAAGCCAAATGGGTAATATCACCAGAAACTCTATTTTAACGGAATATTAACGGAACCATATCCACTTCCGTCATAAGTGGGAATAGGGCTTGCGGTTACTTTTTCTTTTGGCTTCTGCAACTCTTTAATCAGCGCCGCAAGCTCTTTGGCGTTGCCCGTAATCTGAATTGTCATAAAATCCTCTTCCTTATATATAGATTGGCTACTTGGCATAAACATCTCTCTGGTACTTTTGCGATTGTTTAGATTAACGTTCGGTTTATATGTAGCACCCATAATCACCCCTCCGTTCCTTGATTTTTAAGGCAATTAAAACAGCCGCCGTTATAAATTCCCATCATCGCAAACTTGTCCATTTGCTCCGCTTGGTTTGCCGTCAGTCTTTTGCAGTTGATTGCTACTGCCCGCATAGCGTATTCGCATTTGTAAATCATTGCGTCTTGCTCAGAACTGTACTCTCGCTCAAACAGTACCTTGCGCTGGCAAGGCTTCAAAATACCTTCCATAAATGCCATAAAACATTACCTCTCAAAAATACCAAAAGCCCCGGCCATTAAAGGTCAGGGCTTATCTTTATTTATTATTCTGGTGGCCACTCCATCCGCAATGTTATAATTCCGTCATGAGAATGTAGATTAAGGTTACAACATTTAATGATGTCTAACCCAATTAAGAAATCGAAATCTTCCTCTGGATCATGGAATGTTCCTAGTTGAACACTTGTAACTGGAATAGTCTCGCATATTTCTAATGTCGTATTATACACATCCCCGCAGTCTTTGCCACTAACACCATGATATGTTTTTAGCCCCATAGAGGCCAACTTTAGCTCTCTGGCTAAACGTTCAGATATGGCACTAGACGAAGAACCAGTATCTAAAATCCCATTACCACGCCAAATACGGCCAGTTCCATCATTATATGGTGTACTGATTGTTACCCATAAAAATTTAGTATCACCTATTGTGTAATTGATGGTAAACCCAGCCATTATTTTAATTACCTCTCGTATTTTATATCAATGATATGCTGTTCAAAGTTTAGCTTCATATTAGGCACTTCATACCACACTGAACCTTGTATGGTGCATTTCTCCATTGGAATATTACGATGATCGGCTTCTGCGGCAATAACTTTTTGATTATATACAATAATAGATTTGCCACCATATTTTTCGCGCAATTCATTTTTATGTTTTTTAATCCAATGAATATTACGCTTAACAGCCAGTGATTTTTTGACCTTATCAATTATACCATTCAACCACTTCACTTTCAACTCATCTCCTCAAAAATCACCTTCGTAAATCTTTTATAACCTTCTTACGGCTTTCCCGTAATGTTCTGACTGTCTTTCTTCCCGTCTGGTTTTCACCATGGAATAGGGCTACCCATACAGTCGATGAACCAAAACACCAAAGTTCACACATCTTCTTCTGCGTACATTCCTGCACGCGGTATTTTGGCTGCTGATTAAGCATTGTTTACGCGGGTTAGCACCACCCCGTAGGGGCGGCTTTTCTCTCAGCATACCGCATCCGCATACTTGTTTCTGCCTTTCGGCTCCATAGTGTTCCGTTGCCGGCTCACTATGGCTATGCGGCTCTTAGCCTTTCCCAGCAATTTGGGTATTTAATTACCAACCAAGGCGCGTCCTATGCAGCTATCCCTCCTGCATAAGCGAGCATTTGAATACTGCCCTTGGTCTTCGCATTTGAAAGCGACAAAAACGCACTCAACGCTGCTGTCGCTGTAGGTATAACACCAGAAAATTTAATGAATCCATCTGAAGCATCCAGTAAGGCCGTTCCAAGACTGATAACGCCTTTAACCAGCCCGCTGTTCAGCAGATCAGTAGAGATCTCCTGGAACGTAGCTTCGAAAATCTTCAGTCGTCCTTCAACAGAATCCAGCACCCGCTCATTCTCAGCCATAGCGCTACCACTACTATTCAAGGATGTCTGTAGCACATCTGCGGCCTGGCTTGCCTGGCTCAACAATGCAGCCACACCATTTGCGCGGTTCTTACCGGCCAACAGCTCAAGCAGGGCAGCCTGGTCAACATCGCTCATCTTGCTATATACTTTAGCAATGCCCTGAATAATATCATAGGTACTCTTAAAGTCTCCGCTCTTGGTTAGGATGTCAAATCCACCCTTGCCGTCTACATTGGTCAGACCCATAATATCGGCACGCAGTTTGGACGTACTGGTTGCAACAGTGTCGGTTTCCTCGCCCATCTGTTCCAGTTCGGTCGTTGCGCCACGGATTCTCAAAGCCAGCACTTTCAGCGTACTGCCGGTCGTTTCAGCGTTTTGGACAACACTGTTCATGGCCGTGCCAAGTGCAATCGTCTGGTCAAGGGTGTTTCCTGCGGCTTCCATGGCCGATGCAGAGCGCTGCAAGATATCGCCCAAATCGCCAGAAGAAACAGCATAGTTGTTGGATACGTTATTCAGCTTGTCCACCAGGCTGATTGCATCGTTCGCCTGGATATTGAATGCCTTCATCGTGCCAACAATGTTTTCAGTGGCCTTATCAAAGCTATCAAGGTCATCGCCAACATTGTAATAGATGGCGCTTACATCAGCCAGCTTTGTCGCATCGCTCAGGCTGTAGCCCAGTCGTGCATAATCCGCCGTTGCATTCACAACGCTGCTAACATCCGTACCAATGTTCTTTGCGCGGGCACCAGCCTCAGTCAAAAAGCTCTGATATGTACTGTCTGTCTCGTTCGTAACCTTTTTCAGCTCCGTCATGGCAGTATCAATGTCCACAACATTCTGGTAGATTTGCTGCAAACTTCCCTGCAATAAGTGCAGTGCGCCCATAGCAATGGCCGTGCTGAAATGCTGGCCAAACAAGTCGCTGAATACTTGCCCAACCGTCTTACCCTCAAGCCCAAGTTCCTGTACTTTTGCTTTCAACCCGGCAACTTTTTGAGCAGTGCTATCCAGTGTTGTTTCCATCAAGTCCCGATTACCGGAACGCGCCGCAGTTTTAAGCTCATCAACAATGCTGTTGTAAGTGGCCATTAACTCAGGGTTTTTCTGGATCTGTTTATTGATCTCAACGTAACGTCTCAAAGTGTACAGCAAGTTGTTCAGGCGCTTCTGCAAACTCTCTAAGCTTTGGTTGTTTTTGGCAGTTAGGTTACTGCTGCGCATCGCGTTTGTGGTATTGCGGATTTGGATGCCAAGTGCAGCGAACAACTCATTAAGTGTGCTTATATTGCCTTTTCTTTTTCCGAGTTGATCAACGTAAGTATTAAAAACATTTAACAAGTCCTTGTATTCTGCCGTACCATTTTTGAACTTGTCATATACACCTTGAAGGGCTTCACTAAGGCCAGTAAATGTCTTGTACAAACCATTGTTCTCAGGTACTTCTCCGGCTTTTTTCAGGTTCTCACTGAGTGTTTTTGCATAATTGTTGATTTGTGTTATTTTTTGAGGCAACGCCTTAAACGCCTGCGTGGATTCTTGATCGGCCGAATTAAGAGCAAATTTGAATTGAGATAACACCTCAGAAGCAGCTTTTAGAGCCGCTTCATACTTTTTTAAGTTATAGTCACTAAAATTGTCTTTTAGATCAATTCTCGCGCTATCAAGAGAAATAAGTGCTTTTTGTACAGAACTAAATTTTTCATTATTCAGTAAAGATATTTTCCCATTCCCGAAATCTTGATAATACTTGTCCTGTAGATCTCTAAATTTTGCGTAAATACCGGAATAACTTTCGCTAACTTTATCTATAGATGATGCCGTTTTCGTAAAATCAGCAATTTCTTCTTTTAGTTTACGCATTGCTTTTTCTGCTATCTGCAAACTGGAATCGTCTAATTTTTGGACGAATATTGTCTGAGCAGCTGTTGCGGCATTCAAAGCTGTTCTCAAAGTAATAACATTTTTTTCAATCCCGTTATATACGTCAGATACTTTTAATAATCGCTCAAAATCTTTGTCAGTTATATTTGCTATATCTCCGAAATTATATCCGTTTTTTTTTGTTAAATCATTAGCATCATATTTGGCTTTTCGTAGCTGAGAATCCAGAGTTTTTGCAATCCCCGCATACGGATTTTTTGTGCTCCCCTTAACACCTGCGGTACTCGCGGTACTGATCGTTGCCCGAACATTTGATAATTTGCTAACAATCGAGGTTACTTTCGTTTCAACTGCATCCAGCTGCTTTAGCGCCCCGCTCATATCAAACAGCTGTACATTTCCTCCCACACTGCTCTGGATATTTTTCAGCTGGTTGGTAATTTTTGTAATATCAGCCGGGTCAATCTCAAGGTGTGCGGTAATATTACTTGTAAGGTTTTTAATCTTATCCGCCAGTTCACTCTCATTGGCCAGTTCCGCTTTAACCTTCAGTTTATTCTTTTTTGCAATCTCATTCAGCTTCCCCTGCACACCACCGCCGTCAGGTTCCACCTTTACCTTAATACTTAAATCTTCCGCCATATACTTTCCCCCTTACGGTTCGGCTCAAGCCTTCAAAGGCCGATTCTTTTCAAATCAGCCGCTCAAGACAAGAGCCGAAGCTCTCGTCGCGTTAGTTATCAGGGAACTGCTCTTTTATGGCTTTCACAATCTCTCCATGTACGGCGCTGTTCCCATCTGCGATTTCTCTTGCCGTGTTTGCCACAAACGGGCGCGGGTGCAAATAGGCCGCATCAGGTGGCGACCCCCAAATGTTTTTCACATCGCCCTTCTCCACCATCTCAGCAAGCGGTGTATTGGTGCCGGTTTTGTACTGCCCACCAACGGCTGATTCATTCGGTACACCAATATCCTTTACCGTAAGCACATGTTCTCTCACGCTGCTCACCACGCTGCTGTCGGCTTCCAATGCCCCTTCGCCCTGGCCGCGGCGCTCATATACTTTCGGCTGGTATACATCCAGTACATCTTCCTGGATATGCTTCTTCAAACAATTCTCCACAGCCGTTTTCGCCCCGCCATTCAGTGCCAGGTTAATTCGCCGCTGCAGTTCCAGTTCCAGCCCTTTCTGTGTGCTTACCGTCTTGGCCATTTAACTCTCCTTGCCGTTCACAACCTCAATCTTCACGGGTGGCTTCTTTGCGGGCTGCTCTCCTTCACGCACTTTCTTTACCAGATCAGCCAAAAATTCCTGGTCTCCCAGCTGGCTCAAATTCCCTGCAATTTCTGCAAAGGCGTCTGCAATCCGGTCAAGCGGGTCCGGGTGATTGATCGCATCAAATACCTTCATGTATTTTTCTTTCCGGTCTTTCATCTCGGCTTCACACGCCTCATAAAGTCCCGCTGTAATCACCGCAATGTCTGGGTCTTCCACAATTTCAATACCCTGTCGGCTGTAAATAAAGTCACACATTTCATCTGTGTCCATCTTGTCCAGCTCCGCTTCCGGGGCAAAAAAGGTAATCACCGCAATGCGCCAAGCATAATCAAACAGCGCGTAATACTGCTTGCCGTCCTTCTCGCACATGTCGCAAACAAAATCCACAAACCGAATTCTGTCGCCCACACGGATGTTCTTCTTAATTTCCATAAAAAACTCCTTACAAAATAAAAAGCCCCGCCCTTTTCAGGCGGAGCCGTGTTCATGTTCTATTCGGGTACCATGCCCTAATTTTGTCATGCTCAACAAACTTTTCTGTCGTTTCCTGGCATAATCACAATTTTACAGCGTGTCGTAGTGAACCTCCACACCTAAGCCTTGCGGTTATAGATGAGGCTTCTCCGTGGATTGTAACCCCACGGTAAGTCTCTGCGTTACCCGAAGGTAGAGATACGGCCCAAACTTAGCTCACAACGCCTGACGGCATTGGCCACCACATAAGGGTTAGTCTCCCGCAAAGTTGTCACAACACAGTACATCTACATCAGGTAGTTACTTCGGGTTGAATCTCTTTTGGAGTGTTCAAAAAGTCATGCAGCTGTCTGAGAGAATGTAAAGTGCATTGGGTTCTGCGCTCAATGTCAGGAACTTTGGCCTTACATTGAGACCATGCCTTTTTTGACATGGGTTTTGTTACCTCGCGGATAAAATAGCGTGCGCCGATATTGTAGCACGCATTCAAATCCGCATTGTATTGTTTGCTGCTTGCAAAAGTAGCAAGGGAATGGTTATCTGGTGCGCGTTTTACTTTGCCGCTGCCGTCATACGCAAGTTTGCTGGTTCCCCAAGCGCAGATGTGCGAAATGCGGATACCACAGCGGTGAGCTTTATGCTCTGCAATGTGCTGGATACCATTTTTACGCCACATCTGGATTTTCTGCTTCTTGGACGATGCTTTCTTGCCTTTGAAGTCTAAATGTTCAAAGACAATTACATCGGCAGAATAGAGAACCGCGAATTCTACAACCGCGGCAGCAATCTTTTTGGATAATTCATCATTAACGCGCTTTGCATAGGCCCAAAAGTTATGTGCTTCACGGGACCCATGTAGTCTTTGGAACTTCTTGATGCGGTTAAGCACATGATACAGATGGTCTTTGTCACTTGGGAAGTTGATAAAACTCCTGGCAAGGATAGTTCCATCAGCAGTCATGATGCTGCATACCGCATCGGTATTGAGACCTAAATCGACGGCACAGACGCGCTGCTTATCGATAGGGGTATCACTCAGTTTAACGTTTTCATCGAACGCAAAACGAAGGCTGTATTTGCCAAAATGCTTTTCGAGTATAGGGGCTGACGCACAAGCGTGCATCCAGTATTTGCGCAAGTAAGCAATATCTGTCTTACGCAGCGTGACGGTTGCCCATACCCAGTCGTTTTTATAGAAAACCTTCAAGCGGACAGTATAGTGATTGCTCAAAGCAGTCAGCTCATTTTGGGAGTTCTGCAGTTCAACAGCTTTGCGCTTTGCTTTCTCGATTTTCTTTTCTTCTGCCGTGAGTTCGTCCTTAGGTTTAGGATTTTTTATGACTTTCACTTTTTCGGGTGCGCCGTCCACGAGGAACATATCATCGCGGAAGAATATAGGGAGAGCCTTTCTGTCCACTTGAAGGGTAGGCTGTTTATCCTTTTTGTCGGACACTTCCCAATTTGCCAAGTTGCTGCGATAACTGCTCACCGCACCAATAGCGACCGTAATGGTTGCACGACGCAGATACGACGGATACTTATAGAACAACTTGTCGAAATCAGGATACTTGGCTTCATGGTTTTTGGTGCTATGAACCAGTTTATCAATATAGCGCTGTTGCTCAAGATTACCGGTATCGATGCGTTTAACAGCATTCCAGTTTTCATTGACAACGCCAATCAGATAGGCGAGCGCCTTGCGATAAATACAAACAGTTTCATTGAGATTCACACTACAATTAACGATTCTTACCTGATAGCTAGATGTAATATTCAAAGCACTCACCTCCCTTACGGTTCACTATAATTCTATAATATCCAGTTCGCACAACCTGGCGACACCGTTATCAGAACGGAAAACAATAATTTCTGATTTCTACCCTTAAACACGAGCTAACCCCGCCTAAATTTTACAGCTATAGACGTGGCGTGCGCTCTCCATTATTCGTAATCAATCCACCCGCCACGCCGTTTACGGTACACAATCCAGCGCAAATGCTCGTCCGGGTATAAATAATCAAACATCTTCCGTTTCATCAGTGCCACAGTATCTGGGCACCCCTTGGTGTCAATTACCTCTGTCGTGCCGTCTTTATACTTCAACCAAAAATCAGCCACATAGTTAATAGCTCGCACCGTCTCTATTCTTCCCCCACGTTCCTTGCGGTACTTTGGCTGTAACTCATAGGGTTTCTGCAGCTGATAATCCACAATCTCCCCGCTGGCAACCCCCGGCAGCACAACATCCTTGTAATATTTCATCTCAAGTTCAGAGTCAAACACAATCCCGTCATAGGTGCGTTTGCTCTTGTCACGGCTCACATTATACTTGCTTCGTCCGCTTACTTGCACAACTCAATCTTCCCGTCTGCAATCTTGAACTTAACTACATCGCCAACGGCATAGCCGTCTTTCACCGGCATCTGGTAGCCGTGCCCATCACATTCAAAACCCATGTAGCCGCGTTCCTTGTTGTAGTATACAACCACGCCCTTCAGCGGGCGCACCTGGCGCTTCAGGGGCACTTTGGGCGGGGCAGCAATTTCAACAGGTTCAATCTTCACATCAGCAAAACCGCCGGTATTCTTGTCTTCCATGCACGCTACTCCTTTCGTGTTCTAAAAATGGAGGAGCTTTTCGCTCCCCCACGGATCAAACATCACAATTCAAACCTATATATAATAAGGTAGGGATTTGCGTTGATCACTCCATAAAGTTCATGGCGTAAACGTCGCCATCCTGGTTGGCCATGCAGTCAAAGGTGATAGAAACAGTGGTCGGATCACCAGTGTTCTGGAAAGCCAGGCTGAAACTTGCCTGCGGCTGAGCCTTGTAGTAAACCAGCTCACACTGCACCATCTCGTCGTCCTCGGTCTTGAACGGCATCATACCGTGGATCTCAAAGGCACGCGGGAATGTGTCAGAATCAAACTTGACAGTCTGAACACCATCGTTCTTGTCGTAGAAGTAGTAGGCAATATAGTTCTTGCCGTCCTGCAGGCCAGCGCCAGTAACCTTCTTGTCAGTGGTGGTAAGATCACTGATCTCAGTGCCAGCGTCGTCAGAAACAGCAAAAACCTGCACAGTGCCGGCCTTCGGGGTCTCACTCAGCTCAATACCGTCAGTGGTGGCGGTCAGCACCTCGCGCTTCATAATCTTTGCAATCTTGCCAATGTCCTGGCCGCTCAGCAGGGCAAACAGCTTAACAGGCATGATCTGGGTATCAACTTTCAGGGTGCCCGCACGCTCGCCATCAAAGCCAACACGGTTCGGTGCGCCCTGGCCGCCCTTTGCAAACACGCGGTTTGCGGTAAAGTCAGTGGTGGTCACGTTGGCAAAATCAATGGGCAGAAAAACTTTCTTGGTCTTGTAATCAAGCAGAACCAGATCAGCAACTTCACGGTTCGCCATATTCGGATTTACAGCCATATCTTATTCCTCCGTTATTATTTATCAGTTTCCATGTGTTTGTACCATCCGCCAAGGTCGTTCTCGCCACCCCATACGGCATAGTTCATGTCATGGATCTCATTTTGTTTTTTTATGTTCTGACGGTTAAAAGTGTCATGTACCTGGTACACCGTCAAATCATAAATATTCGTATAATTCAGGCTGTTATGGTTTGTCGCCAACGCAGAGATGATGTTCCCCAACTCCAAATCAGGGTTACTCTTATACCCTTTTCGTTTCGATTTTTCATATTCAGCCTTTTTCTTTTGGAATCGTTCATAAAACTTGCGGGCAGCCTCATTTTTGAACTTCAAGTTTTCCTCCCGCTTCTGGTCTATGTACGCGGTTTGCAGGCAAATGTCGCAAATCTCTGCCCAGTTATCTCGCGTTATGGAACCATCAATCAGGATCTTATCGTCCACCTCAGTTTTATTCACCAGTACAGCATGGTGCGCTTCATCATATTCAAGCGGCGCATCAATAAAAAAGGCCAGTGCGGCAATCATCTCCGCCTGGCTTTCTTTGCTCATACTTAATAAATCAAAGGTGTTAATGGTGGCTTTTTCCTCCTCGCTCAAAGCTTCATACGGGTTCTCCTGCCCTGTTACTTTGGCAATGTCTTCAAACATCGCCTGTGGTGTCAGCAGCAAGGTACTTAGCGCAAACTGATAGCTCATATAGCCGCGCTTGTTAATGTCGCTCAGTCGTGGCGAGTGTACTCTGCCCACGTTTTTCACCATAAAACCTTCGGGATTCAGCAGTTCATAGTACGGTACTTTCACTTTGCGCCACCCATCTTGCGGTTGAACGCCATTACTTCGTATGTAATGCAGCGGCCGTAATAATTATTATTTGGCTTGTATACATCGTTGTTCAATAACCGTACCTTCCCAATTCCAAAATCTTCGCTGCCGTTCAGCAAACGGTCAACGTTCATGGCCAACACATCGGCCTTTGTCCCCAGCACGCCGGGGTGTCGGTAACTCTTCATTACCTTCTTATTGCAATAGGCAAAAATGTACAGGTACACTCTGTATGCCGTATCGCTCGGTGCCTTAGCCACCACGGTCTCCATGCACAGGTAGGTGTCCGCCGTTTCATTGATCTCCGGCACATACTCAAACTCGTAAATATGTCCGGTACTAATGTTCTTATCGCCTAGTAGCATCTCGTCCGTGTCGGTATCATCGTCCACGGGTCCAAGCAGTAGGTTAATAATGGTGTCGTCTTGTGCCAGCAGGGCGGCTACTTTATGTTTGTATTCTCCCAGCTCACTCAGGTTCATACGTCCACCACCTTCACTGCAATGCTGTCTGTACTCTTGCCGTCCGGTGCCACAACCGTCAGTTTCACGGTAGCTCCATTCAGCGCGGCATTATCCTCTGCGCATACCCGGCAGCTGTCCCCAGTTACCCGGTTCCACTGCACACTGTTGGCAAGGTATACCTTTGTTTCAAGTGTTTTATCATCAACGCTCAGGCTCCAGGTGCATCCCGGCAGCGGCTTGCCATCAATCGTGGCCTTAAAAATCTTGCCGCGCCCGCAAATGCGCACTTTGGGTTCGCCCGCGTATTTAATAATCACTTCGCCGTCCTCCGGTGCCTGCTTTACCTCCTGGTAATCACACAGCATCTTTTCGGCGTTATCCTGTTCTTCCACATGCTGGTCCTGTTCAAGGTTCAAAACCAAAAATCCCGTTTGGGCGTCATTCCAGTCGTAGCGTTCTGTCATAGCGTCCACACAGGTCACACGGTAAGTTTTAGGCTTGCCATTGATCTGCTCCATCATCAGGCGTTTCCCCACATCCAGCAAAGCCGATTCCTCATCATACGGTATTTTCACCTGGAATTCGCGGCTGGAAATGGTCATGTATACATCTTCGTTCAGGTTGGAAAAATACGGTTTGTCCACAACCGCCCACCGGGTAATAATTTCCCCGGTCTCATGGTTCTGCCACTGGATGCTCCGGTTACACAGCTCAATTTTGCCGCGCACGGTTATTTCATCGTCCGCATCGCGCTCTGTAATCAGCCAATGGCTTTTACTAAACAGCATAATTTTTCCAATCTCAAAGTTGTCGCCCGGCATGGTGCGTATAATCTTTTGGTTTGTCACCGTGCTGCTAATAATCATCATGTGGTGGGGTACCCCCTCAATCTCTACCTCTTTATAGGCAGGGGAATCAGGCCCCATTCTCAGCGTGTCCCGTTTGCTCTTTTCAACTATCCGGTCACGCCGCGTACTTCCGTGCCTGCCAAGCATAGCAGCATATGTCTCATAGTTCATACGCTACCACCTCACTCAGTCAAACTCGAAATTTCCCCATTGCGGAAAGAGTACAGGTTAATTTCCTTCATCTGCTGCCGCTCTGTCGTGGTCAGCAGGGTCGTCATCTTCTCCAACAGGTTGGCTGGCGAAAACAACGTAAAATCCTTTGTGCTCAATCCGTTCTGCAATGCGTCTGTGTTATAAACATACTGGCGCACAAAATGCACAATCATGCCCAGTGCCAAAATATCCTTCTCGCGGTTCGTCAGCGTAATGTTGAATTCCAGCAGATCATCTTCCCTGTCATTCAGGTCCTGTTTGCACACATCCTCAAAATCGCTGATCGCCATCTTCAAAAGATCCAGCTGCATTGCTTCTCTTGTCACCGCATCGTAGTCCAGGAACTCATAGTTGCGGACTTGGCCACGGTAACGCTCATAAACTTCCTCGTATCTTGTGCCCATTGGCCCGCACCATTCCTCTCATTATTCTTCGGTTCCGCCGATCGTCACAATCTCAACGCCGCTCTTGCGGGCTCTGGGTTTCTTGGGTGCCTCCAATGCAACGGATTCTTCCAAATCGCAATCCAGCACATCGTTCAATGCTTTAATCATGGCACGGCTGTCCAGCTGGTCTGCCTTCAGCATCTCCTTTGCGCGGATACGGATGCTGTCGCGCATCCCCTCGCTCATCTTGGGCACCTTCTCGCGGATCTCATCCGGGGTCCACTTAAACACCTCGTCAAAGTTTTCCGTAGTCAGTGCGTTCTTGTAGTAACGTTCCACACCCAGCTTGCGCAGTACGTTGGCGTCTTCAATCAAAATCCAGTTGTCACGGAAAAACCGCGGCTGGCTACCACGCATTACAAGCAGCTCAGCGTAGTCCATCTCCTGCACCTCACCAAACTCGGTCCACTCAACGGTGTAGCCGGGGTTGCGGGTCGAAGCATAAAACAAGTTGCCATGGGTGCCGTTCTTGCATTCCACCATGGTCTCATTGGTAATCTTCGCAGTTGCCAAAACATACCTCCAAAATATTCCTTATATAAAAAAGCCCCCGCCTTGCGGCAGGGGTATCGTTCAGTTCAAAATCAGGCAAACTTGTAGCTGCCAAAGTCGCGGTCCAGAATAATGGAAATACCGGTACGCTTGGTCATCAGGAATTCCTGGGTCAGGTCAGCCTTGTTCATCGGGTCGCCCATCAGCATGGTAACTTCACCCTCGGTAACGCGCTTCACGGGCTTGGTGTCGCCGGCAAAAATGTAAACAGTGTCGTCAGGCAGAATAAACTCAGTAGAGCCGATCTTGTGGCGCTGCTTCATCGCAACCATCGGGGTGCCGGCAATGTGGCCCAGGTAACCCATGCTGTACAGGTCGCTCTTGGCCTGCTCACCCATGGTAGCAGTGGTAATCTTGCGCAGTGCCTTGCGGGTGCCAACAATCGTAGCGGTGTCGCCGGTAGAAGCCTCAATGTGCTCAATCAGGTCCAGCAGCTTGTCCTCATTGTAAGAACCACTCTGGGTATAAACGGGGTCCAGCTTGGTGAACATGCTGGTCCATGCCAGATAAGCGCTGTCCAGATCATACTGGGTAAAGCTGCGGCCAACAGTGTCAACCAGGTCATTAAAGTCAATACGGCCAGCCAGCACGCGGTTCATTTCCTCATAAACCTTCACAGCACGCAGCTGGGTATTCACGGTAATATCCTGGCCGGCTTCCAGGCGCTGACGGCGGATGCCCTGGGTACCTTCAGCAATGTCGGCAACAGTCAGCAGGCACGGCTTGGTGGTATGGAAAATGTTGGTATCGCCCAGAGAGGTGTTGCGGTCCTCAATAAAATTGGTAAAGAACTCGTCACCCTTCAGGCCCTCTTCACTAACCTTATCAATCAGAACTTCGGTAATAGCAAACAGGTTGCTGCACTTACCGTCGCGGATATCCTTGTAGTTCATGCTGGTCTTGCCATTATTAGCCTCAATCATGGCCTGGCGCAGAACTTCCTGGCTGTCTTTCACGCTGTATTCGCCCAGGTGGCCATGGTAGCCATCAACGGCCAGCTTAATCAGTTTCTCATCCATGTTAATACTCCTTTACATATAAAGATAGGTGTAGGCATAGGCCACACCAGTAATTAGTTATAACTAACTTGCTGATATAAAATCAGGCGATCACGTCAACGATGTAATAGGTATACTGGCCGTCGCCAAAGCCAACCTTCACAGGATCGCGCTTGATCACACCAAAAACATTGTCAGCAGAAGCATCAGCTTCAATTTTCAGCTTGGTAGAACCAGCAGCAAAGGCAACAAACTTACCCTTTTCGGGGGTACCGTCAAAAGCTTCAGCAGTAACGCGGAAAGAATCAGCACCGGCAACCAGCAGGTAAACGCGAACAGGCTTGCCAGCTTCGTTCTCCCACTCGGTCAGGTAATGGGTGCGGGTCTCATCGTAAAACAGCTCAACGCCGGCGACCAGGGCCAGCATAGGGCGCTTGGAATCAGCAGCAGGTGCTTCAGCCTTGTAGGTTTCAGGGCCGATTGCATCACCAATCACAACAATGTTGCCATTATCAATGGCGGCAGGGCTGCCATCCTTGTAAAAAACAACACTCTTCAGGTAGGCAGCGTTGCTGGAACCAACCAGCATATCGGTGCCAACAACAGCATGTTTAATGTTAGCCATAATATGTAACTCCTTTTTTTTACTCTTTCGTATGCAGATAACGTTCAAACAGGTCGCCATAGCGCTTCTCTGTTTTCTGGGTGCCATTCACGCCAAACCGTACCTTGTTTACCTCGCCCTTCTTTTCTTTGGACGGAACATAACTGAACTCAGCGGCTTTTTTGCCCAACAGCTTGTAGCAAGCATCCTCCAAAACGGTAAACTCCATCGTCTTGTTATCTCGCAGCTTGGCATAATCAGCATCGCCATCCAGCTTCTGATCCATAACGGCAAACAGCTGTTCGCGTTTAGCGCTCTCTTCTTCTTTGGCAGCAGCAGCCTCGGCCGCAACGTAAGCATCATATTTCGGCTTCATCTCGTCATACTCTGCTTTCAGTTCGCTGTACTGCTTGTTGGCAGCCTCCAGTTTTTCGGTCTGCTCTTTGGCCTTGTCGCCCATGGTGCTGTACAGCGCGGGCACGCCAATATCGGCACTGCCTTCATCCCAGGCTTCGTACTTTACCTTCATGCGTTTCTTGCTGGCAAAATCAACTTTCACGTTGTCGCCATCCATGGTAAAGGTAAAGCTGTAGATTTTCCAATCCTGGCAATCCATCACAACGGCAAGGTCATCCTGCACATCCTGCAGCCAATAGCGGCTCACTTCATAGCCCCACGGGTCAATCATGGTTTCAGCGCTAATGGCCTCGTTTACTTCGTTCAGCTTGTCGCACAGGTTCAGGCTGTAATCCGCAGCAGGTTCGCCGCCTTCCGGTTCCGCAGCGGGTTCCGGTTCTGCCGGGGGTTCGGGTTCTGCAGGTTCAGCAGCAGGCTCTGCGGCCGGCTCACTTTCCGGTTCACCCTGCGGCTCTTCCGGCTCGGCAGATTTTGCTGCAGCCATCTCTTCACACTTCGCTTTCAGTTCCTCAATGGTAATTTCCTCCAAAGAGAACTCCAGCGTAGAAGCGTCAATGCCGTAAGAAGCCAGAATTTCTTCTTTTTCTTTCAAGCAATCGTCTCCTTTCGCAAAATTATCTATCTGAGCCTCCTTGGAGGATTCAGATCTCTGTAAAGCTGTGTATTCCGCCAGCATATCCTTAACCTGGCTCGCAATCGTCGCGGCGGTAAAATTCGCCGTAACTGTGCTACCCGTCATTGCTGGTCGGATTTGCGGGTCAGTGGTGGAAAGCACGCAGCAGCCATCAAAATCAAAATTCTGCACAACATAGTAGCCGTCTTTATCCACATAGCCTTCCATGTTGGTGATCTCCATGCTCTGCCCTTTCACCACATCCCGCTCAAAAATCCCACAGGAATCGTCAAACTTGGTCCACAGCAACCCGTCAACGCGCAAATATTCCCGTGTTTTTCCTGTGCCGTCATCCCGGCTTACCCAGCGCGGGTTGCAGCTCTCCGGTATCACACCGTAAGCGCTGCCGGCATATACATATCGAATCCCGTCCTCGTCCACAATCAGCTCATGTTCGTGGCCCTTAAAATCAAGCTCATCATCGTCATTCTGCTCAATGTATCCAAGAATCGGGGTATTCGCAATACTCTTTGCTGCCCGGTCAACTACCTCTTTTTCAAACCGCGATCCGTTCAGGTTGCCGCCAGTATGCAGCACATCAATCGTCACGTTAATAAAACGCGCATCTTTGCCCATCACTTCTCCGGTTTTTTCAAAGGTAATTGGCAGGCGGTTCAACCGCTCACTCACATCCAATCACCCCGTAAACTAAAAAAGGCCGCTTGCATAGCGGTCTCTCAAAAGTAATTTCGTTTTTTCTGCTGTGCGGCAAACTCCTGCACAGCCTTCAAATCATCGTCGTCAAGTTCAAAAATATATACTGTATGGCCGCCACTATCGCGCTCTTCCTGCACTAGCTTCTTTTTCTGGCGCAGCAAATATAGTACCACGTCACGGCCACGCACCTTAACTTCACGCTTCATCGCTCAATCAGCCTCCTGTCGCCAGGTCTTCCTCGCTGCTGTTCTCGCCTGCGTCTGTCAGCGTCTTACCCTCACTTGCATTTGTGGGGCGTCCGCCTTCATCTGTCGCGGCATTACTGTCAGCAGCGCTCTGCGTGTTGGAGCTTATCAGCGGCACCTCATTGGCCGACAGGTTCAATACCGTGTTTTCCAGGTACTGCATGTTCTCCATATCGCTTGGGCTGTATCCGCTTGTCGCCATAATGGCACTGCGCACCGGCATTCCGTACTGGCCATCTTTTACAAGGCGGTCATGCACTTCCTGCCGGTTAAAATACGTCACATCTAAAATATTTACCTTAAACTTAACTGCCGTCGAAACACTCTTTAATTTACGGTTGATCCAGCGTTCAATCTGCCGCATCATCGCAAACACAATCATCTGGTCATTCACGGTAGAAAGGCTCAGCGTAGAGCTGCTGGGGTCTTCACCGCCACCAAACAAGATATTGTTTACACCCGCCTGTTTCCACATCGAATTTTCGGCTTTTGCCACATCGTCACTGCCGCTTACAGCTCCACTTTTTTCAAAGTCCCAGCTGCTGATCTTCATCGGACTCATAATCGCGCCAATGTTCTCCGGCAGCACATTGCACAGCATGTCGTAAAACTCTTTGCACAGGTCGTAGTCAATCAAAAATGTACCGTCATCCCCCACCGGGATCTCCAGCGCCAACGCCTTGTAATTATTCACTTCGCTGGCATCCTTACTGATCGCCCGGTAGTCTTCAATATCCGCCAATGCGCTGAACAAGCTCACAAACGGCGGGATCGGCACATACGTCTGCTCGTTTACTTTCAAACAGATAGAATTTTCACTTGACAACTCCTGCCACTTCAAGCTGGAATCCTTCTGGTACGCACTGTACATCGTGGTAAATTCCGGCGGAAAATTTGGTAATCGCTCACGGTGGGAATCAAAGTAAGAAAAATTGAACGCAAAGTTGTATACACCATCCTCAATGCTGCTGATCTTGCAATAGTCTGCATCCAGCTGCTGGAATGTGTAGCTGTCGTTCGTTTCCCATGCGTACCCGTAATACACATCATCACGGAACGCCACCATCAACGCCCGGCTGAACTCGTGCCGCAGGTTCATTTTTTCCAACTGTGCCGTCACCGCATAGTAACCTTTTTTGAATTTTTGCAGGTTCACATTCTTGGAATAATCAACGCCATACGGCACCACAATGTAACTGAACGTGCTCATGTTGGCAAAATACTGGATCAGCCGCCTGTAATAGTTCGAAATATTAAACAGGTATTGGCTCATCTGCCGTAGCTGCACTTCATAGTTGGCCGGGTTCGCCAAATAGGTAACAATCTGGCTCTTGGTGTACTTTTTATAAGTAGGGTTGTAGTCGCGGTTATTTTCCAGGTCGCGGATCTTCACGTTTGCCAGGTTCGCATACCGTACCTTACTCATAAATTCCGTCAATGGCACAAAGCTTTTCTTGCCGTCCGGGCTGATCATGGCGACCTTTTTCTGCTGTATTTCTTCCATATAGCCGCCTCCTTAATGCCGCAGTCTGGGCGCTCTAAAGTTTATTTCAATCTTCTTATTGCGCATAAAGTTTTTACTCATCATGCGTTCAACCTGCAGCGCAATGTAATAGTTGTAGCTCAGGCTGCTGTAACGGTCCTTGCGTGCGCCGGGCTTCTCATGCACACGGATCAAATTATTCGTTGCTTCATATTCCAGGTTCACCAGCTCATTTACAGCCAATCCGGTATTGATGTACGGCATCTGCAGCGCCATCTTCTCCATGGGTGAAAGCTTGTCGTAACCTTTAATGTTCGCCCGCAAAATCTCTTCGCAGTCATATTCGGATTCCAAAAACCGGATTCTCCCTTGTTGGATTCCGCTTCGCAACGCAATTGTCACGTCGTTATTAAACTGGCTGCTGCCCATGATCGCCCAAATCACCTTGGGTGCCGTCTTGTCGGGGCACCGCTCCTGGAAATCCGGGTTATTGCAGCAGTTCAGCGGCGGGTATGTCTCGCCCGTCTCCGGGTCATAGCACTCATGCATCAGCAGATCCATAATAGGAGCACCAAGACCCTTTGCGTCAATGCCAATGTAGTCACACTCAAAATACTTAAAGTAGCGGCGTAGTTTCAGCACCAAATCTTGCGTAATAATACCCTCGCAGTTTTCGGTGTACACCATGTTGCTGGTACACTTGCCTGTACTGTCGGGCACCAAACTGTTCAAAAAGATGCTGGTGGCGTCATTATCGCGGCGCTTAGAACTCATCAGGGCAATATCGACCGTCAAAATCCGCTTCTCGCCGGTCTTCTTGGCCGGCAACTGGCAAGCCGCCTTATTGTTCAAAATCATGTTTGGCGCATAGAACGCTTTTATGATCCTGCGCTGCTTGTTAATGTCGTCAAAGCTAAATAGCCCGCCGTCTGTCGTGCCAATAAACAGCGCCTCATTTTCCATGCGGAACCGTATGTCAGAAAACGTCGATTCTGTCATCTCGTCTTCTACCTGGCTCTTCAGCAGCAGGTTTTCCTTAATACTCATCTGGTATGGGAATCGGAAACAATAGTAATTTTTCGTGGTGTCAAACATGTTCACAAAGTAATCTTTGCACAAATCCCATGACCAGTGCTGTTCAAACCATGCAGAGCTTAGGTACATCTGCTGGTTGCGTTCCGCCAAATGAGCATACTTGGGGTTATCCATGTAGCCAGGGTGGCGGATATAGTTCAAAAACTTCTTCAAAACCAGATCCAGCACTTCCTTGTCAACCATGCGGTACTCGTCAATAATCAACAGGCTCGCACGGCCGCCACGGGCAGTGTCTGCGGCGGTCACAACCTCAATCACACTGTCATTGCGGAAGGTTATCTTCGCCACACTCTGGTTTATCGTTATATCTTTTATCTCACTGCGCAGTAATGGGCTTCGCGGCACTAACTCCTGCTCAATCTTTTTCAGTACCAAGCTGCCCTGGTTTCGCGTTTTGCTCGCAATCACAATCAAGCTGCCTGGGTACAAGATCGCTTTCCAACAGCAGAAAATTGCACATAGGAACGTCTTGCCTAGACCACGCGCCGCTATAAAACAAAAATTTGTGCATAGCGCCATGCAATAAATCAAAATCTGTTGGAACATCTTCAGGTTTACGTTCAAATAATCCTTGCAAAACCTCTGCGGGTTCGCCCGGTAAAAGCTGGCCCACAGCGCCACGGCATTCATGATCCGGCTTGTCTTATCTTCCGTAACCTCTCTTGCAGTTTTCTTCACCATTCAGGCACCACCTCACTCTCCGGGGGTGCCAAAAATGGCGTTGCGGATACTCTCGTTCTCTTCCTCTTCTCCGCCGGTGTATTCAGGTCGGTGCGCCGTATAAGGTGCCATGCCTTCCTCGTATTCTTTCTGCCACGGGTTCTTGATTTTGAACAGTTCCATCATTGGTCCTGTCACCCAAGTGCGGAAATATTTACCAATCCCATCCACGTCCCGCCATTCGGGCGCAGCTTCCGGGATCGGCTTTTTGTCTTCCCACTTTTTAATCAAAGTGCCAAAGGTATTTGCCTCTGCCAGCGCATTATCGTTTGTCTGGTTCGGCTTAATATTGGCGCTGCCCAGCAGGTTCTGCAAAGTATCGCTGGCCTCTTTTACCTTCTTGGTGTCACCCGTTTGGTATGCCTTGGTCAGCATAATCTGCGCCATACTGATTGCTTTGAACAATTCTTCCTGCGCCTTGGTGGAGCACTCATACCGGGTAATCCAGTCCTTGTATTCATTGTCCAGCCGCACATACTCGGCCTCGTTGAACCCTGGCCCCCAAAACCCAACCATACGCTGGCTTACCTTGCCGCCGTTTGGTCGTGTCTCGCTGATATCGCTTACATCATTGATCACCCGCCCGTTGATTTCTTCCAGGTAGGTATCAAAGGTCTTGCCATGGTTCTGGGTCATATTGCAATGTCTGATCCAAGCTGTCATCCGGCTTGTGTTCGGAGCGTGCTTTGCCGTGCTTTTCAGCAGGCCCTCGCTGTAATAAATGTCAAACAGCATGCACACCCGCTTCATGGCCTCATCCTCATTACCCAGCGCCTGGGTATAATGGTCAACCAGCTTGTCCATGCAGCTTTTGCATACCGGAAAGTAATGGTTGTTCCCTCGCCACAGCTCGCTCTGCGCAGGGGAAAAATTATCCTTCTGGTGCATAAACCGCTTGCCGCAACAAGCGCAAACAAAATACGCAGGCCCATCGTCCTCTGCCATCATGCGGCGGATCTTGGCCTGCGCTTCTGCGTTTTCTCGTAAAATTGTAGCTTTATTTTTAGAGCCTTTCGGTCTTCCGGCCATGTTCAGTCACCCGCCTTATCGGCGCGGTTCCCGTTCTCATCATAATCACGGAAGTTGTTCCGGCACTCGTTCCAAAACTCCACCACATCCATCAATTTCTGGCTGCGCTTAAACACACAGTAGCTTGTCTGGGTAATGGGGTTTATCTGCCGGCTCTCATAGCTCAAACCAAACGCCTTCAAAAAATTCGTAAGCCGCGCCGAATAACTGCAAAAGTATTCGGGCTGCTTCTTCTCATACTCACCCACTCTAAAAACCATCCCCTCTCATCAAAAAATCCCACGCTCTAATCCAGCGTAATATCGTAACAGCAGTCCACGCCGTAAGCATTCACCACCAGCACGTTCTGCTCCGGTTTATTTCGCAATCTCTTATCCATGCAGTAGTTGTCCGCGCCATCCACACAGCCGCTTTCGTATACTTTCGTATCGTATACAGTCGTCAGGGCATTGGTGTGGCGGTGTCCCATCAGCACAATATCCGGTTTATCACCTGTCATCATGGTCAAGGTCTGTACCACACTGCCCGGTGTGTCTTTGTCGCCATGCACCGCGTATACAAGCCGTCCGCGAACCATAAAGTCCGTAATCGTCTCGTCAATCGTATTCTGGTAGGTTTCCACATTACCCAGCGCCGTGCAGCGTGCGCCCACAATATAAGTCACAAGCTTGTCCAGGTATTCACCGTGCTGGTTATCCTCCTTGGCAGGGAACACCCGGCTGTGGTTGCCCGGCACACTATAAATGTATACACGTTCAAACATACGGCTCAGTTCGGCCACAAACCAACTCACGGCTTCCCCGGCGCTGATCACCTGGTCCACCACATTCTCGTTATTTTCCAGCCGGTTGTTCAGGTGGATCTCACCGTTTACCAGGTCGCCGCCCAACACCAAAAAACAATTCTGGCCATTGTGGCGCTTCTGGATCACATATACCTTTTCCGCATAGCGCTTCAGCCGGGCACGTAGTACCTGTTGGTCAAAGCTGTTGTAAAGGTTCTCAATCTTGACTCCCGCATGCAGGTCGGTCAGGTGAACAATCAGGTCGGTCGTCAGAGCTTCTGTACTAACTACCCCAATGTGTTCAAAAGTCTCTGGCTTATAAGCGCTGAATCGCCGTTCAATCAGCTCTCGCATGCTCTCTCCACGGGCTTGTACCCGCATCAGGCGGCTCACTTCATTGCGCTCATCCCGCAGCTTAACCTTTTCTTTCTCCAGCTCGCGGCGCTGCTCTTTAATCTCGCCCAAAATCTGCTGGGCGTCACTCAAGTTGGTTTCACTGGCGTGCGCCAGCATGCTGAACGCTTTCCAGTTCTTGCGGTATACGCACTCATCCTTGTCCTGGCCCAGCTCTTTATTGATCACATCCGCCACATCGTCCCAGGTGCCAATCTGGTCCTTGGCAGCACAAATGCGGTAGATGTATTCATTGTCAGTTTCCTTGGCAAGCTTGTGCAGTTCAAGCATTCACGTCACCCCGTGTATTCACAATTCCGGTGCGGCGCTGGTCACGCTCCATCTCAGCCAAAGCTTCCTGCGCAAAATAGTTGTTGGGCAAAGCCTGCAGCACATACGGCAGCTCGTCCACCATCGTCTTGTTCACGGTCGTAACCATATGCACACCGGGGAACTTCTTACGCAACATTTTTGCTTCTTCCTTAGAAATAACAATCATCTTCAAAAATCTCCTTATAAAAAAATAATCTGAGAATAAAAGAACCCCCGGCCATAATGGTCAGGGGCACTCCACCCTCTATAATCATATATAGGGGGTTTTCAGCTTCAAGCGTTACAAGGTATTATTTTTGTTTCTGTAGCGGGTCACGCGGGCCAATGTCTTGGCATTTTTCTCCAATTCCGCGCAGGTCTTGCAGTAGTGTGCCTTGGCATTCCACGCAATCTCTTCCCCACACTTTTCGCAGTACCGGTTGTCGAACAGCCCAATCTCTGCGCACAATTTATCCATATCCAACCGGTTGTTCTCTGCCGTCACATCCCAGCAGTAAACACCTTCGCTTTTGTGATCATAAAACGGATACTCATACAAACAGCCAATCCGCCCCGGACCCGGCTTGCAAGTAATTCGGTTCAATATTCCGCATTTATCACTCAGCACATCCAGCTCCACCGGCGCTTCATAACCGTCCCACCAGTTCGCGCCATCAATGTGTATCGCCGTCACATCTCGCCCAAAGCAAGAGCAGAACTGTTTGATCCTGTATCGGTTCATCAGATCCAGCGTGTCACTACCATTCAGCCGGCACATAACAATCACGCCAAGCAAAACTTTCACCTGTCGCTGCGTCAGCCCATAAGTACGGATCGCCAGCCGGATGTAAGTCAGGTCGCTCTCATAAAGGTAGATCTTGTCAACCTGCCGCAGTCCACACTTCTTCAGCTGTTTTTTCTTGTACTGCTGGATTAGGTCCAACCGGTCATACTGCCTTATGTACTTGGGGTCTGTATGGGCCAGCTGCATATCTGCACAAAAATCTGGCTCATACCCACTCTGCGCCAACAACCGCCGTAACAGCCGCGGGCTTTCATTGTAATCGTCAAAATTATCCAGCAGCATCTTTTCATTGCAATAATAGCTGTAATACATTACCCCTCTCCTCCTTCAATCGGTTCAATGTTCAGTTCGTTGCCAACCGGCACCAGGGCATAACGCTTGCCCAGGTACTCGTATTCACCGTCATCGCACAGCTGCGGCAAGCAAATGTTCACCTGCTGGATATTCTCCACAATGCCGGTGCCGGCCACCACCCACATAAACTTCTTGCTGCGGCGGGGGTATTTCTGGTAGCAAAGCATCACGGCAATGTTGGCCAGTTCTTTGGGGTCAAGGCAAATCTCTGCACACCGGGCACGGAACTTGTTATAGTACAACTGCCAGTCAACCTCAAAGTTGGCGGCAAACTCCTTTGTAACGCCCTCAGCCTCCAGCTCATCTTTGAACCGGTCAAAGTAACGGCAGTGGTGTTCAGTTTCTGCCAGCTCGGCTACCGTTTTATTAAACTCAAAATAGATTTTTTCAATCGCATCAAAATGCTCCTGGCTAAATCCCACCTTCCCGTCAATCATAATTGTGTAATCAAACCCGTCACTCCTTTTGTGGCGCAGCCCGTCCGCCCACTTTTCAATAACCCAACACATCTTATTCATGTTGCTGTGGGCGCAGCTCAGGCGCTTCATCCGCTTGTAGTACGGGCTTGCATACTTCATAAAATACGGCAAAGGTCTGCCATACTTGGCAATCTGCCGCGGCACCGGGTACAGCACACCCGTCTTTGCAAAATCGCATTCTTGCTTGTGGACTATATCATCATCTCACACTCTTGGCGTGTATGAGAGGCTGGCACTTCCACGCCGGATTTTCACCGGATCGCGTACATCCCTTGCGGGCTAGTCTCTTGACCTTCCTTATTATATGTATAAGGCTTGGCACAGGATTGTATCAAACCATGATAGTTTTCCTGTTAGCACACAGACAAAACGCCATTTCCTGCGTTTCCACATTTGTCCTGTGTACACCCTGCTCTTGCAGGTTCACCAGCTGTTTCCACTGCGCGTCACCGCACAGGGCCACCGATTCTTGATGGCTTTCGTTTTTCAATTACCCCGTATGTCACCATACAGGCCAGACTATCTCTTCCATGTTTCCATGGCCACGCGCTTGGCGTCCGGGCTATCATCTCCCGGCCTACAGGGCTACACTCATCACCCCTAGTCTTTACACCTTCAGTAATTACCAGTAACTGGCAATCAAAGCTTGGCACGGTATTGTCTTTACGCTGTATTGTAAAGAGTTTCACCGTTAGCCGCCCTTTAGGCGACACTGCTGATAAGGCATTCACGCGGTTTTACAACGGCGAAGCCACCGTTGGTTATGGAGAGCAGGTCAACATACCGGGCGTATGTTTCTTTCTGCTTCTCGGTTTTTGGTGTTTTGTTGTGGTAGCAGCTCGCGTAATTGGAAATCTCACCAATCAAACTCTTCAAGCTGCGCATAATGCACGCCGTGCGGTTCTGGATCGTGTCCTTCTCCGCCAGCGCAGTTACTTTATCTTCAATGTCAATTACAATTTTTGCGTTCCTGTCCACACCCTTCATCATCAAAGGGCTATTTAATACTAGGACCAAATCCCCGTCGTACACACCTACGTCATTTTTTGCAGGTGTAGACTATATCTTCTACCGGTCTCCCGGCAGCGGTGCGCTCCAAACTGCGTGTCAATAGCAGCCTTGCTCTGGTACACTCATCCCAGATAGTCGTTGCAGCCGTTTCCAGCCACAGGATTCTCCTGCCGTCTCTCAGGCAGACATTCCCTGTTAGCAGCCCATATGGGCCACACCCCTGACGAAGGGTTCACACCGTTCCAAATGCTGTGTTACCACAGCCCCGGACCATCATTCGATCCGCGCCATTTAATCTCTGCGGGGTAATACTCTTGCAATTAACAATCAACGTGTTCACCAACTGGCCGCAATATTTTTCCAGCAGCGGGTTGGTCACGCCCTTCAGGATCACATGCTCGCTCTTGCAAATATGTGGGTTGCGTTCAATCAGCCGTTCGCCAAGCGTTGTTCCTGTTCTGTCAAAACTGTAAAACTCATCCGCCTCCAGCGCCCCCTTCAAGGGTAGGCCGGCAATGTGTTCCATCAGCATAATCAGGTCAGGTACTAAGAACTTAAAGCTACCGCGCAGCCACAACTTGCCGCACTTCATGTCATCCTTATATTTTCCAAGCAGATTGGTTATGTACTTTCGCACCCCCTCCTCTTTCAGCATCTCCGGGTTCTTCAAAATCGCCGCGCAATAATTATTCAGCGGTTTGTGCCGGTCAGCCAGCATGCCCAAAAAGCAGTAGGTGTATACCGGGTCGCCGTTCTCAATCTTTTCAACCCAATCAATGCTGTAATCTGCCAGATGCTCAAACTCGTCTACCGGCAAATCCAGGTCCTGCAAAATCTGGTAGTTGCCGCGGGTGTATAGCGGTTCTGTGTCAATGTCAAACTGCCACTTTGCAATGCCAATGCAGTGCTTGTTCTTCTTGAACTGGTACCAGTATTCCTCCCAGTCCGCAATCGTGCCGGTCTTCTTAAAATACTTGTACCCCTTGTACATGCTCTCGCACGCAATAATCTTGGGTTCAGCCCCTGGGCTGACATCGTGTTCCACGCCCCAAATGTCTTTGATGAACCGTACCCCGCGTTCTGCAAAAAACGTTTCATAATCCATCTGATTCAGTACACCCTTAAAGTACGGCATCCGCCACACCACACTGGTCACAGGTGTTTCGCTGCCCAATCGCCGCTGTATCTCCTGCATAATCTTAGGGTGCGCAATCCCGCAGCCGTCAAAAGCGTTTATTTCAATGTCGCGGGTAGTTTCTGCAATGTCTTTCTGCACCCACTCGCGGTCAGCCCCGGTCTTGCGGTCTTTGAACTGGATCTTGCGGTCATATACATATTTAATGTTCTGGTTTGGTATGGTCACAAAGCAGTCCGGCACTACCACAATGGTCGGATACCAGTTCTCAATGCAGTGGCAGCTGGAATACATCAGACCGCGATAAGCGTAAAATTTACTCAATACTGTTTCCTGAATTTGTATTCCCATTGTGATTCTCACGTCAAGGTCGTGGGCCAACCGCCTGTCCACAAAGCTCAAGATACCCTGCCGCACCATACTGGCGCTGCGTTCACTCAGCACAAACTCTTGCTTTCCAATCTTAAACCCGTGCTGGATCAACCGCTTCATGGCCGCCTTTTTGTTCTGGCCACCCACGCAATCCACAAACACAACAAACCGGTTGTACTCGTTGCTTTCATATGTAAGCAGCCGGATCTGCCGGAACAGCATGTTATCACCCTGCTTTACATAAAAGCGCTCTTCCTCCTCCTGGCTGATCTGGATGTTATAGTCATGGTTGATAATGTAGGTCAGGTTCAACTTTCGCACAATATATAGTGGTGGTGCGAACATTACTCGTCCTCCTTGTTATTCGGGTCATTCTCTTTGTCCTCGGCTTTTTCCAGGTTGTAAATCTTTTCAATGCTAACCCGCCCGCTGTCAAACGCTTCACGGGAAAGTGCCGCCCACAGCAGCGCGTATAAAACCGGCAGCGCCACAAAAATTCCAACTGTGGCCACAGTGCCCAACATCTGCAACGCCAGCCGGATCACCACAATGCAGCTTCCAACCAGCACCATGGCCTTAAATCCCTGCCACAGGTCATGCAGAAAATTTGTCAGTATCAACAAAGTTTCAGCTTCTTTCTTGTTCAAAGTTTTATACCTCCAAAAAAATATTTTTTCGTAGAAAAGGTAAAGTGGGCAATATACGTTCGTTTTGCTTAGAATATTTCATCCTCACACAATCCCCAGTCACTGTAATTATCAGGCGGCATCTCCCACCCATCGCAAAACTGGGTGTTGCACAACTCTTCCATTGGCGGTTCTGGTGAGGTTTCCTGTTCCGGTTCTGGCATTACCTCCTCTGCTGGTTCTGGCTTGTCCTCCGTTCCGCATGTCTGGCCTGCCGGGTACCAGTTGGAGCCTGCTCGGTTGGGTTTGCGCCGGTACCGGTTCTTTGTTTCGCGCACAACCTTCTCCACCATGTTGTCGCCACACATTAGCGGGAGCGCCAAAATCATCTCCGGCCGGTCAGATTCCAGGTTTCCCTTTTCAATCGCTCCGTAGTACGGGATAACCAGCCCACACTGGTACATAACCCGGATGGCGTTTGATACGGTCTTGTCGGCCAAGTGCAGTTCTTTGGAAATCGCTTTAATATATCCTACCCACGTTGCCACAAACCCCATCTTTTCCTTACCGTATGTACGCTGCCACAGGCGGTACCGCAACCGCAGGTAACAGTAAATCCGGTACAAATTGTTCGTGCCACGCCCGGTAGAATAGGCAGTAGCCACTCTGTTTAGCAGCAAGAAATATTCGTTTGAGGTCAGTGAAGCATAACCAAACTTTCCGTCCTTGTCTTCTTTGCCAAACACCTCGTTCAGATCTTTGAACCGATACTTAAACGGTTTGGTCGGTTTTGCCCGGTTGTACCCCTCTGTCATAATCACGCCACATGCTTCTAAAAACTCAACTGCATCTGCCGCACGGTTGTAGTATCTGCGGTGCTGGCAATCTTTCCCAAACGTTCCAGCCAGCTCGACCAGCTCTGACAGGCTCGTATAACTGTAAAATCGTAAATCGTAAAACGGCGAATACTTTGCGTACATCAGCATGTAAACCGGCAGTAACTCCGACACGTCCTTGCGCAAAATCAACTCTTCCGGCACCTGCATAACCTGCTTTGCTAAGTAGGAACCATTCGTATACATTAAAAAGCACTCCTTTGCCGCATTAAAAAACGGCTCGAAAATAATCATTCAATTCTTAAAAAACGGCTCGAAAAACGCATTTTGGAAAACGATGTTCAGAAACGATGCAAAATCCGCAGTCCAATCCGTTTTTGAACAACGAAAAACCTGGGGTAAAACCAACATTCACTTACGCTTAATAAGAAAAACCTTAATAAAGAAATATAGGTGGTACTTTTGCTCGGCGTTTGGCCCTCCGGGAATTCGTATCCGCCGACCATTTCGCTTGTTCTGCGTGCATCCCAAGCTCAACCGTACCCCTTTAACCCTGTGTGGGCGCATGGGTTTGGTGGAATCGCGTCCTTGGTTCTTTTCGTTCCTGGTTTTATACAATCGCCCAGGCCGTAACGTGTCGGTTCAAAAATAGTCCCAGGTCATAGCGCTGTCCGTTTAAGTCAAGCCATTGGTATGTTCCTCTGGTTTTCAAGCCGTTGCAGGTTACGGCTCGTTTATTTAGTCCTGGCTGATCCGGTGCTGATAAAATCACGCTCTTTCCTTCTGTCCTGAACAGTTCTTCCGGGCATAATGGTCGTAGCTCAAAAGGTAATGGCGTAACGGCACTGATTGCTTGGTTGTGATCGTCCCAGTCGCGCCATGCCTGTATCTCAACCAGGTCTTCTTCGTCCCACACTGCAGGCTCGTTTCCCAGCGCTTTTAACGCATCCTGCTAGTTTATGTATCGCATGTCGTATCTCCTCGTGTCGTGGCTCATAGCGCGTCCCTGCACGTCTCAGGCCATGTTATACCGTGTGGTATCGCAGGTTATGAATAGATCTCTGGTTCCGGCATTACCGGTTCATCAAAACAGCCCAGCCCAAAATCTCCCGGCCAATATTCGCCCTGCAGCCATTCGCTCTGGCTCTGAATAATTTCGTCCAGGTTATCAGGATCTTTCACCAGGTTCATTGGCATCAGTAGCGGAAGGTATTCACCGTCGTCATCCATGATAGTGAACAAACTGGCCAGATCGTCTGCCGTTGCGCTTTGTAATTTTTCAAGCCTTGTCATGTGGTTTATACACCTCCTTAGCCCGCCGCACAGGCGTTTCCAGCTCGTATCTTAACTGGGCTGAATAATTTGTTTCTGCCATCAAAGGCTGATCATAGGGGCTTGCAGGGCCATGTCCACCAATGGGGTTAATTTTATCCATCGTTGTCCACACATCCCGCGCCAGCATCAGTTCAATCGTGTCCATGACTTCATCCAGCGTTTTCTCGCCGCACAGGTGCGCACAAAGCAGCTTGCCAAGCTCCCAATGACTTTTATTCGGCATGTCCTTTATCACAGAACCCCTCCTTTGTTGTCTCGCAGTCATGCAGCGTGCAGTAGTATAAATCTGGGCGTATAATGGAGTTCACAACCTCGTCACAATCCTCACACCGCACATATTTTGTCATGGTGGGTGCCGCATCAATGGCCTCCAAAACCTGCTGTACACCATCCAGGTAAGCCTGCCATTCGGCCTCTGAATATTTCGGGTCGCGCTCAATGCAGTACGCCTCAAACTCCTCCGCATCAATCAGTCGTGCCATAAAAATTTTTTTCACCTCACTTTTCGTTTTTATTGTTCATGAAAATTTTACATATGAACTTTTCGTAATATCTCTTGGCGATGTGTTTTGCTATTGTTATCATCTTCCACACGCTAAAAATCAACAACGTACAGTTAATCCCCAACATCAACAGCAAAAGCGGTCCATATATGTAAATCATCAGTATAGCGTCCACTGTAGATTCCCACGCCTCGTTCATATGCTGCCTCCAGTACCCAAGTCCTGCATCATCTCGTCGGTCAGGTAGTACACCGTGCTGGTATACCGATCTTCGAACGATCCGTTATCATATGTGGTGCGGTCGTAAAAGTCGGCCTTGTAGCTATTATCTTCATCAGAATATTTTATGGTGACGTAATCTACATCCTCGGTTTCTTCTTTTATGCTCCCATCATCTTGTATCACGCCGCAGTGCAGGTATGTGTCAGCGCCGCAAATGCCGCCATACCGGTTTGTATACGGTCGCGTTTCAAGGAATGCGTAGGAGATTTTGTGTGTGGTATATACAGTAGTTGTGTCTACAGCCTTTGGCGCTTTAGCTTCTAAGTCAATGCCTAAGTGTACAGCAGCTCCAGCAGCCAATACCGCAGTGGCCACAGCGCAAGCGTGAGTTATAGCACTGGCGATTTTTAATTTTGACATAAAGTTTCTCCTTATTAGTTGCAGTCTAGGATCTCGAAACTGTCAAGTAGAGCACCGAACGAATTCTCCCAGTCCTTATAGTTTTCGGGTGTAACATCTGTTACTGGGTTAAGCACAATCCAGTCGTGCAGCTGCCGCATCTCGTCAAGCAATAATTGCAGGTTACTGGCAGTCTCTTTCTTGCGGATTTCAAATTCTTCATTGGTCATTAGTGTATTCCTCCTAGATCTGGGAAGTATTTGCGGCGCTTTTCATAGTTAATACAGGTAATTTCGGCTTTATCACGCAACCCGCTTATATCGCAACGAACAAAAAACTTGCCATAGTTTTTGCAGTGTTTGCAGTATAAACATAAGCTGGACGTGTAGTCTTCAGGCCATTCTGTAAATAGCGTGCAATGGGCAGGTTGTTCTATCGGCTTCTCTTCTAGTTCGCAGACAATCCGGCTATCAGTCATAATCATCCGACAGTAACAGCAATTCTTGCATGTAGTTTTTTCTGCCTGTTCTTTAGCTGTCTCAGCTTTGCGTTCCTGCTGTACTCTCAGCCAGCCATAGGCGCACACACTAGCCAAAGCGCAAATCTTTATACCCGTATAAATTGTTTCAACCAGCATCGGCCATGTCCTCAGTATCGTCCGACATACCAATCAGTCCTTCGGCTTCCATCAGCAGCCGGAATGTCTCGCGTCCCTTGGGCGTAATCAGTGTCTGGGTCCCGGCATGCCCGTTACCGCGGTTCACAAATTCCTTGATCTCAAATAATCCATCGTTGCGCTCCGCATAAGCTTTGAGTTTGCCCTGTGTGTCACGGTACAGGTACTTTTTGTCTAGTAGGAACTGAACCAGCACAGTTTGTTTGATATGTAATTCGCTGGCAAAGGTTCTGAAGTTGGTCAGCAGATTCCGATCGATCACGGCATCGAAATACTGTGCTTTGCCAGACATTTCAGCGTTCTCGCTTTCCAACTGTTTGTTCGCAGCAGCCAATTCTTCCAGTCGCTTAGTGCGGGCTTCTAGCGTTTTCTGGGCAACCAACAAAGCCTGACTCATCAGTTCCGCGTCTGTCATGGTTTCCTGGTTGGCAATATAACCGCCGTTTTTGCGGATGGCCGGCAAGACTTCCGCGGTAACCCAGCGTTTGAACTGTTTTGCGGTGGGAAGTTTACTGGAAAGAATCAAGCTGTACAAGCCGGACTCGTTGATAATTGTTACGTTTTGTTTACCGCCAGGGGTCATCAATTCAGTGACCCCTTTATCTTCAGAATCAACATGATTTGTTACAGCGTTAGCAAGAGATTTTCCCTTTCCATAACCAAGTGCAGCAGCTACATCCTTGCCTACAAACCACGGTTCGCCATTCATCTCCACCGTGCGCACATCGTTGTTTTCGTATTTGAATACCTGCAAATTTCCCATAAAAAATCTCCTTGTAAAAATATGGGTGTCACTGTCCTTGACCCAATTATTCAAGATCAAGTTTGCCTACTGGCTTTCAGCTGCCCCGCCATAATTCAATCGTCATGCCGCACCTTTTTTATTCCGGCAACGGCCGGTATTTATTCATATCGCAGTAACCGCTCATAGCGTTCATGTCGTGCAGCATCTCGTTTACTACCTCGTTCCGGTCAAGGCCATTGCGGTCTGCATAATCTACCATGTCTTCAAACATTACGGCGATTGTATGCGTGTAATCCTTAATGTGTTCCGTCTGTGGCTGTACGGAATATCTAAAGCATGTCTGTTCCATTGTTAAAAATCTCCAAAGTTATTATTCAAGAATGAGGATTGGTAGCAGCCATAGCGCTCGGCTCCATATGGTCTCCAAAATAAAATTTATGTACGCCCTTGGCTCCTACCCAGTGGTCAAAACTTTCATCAAAGCTGTCACTATGTACTGCAGCCGGCACCTGAATAATGCAGGGCACTTTCTGCGCCACCATATCATCTTTGCACCAGCCGCTGTTGCAGGTCCCGCAGCAAGGTTCCAGTACCAGATCGTCAAACGGGAACATCATATCGCAGTAGCCTTTGATATATTCGTCATAGACTCGTTCTGCGTTGTGTTCATACGGCGTATCGTTCCAGTCATCTCCGTACCATTCCACCAGGTCATCATCACCCAGGTAGAACCGTACCAGGTTGCCCTTGCGTTCGAAGTCAATAATTTTCATGCCTTCACTTCCTCCTTGGTGGCTTCATGTTCAGCATCAAACATCTTGGTCGTATCTGCCGGAAATTCATGCTTGCTGTACATAGCCGCAGTCCGCCGCACCAACTCGCACGGATCAGGATTATTTGCCCCAAACTCCGCGTTCAGCTCGTCTTGCGTCACCGGCCACTTAAAGCCAAAGTCACTGCGCTTGATTTTGCACAGCGGTGCTCCTTCATGCCAGAACACGATGCCCTCCATGGCGGCCAACTCCAACCCGCGCCGGATTCCCTCAAAGCTTAGGTTCGGGATATCAATACTGATCGTGCCATGCCGCACCAGCACGTCCTTGTTCAGCCCGTAGGGATTCTTCTGGAAGTGCGGTCCAATCGCCTCATAGGTTGCATCCGGCAGGTCATCCCAGCTGTTGTTTCGTGCCGTCACAAACCATTTGTCCGCAGGGTTATCTGCCGCCACTTTCACCCAGTGGGGCCAGTGGCCAGTTACCGGGTCTGGCTCGTCACACGGGATCGCGCCCTCCGGTACTGCTTTGCCCGGCTTAGCATCAAAGCGCTTGTAGAATTCGCCGTTAATAATCGCGCAGCAGGCACCGTCAAGCTTCAATGTGGCAATGCTCTCATCCGTCAGTGCCGCCTCACAGCCCGGCGTAATCTCGTCACGGATTCCGGTAATCTTGTGGCCACTGAACTCGCGCTTATATAAGGTTGGAATTTTCTTCATTGGTTTTTTACCTCCAAAATTTCGTTAATTATTTAAGTGTCAATCTTAATGTTGCGCATAACGACATCGGCAACATGTGTGCCCGTTAATACGCACAGGCAGGCGTAACGGCCAATCCATTCATTGAACTCTACGTTCTCGTTAAAGGTGATTTGTACATAGTTGGTAGAATAGCCATGACTTTTCGCCCATGTGTCCGGCGTGCCATTGTCGCATTCCAAGCAAACATGCCGGCGGCCTGGATCTGATTCAATAAACCAAACCATGCTGACACCTTGCTCACATAGCGGGGCCATCATTCTTCGGGCGCTCAGTTTTGCGCTGCATGTCTCTGCCGTGCTCCAGTGGATCGTCTGGCTGGCCTGGTATTCTGCGCACGCATCATCCACGGCCTCATGTGCCGCCTTTGGGTCGCTCACATCAATCGTCACACTGCGTAGCGTGGTTGGCTCTGGTGTAACAGCCGGTGCCCCACATTCCTCCGGCGTAATTAACGTGCAGCAGTTTGGGTCAAGTTTCAGCTCCCTGGCCGCCAGCACACCGCTCGGCTGCAGCCACCGCCCATAGGGGATCTAGCCGTCCGTCACTTTGGTAATAACAAACGTATCGCCCTCGCAGGCCGCATATTGGCGTATACCTGCCCGGTGTGTTTTGGTGATTCGTACCTTGTCACCAGGTTTTACCAAACAATATCTAGCGGAGCTATTGATGGTGCTTGTGTTGTGGATTTCCATAAATTATTTGCCTCCTTCATTTGCGAAAACTTGTATTTTATAAAGATAAAAAAGTGGGTGCTTGCCAGGCACCCAAATTTAATGGGCATCGCTATATAGTAGCCAACGGCGGCACTCCCAACACTGTATCTACCGCCATTGCCGTTGCATCAATCTGCTCTTGGCTCAAGCCAATGTAGCGCATCGTAATGCTCTGGCTACTGTGGTGGAACTTGTTTTGCAGCGTTTCCATTACCTGGCCAGCCGGCAGCCCGGCCTCTGTCATGGCGTGGTTTGCAGCATAGCCATAGGTTTTGCGCAGGCTGTGGGTGCTAATATGCTCTTTAATACCGCACTCTTTGGCCGCTTGGTTCAAGATCCGCCATACCTGGGTTTCGTCCAGCGGCTGCGGCACTCCCTTGGGGCTGCGCATACTCTGGAACAATGGCCAGCCTGGCTTCAGCACATTCATGGTTCGGCCCCGCATCTCTTCAATCAGGGCGGTAATCGCGCCTGCTGCCAGCGGGGTAATCAGGTCATTGGTGCGCTTGCCGGTCTTTTCATTGATGATAATTACGCGGTGGCGCGGACAGTTGTGCTCACAATCCCACACATCATCAACGGTAAGGCGTAAAAGATCGCCCACACGCAGGCCCAGTGTCACACCACATATAAATAAGGTATAGTTCCGCTGCCTGTTATACGGGCGTCCCTGGGTGTGCAGATAGGTGGCTATGGCGTTAAAGTCCTCGCGGCTGCGGATCGGCTCTGCCGGCGTTGGTTTTGCCACACCATTGGTTTTTACCAGGCTCAGTTTGGGTTGTGCATAGCGGGCGGCACGGGCTTTCTTACTGCGGCTCCGCTGGCGCGGCTGTGGTGTTTCGCGTACCAGCTTATAACCCATGGCGGATGCCAGCTGTTCCATTAGGGCGTTGTGGCCGTCAGTATCGGCGCTTGCCTGCATCATTGCCATCAGTAAACTTGCAGCACCTTGTAGGTCCAGCCCACCTTTGGCCTCTGTGGCTTCTTGCATAGTAACAGTGCGGGGAATAAAGTGAGCTACGTTGTTTCTTTTTTTCATGGTGGGCTTCCCTCCTGTGTGGTGTGTCCTACGGAGCTTTATCCTGCGGAGCTTTATCTTATGGTTCTATTATAGCACTGCTAATTACAAGAAGTCAACAGTGGCAAAAAATAAATTTCAGGAGAAAGCGTAACACAGGCTCCGCCTGTAGGGGCGGGGGTTTTGAGCTGCGCCTGGGGTAATTTAAGCTGCGCTTGAGGCATTTTAGGTTCCACCTGTAGGGGGCGAGAGATTTCAGGTCGCGCCTGACCATGTTACGGTGCCGTTATACTCCTGCGGGAGTACCCACTCAAGGGGACCCACCCAAAGGGACCCGATCGGTGTTGTAATGGAAACTATCCCCCACCACCTGCGGTGGCGGGACCTAACTTCTCCACCGCCTGCGGTAGCGGAATCTCAATTCGCCTCCGTAGGGTGCCTTCCTTTATATATATGGCACGCTAGAGGCCAAAACAGCACTCACAGAGCCTGCAGCCGTCTTATAGTGGCGCCTATTGCCAGGATTTGCCATGGAATTGCCGGGATTTAACCTCCGGTGGGGCCAATGTTGGGGCGTTTCGGGGTTGTAAAGCGGCGTTTCGGACTGCTCCGAGGCGTTTTCGAGCGGAAATAATGCGTTTTTTAGCGTTTTGGCGCTGTTTTTGTGCGTTTTAGTGGCCAAATTGTGCGTTTTTATGGCGTTTTTGAGTAAAAAAATAAGGCCCCAAAGGAGCCTGGAAAGCGGATTGTTATGCGGTTTTCTCCGAGAAAGGGAACGATTAAGGAAACAGGGATCTAGAGGGAGGAAAGTGGAGGAAAGGAGGGGTTTGGAGAAAGGAGGAGATGAGGTGGGGAGATGGAAGAAGGAGAAGCAACGTAGGTACGCTGGTTTGTGTTTTGTGAGCCGGGAGTGAGATTGGATAACTAACCCGTTTTCCACGCTCACACGTCATTTTTTCTTTTTAACCTGCCCCCCTATGCAAACTATTGAAGGTGGTTTGCAAGTAGTGGATTTTTAGCGGTATACCGCTATTTTACGGCCTTTTCACTTGCTGATTTTTGGCGCTTTTCTTGCTTTACAGAGGGTATACCAGGCGCTGTTTTATAGTCCCGTTTATAGTACTATATACCGTGCCGTGCCGTCGGGTCAGCTGACCTATACTATATAGCATATAATATTTATACCCCGCTATATCTTTGATTTTTGCCGCCTTCTATTTGCAGCGCCGCACCGCACTTTATTTATATACTTTTGTTTCATATATTTATAATTTTATTGCAAGTATCTTGCTTCGGGGCAAAGAGCTACTTATTATATATGTGTAGGCCGCACGTGCGGCCTATATACCACATACCCCGAAGCACACAAAAAACAATACACACAAAAAAATGGAGGCACAAAAAATGTTGAACGAAAAAAAGAGTGACAAAAATCAAAATGTAATTTTACACTTTGAGTTTTCCGCGCCGGCGCAAAAGTGGAAACTTGCAGATAGTATCACTCCAATATACCGCGCGGCTATTGGAGCCGCCGCCGCCGCCGCAAAAGTCGCCTATGATAAACAGTATAGCGATACCCTTCGGGACCTATATCAAGCTATTAACAGATATGCCACTAGTGGAATATGGCCCGATAACAGTACGGCCGCCGCTGATTTAATCCAAACTATTGCCTTGCACTATGTTAACCTTGCAGCCGCCGCAAAACAGCCGCTTGATAATTGGGTACAAGGCGGGGATAGTAACTTTACTGTTATACGTATATATAAAAAGAGAAGCTCAAAAGAGCTTGTACTATTGCAAGGCCCCCGCGCTGTTTTGTCGTACGGTATTAACGCGGCAAACAAATGGATTAACAGTCAACGCGCGGCGCGTATAACCGGCCGTGTTACCTATATAGATAGTACCGGCAAAACATGCACCAAAACAGTACCACTTGAAAGTGTAGAAAAGTTAACCGAAGGCAATAATGACGCAATACAGGGTAAAGGTACCGGATTAACAGAGCCGCGTTATAGTAACCCCGATACAATTCAATCACGCGCGCTGTTTTGGGAAGATATCGGTTATATTCTGCGTGATATTAAACGGGGTCAGGATATATGCTATTATACCGCCGCTGGATATACGCAGCAAGAAATCTCAAAATTATTAGATTGGAGTCAATCAAAAGTTTCAAAAACCCTTGCGACATGCCGTAAAGCTCTGTTAAATAATGGCTTTACACCTTCCACCTTCTAATACTCCATAATACCCCGCCATACCCCGTTATGTTATCCCGAAGCTGGATAGTATAACGGGGTATTTTTTTGTTATGTTTTAATTGCGGATTATTATTTTAGAATTTTCTAAAAATTTTTTGAAAAGTTGGAATAATACCCCTGTTTTTTTTACGTTATAGGTGTAAGCACTTACACAGCGCGGCGCGATACACAGCGCGGCGCGGTACACAGCGCTTACACCTTCCCACGCGGTCTAGTTCTGACCTAAAAATAAACAGTACATTTTGCTAAAAATGCGGGGCCTGTTATCCTAGTGAAAATGGCAGGGCGAACAAAAAACCGATTGGCTATTCGCAAGTTCGGCTTGAACGAAGCATAAATCGGGCTGGAGTCGAAAACTAGGTAAAGTTTGGGAAAGCTATGCCCTGGAAACTGTTACTTCAGACCTCCCCATGCGTTTGATGAACCTGATTCTGCAAACGGATTCTAAAGCGACTGGCATTTACACTGGCAATATCTCCGATGTTATCAGTGTGCCTTTTTGTCCTATCTCCGATGGGGCATTGACTGCTTAAAACCGTTGGCACCGCAAAACCCCGCCGTGCAAATGAAGCGGATTCAATCACACAAGGAGTATAAACTTGACTCGGAAATCGAATTCCGCCCCGCAAGGGGTTATTCATAAAACCGAAACAGACCGCCTTTTCGCAAGAAAGGGCGGTTTTGTCGTGTAAGGACTGGCTCTTATACCTGATGAGGGAAAGCATCCCCCACGGAATTGCCAAAATGAAAGGAATTTGACTATGAAAACCGAACTGAAAACCACCGACATGGCCGAACTGAAAACCCTGATTGCCACCGCTGAAAACGAAATTAAGCTGAAAACCGTGGCATATAAGGACCTTCTGGCCGCCGATGACGCAACCCAAAAGGATCTCGCAACCGCTGAAACGGCATTGACCAACGTGATTGACGAGTACAACGAACTGAAGAAGAACGAAATTTACCTGACCTGCTATCAGGCAGAATCCCCCATGCTGGCCGCCTGCAAGTACGGCGAAATGACCAAAAAGGTGCTGAAGAAAAAGCAGAATGAAAACGGCACCGTAACCATCAGTGTCGATGACCGCAAGGCCCGCAATGCAATCGACCTGGTTGACTTTGAGCATTGCAACCCCGAAAAGGGCACTTTGGCCGTCAATGGCCAGTGGCCCTTCTATCTTGAATCCTGGCTGAAAAGCCTGGCTCTGAACCTTGGCACCGAAATTGAACTCGATGCCAAAGCACAGAATGAACTCGCCGCAAAATATAAGGATGCTGACGGCGAATTCGCAAACCTGTCCCGCAAATCGTGCAGCATGAAGAGCATGGTTCGTGACTTGCAAGCTATCGTTGATTGCATCGTGTTCATTGATTACGTTCCCAAAGAGGAACCGACCGATGAATTCGATTCCAAAAAGCCGGTCAAACCGGCCAAAAAGCTGAACGCTTTGAAGGTCACTTCCAAGGATATCAACTACATCAAAAACCGCATGACCAAGGCGGGCAAAACCGCTTTGGCAATCCGAATGGCAAGCCCGAAGGAAATGCGAATCATTGTTGGCAACGTCATGTACCACCTGACCACTGGCAAGCCGTACACGATTGAAGCGTAAAGCGTAACCCCAACCGCTGGCAGACCGGTTAAAGTCTGCCCTTGTTAATGCAGCCCAAAAGGGAAATGAATTGAAAAAATGAATTTCCTTCTGGATGGTCACAAGCCCATAAAAATGCAGAGTGGCAAGCCGCCCGTTGTTGATTCTTTTGCGAATAGGTAGTAAAATGAAATTACATAGGGTTTGCCGTTTCGCAAGCCCAATTCCCTCGCAAAATTCAAAACGCAAAGGAGTTTTACAATGGACCCAACTTTTGAATTCGATTTTGAAAACGTTGATCTCGGCCCTGACGCTGACCCGCACGATTCTGTTATTTACGCAATCGGAAAAGCAGTTGAAAAAGAACTCAAACGCCCCAAAACTCTGATTGTAAATCCCGTTCAGCTGCAAAAAATGAATCAGCTGCAAAAAGCTATCACAAAATACATCGAGTACGCCAAAACCTATCCGCTGAATGATAAGGTAACTTTCAAGCTAATTCCCTATGTAAACCAACATGACGTTGAACTTGTTTTGGTGCTTGATGAATTTTTGCATTTTAAAGATCTGATGCTGCTTGCATTTAATTTGGATATTGATGTTAGAATCGAAACTTCAAATGAAGATCGCGTCAGAGTCGGCTTTACGATTGAAAACCTTTACGTTGAACCGTAACCGTAACTAATTTCAAAATCGAATCCCAAACCGGAACCGCTTTTCACAAGGCGGTTCCTTTTTTATTGCTTGTTTTCATCTCTAAGATGAATTTCATATTCCCCACTAATCAACCGCCGTATCATCTGCGGAAACGTGCAATCAAGTTTTGCAAGTATAGCAGAAAGCGCTTCATCATCCTCTTTTACTAAAACAATTTTCCTTTCATTGCGATTTCCCGCAAGTTTTGCGCGCTTTACACGATCTCTATTAAGCTGTCTGATATGTTCCAGCTGTTCCTCGGCTGTCTTAAATTGCTTTTCCATTCTAAAACCTCTTTTACAACTTGATTTTTATTACATTATACCAGAATAAAACTATTTTTACAAATCCAAACCATAAAACGAAAGGAAGCCCCCATCATGAAAAAGCTAACAAAACTTCTCGCCCGCTTCATCCTGTTCAGCGCCGCCGAGTGTGCCATTCTCTTTGGCCTTCCCGCCCTGGCCACTCGCCACCCCTTCATTCTGTTGGCCGTTTCCCTGCCCGTTTTGATCCAGTGGCTAACCCCAAAGCGGCAAAGCACCGCACCACCACCCACCGCAAAGCGGCCTGACCCCATCATCCCATCATGAATAAGTTCTTTGCGCTCTGACTTCACCGCCAGGGCGTTTTTTATTGCATCATAAATTGAATCGGCTTTGCCAATGAAAGGAAGTCCCCCAAATGAAACCTCGCCGCATTTTCTCCGCACTCCTCCTCTCCCTCGGCCTTATCCTCTTAACCTTCGCCGCCACCTGCCGCCTGGTCATGACCAACATCCAAATTGATTATGACCCGTCCAGCCCTGCAACCGTCACCCTCACTGTCTTTGGCCAGTCGGATGAATACGCCCTGGCCATTGATGCCGATTGAATCCTCTGCCAAAAAACAGTATGAAATGAAAGGAAGTACCCAAAATGTTGAATTCTCTTTATGCCCTCGTCCTCACCGATTCCCTTCACCTGCCCACCATCATCGGCTATTTCAATACCCGTCCCGCCGCCTGTCAAGCCCGCCAGAGTGCCCACGCCTGGCTGAAAGGTGAATCCCAGTCGGTCGAAAGCCTCAAATGCTTTTCCAACGCCGCAATGAACATCCTTGACCAGTGCCGCACCGCAATTGAAAAGAACCCCGCGCACTATGTAGACCTGCGCGTTAAGCCTGCCGATGACCTCTCTGACCCCGAAACAACCCCGTTCCGCGTCTATTATGAAACCGCAGCCGGTGACCGTTACTTCACCGTTATGGAAACCGTCACGGACCTTTGCGCTTCCCGTATCGTTTCCCACACCATTCCCAACTGCACAGTTATCGTAACGGCCTTCCCGGATGAACATGTTGAAACCGTTGGCTACACGGAAGTCAAGCCGGAAATGCTGGATGCCCTCGCCCTTCATCAGCCCAAGCCCACCGCCGATTCCCTCGCTGAATTCGCTAAGCTGGCCGAATCCGGCACCATCACCCGCAGCCAGTTTGAAAACTTTGTCTATCACGCCGTCAACTCTCCCCTGCCCAATGAAAACTTTACGGACCTCAACGCGCTTGCCGATACCCTCCGCAAAGCCCTGGATGAAGGCACCCAGATTATTCTCTGATGGAAAGGAGTTCCGCAATGAAACTGCAATACCACAAAATCCGTGGCGTGAATAAGTCCGTCTGCACCGCAGAGCAGAAAATCGCCTATAACATGGCCTCCCGCATCTATGGCGATATCCGTTTTGCCAAAGTCTGGCAGCAGTATGATTCCGGCAAAGTTCCCGCCTTCCTCCAAAATGATTGGGAATCCAAAGCAATCCGAGAATACTTTACCACCTGGCAGCGCGATTATAACAAAGCTTCCGCCCATTACAACGAAGACGCAATCTTCAGTGCCCTGCGTGCCGGCCTGCATGATTTTATCTGCCACCACGGCCCCATCTTCACCACCTATAAAGAAGTCGGCCAGGCGTTTCCCGCCCACTATCTCTAAGCTCCGATGAAAGGAAGTATCAAAATGATTGTCTTAAAAGAGAACGAACGTCATCACGCAACCTCCTGGCAGTATAACTCTGCCCGCATCCTCACCCGCCTGGCCCAGCTCATCACTGCCCAGGGCGGCAAAGTGAAACCCCTGCCTCCCGCCGTCCTCTCTGACCGCAACCTGGAAGAAGCCTGCACCGCAACACAGCGCCGCCTTGAATCCTCTTACAATGCCGGCCCAACCTCCCACCCCAAAGAGCGGGAAACGCAAATCTCCACCTCCAAAAGGAACTCGCCCGCTTCCAGGCCATCCCCAACGCCCCCATCACCGTCACCCACACCAGCTATATCAGCTTCGCAATGAACGGCGTTTACTATTACTATGAACTGGACGATAACCCCTTCTTTCCCTTCCATTACATCAAAGCCCCTATTGATCCCAAAAGCGAAACCTACTCCGGCGATGCCTGTGTGGAAGAAAGCTCCAAGTCCTGGTTTACTGACCCGCTTATCGGCTTTGGCTGCCCTGATTCCGAGATTGAATCCGCTGCCGGGGCTATCCTCTCCCTGCTCCTTGCCGCCCCACTCTCCACCATTCGCCACGATACCAAGCGCACCCGCATCCCCAACACTTACGATGACGGCTACCATTTTGAAAACATCCCTGTCAAAGAGCGCCGCCTCAAGATTGATTTTTGAACGTCAAAACGCCGCTCCCCCATTCATAACAACACAGTTTGCTAAAGAAAGGTCGAACCCAAAATGAAAACCAAAACCCGCCACCCCTTCAACCTCCAATCCGAACTCGCCCGCCTGGAACTCAACGGTGCCTGTTCTTATGATGGCAAACCTCTCATCCTCCTGGAGCAAGCCTACTGCGCCTATGATTGTTACCACGGCATCGCCCAGTACGTCGCCACCGCCATCTGCCCCAACGAAATCGCCAAGGACTTCACCGCCCCGTGCTATGTCGTCACCTGGCCCATCATCCGCCCCTCTGCCGAAAATGAAGAGGACGCCTGCGATTGGTCCGCCCCAGACGGCCTCACCCCCAACGGCGAATATGATTTGGAACGCCGCTATTATTATTGATGTCCAACATCTTGTACTGGCGCATCACAACGTTTGGTTGTATAATTCAATCATAAGCCAAACCGCAAAACAAAATTTTTTCTCCATTTCCACCAAACTTTTCAAGCCAAAATCCGCATAAATTCTACCATCCTAACAAATATCATGAACAAATTGTAAATTCAGAAACGAATCCGCAAGCCACAAAGCTGCGCAGCATGAAAGGAAGTACCGTCCCATGTCTACCCAAATTCTCAACCTCACCCCGCACGAAATCAACATTGGCACCGCCTCCATCAAGCCCTTCGGCGTGGTTGCCCGCGTCTATGTTGAATCCATTTCTGACGGCGAATTCACCACCGCTTCCGGTACAACCATCCCCATCTCCCACTCTTACTATGGCGATGTCGAAAACCTGCCAAACCCCATGCCCAATACGATTTACATTGTCAGTGCCCTTGTTGCCTCTCGCGTTCCCACCCGCTCCGATGTTTTTTACCCCTGTTGCATGGTCCGCGATACCCAAGGCCGCGTCATCGGCCGCAAAACCCTCTGCTGTGCCGCCGCCCCCGTCCTCGCTGCTGTCCACTAAACGATAATATGGAGGACTAACCATGATTCATCACATCACCCTCTCCCAGCTCCGTACCTTCACCTCTCCGGTCACACAATTCGGCGCCGACAATGAACCCTATATGGTCATCCAGGTCAACCGCGATCCTATGGATTTTCAGCAGCTCACCTCTTTCCTCTATGAATTCGCTTACCCCATCCCCGCTTCCCGTGAGGACCTTCTCATGACCTCCGCTTATCTTTCCAACATCAACAACGGCAGCCGTGAAGGTTTTTCCTCCAGTCATCCCCGCCTGCTTCTCATCTCAAAACTTTCCGGCCAGAGCATTTATAATCTCGACCCTGCCCCTGATAAGATTGATGCTGTCCAGAATGATATTGATACCAACTTGGAGTACAGTACCGCCCGCCTTTTCATCCTTGAATGTGCCGGCAAGGAAAAATGGACCGTTCATCATGTGACCGACCGCTATAATCCTATCAACTTCCGTGACACCCCTGTCATCTCTGCCCTTGCCCGTACCCGCATCCTTGCCGATACCGCAACAGCCTACCACGACGAAAACGATTCTCTTCTTCTCAGCTCTTATGTTGACTATCTCAATTCCCACTTTGAAGCCTTTACCTGCACCAGCGATACCGAGATCTTAAAGTTGCTGGCTCTCACCAATAAAGCCATCTCCAATATTCTCTATCGCGCCCTTCAAATCGCCGATGAAAACCCGACCAAGCTCAGCCTCTAAACCGTATTCCAGTTTGAATCATATCCATAAAAGCCCTACCTACTCGTAAGGAGCGTTGCATTATGGTTTATAAAGTAACCACCTTGAAAGACCTTCCTGGTATTCCCGCAGGTTCCCAGTTTCGGTATGATAAGTCCTGGGGCGAAGAACCAAAGCTTTCTAATCTTAATGAGGATTCCCCCGATGTCCTGACTCCTGGTAACATTATGTTTCTCATCTGGGATGTTATTGTTAGCAACCCGGACGGCTGGGTGACATTCGAACCTCTCTGTGATGAATTTACCGACTTCAAATGCCCCGATTGCGGTAAAACACAGGGCATTCTTCATATCTATAAACCCGAAACCCCGCAAAGCAGACCTGTTGTAACAATGGAATGTATCTGCGGTCGTAATTATGATCTGGATTTTCAGTATCATAAAAAAACTCCTTTGGGAGAAACTTAAAAATCAATCACCTCCAAAGCCCTGCCTACCCGCAAGGCTTTTTTCTTTTGCCTATTAAACTCTAAGCCAAGAAAGGAATTACTTACCATGACTGACTTTGAAAGAAAAATCACTTCCGAAAAAGCTCTTGACGCCGCCATCCGCCAGCTCAAAACCCAGGACGACTGGTTCCTCACCACCAAAACCGGCCTGGCAAAGCGTATCGTCACCCTCTACGATGAAATTATTGCCGCTGCTGATTTCCCCGTCTCTCTTCCCGTCCGCGATGTCCTCAACTACAGCTCTGCCGCCTTCATGAATTATGTCAAGCTCGGCTGCAACTACATCACCCGCAAATTCAATGTCCGCCACAGCCCCACCACCGTTTACTCTTACGGCTACAACTACAGCAACGAAGCCATTCACGAAAAAGCTTCTTATCCTTACACCATTGATGATTTCTTCGCTGACCCTCTTCGCAAGTCTCTGTTCGTCATCGGCTGCTATAACTACCTGCACGATGTTATTGACGGCAAAATCAAACCTACCAAGATGACGGAAGCCAAAGCCGAAACGAAACCTCTCACTCTCCAGTCCGCCACCACCCTTGCCGCTCCTCCTATCGCACCCACCATTCCCATCACCAAAACGAACACCGTTTCCTGTTCCGCCACCAAAACCTGCGCTGCCTACAAACCCGTGCCCCAGAGTCCCGCAAAACCGTAACACAAGCGCAAAACCCGTGCCCATTCCAAACGCCGGACGCACCGCCCTCTTATATATCTATCTTTATCTTTATATATAAACGCTATTGACGTGCTGTTTTCAGCCCGATTTTGAACCTTCCTAGTCGTATTGACACGCAGTTTTTAGGCCGTTTTGGAACATTGCTTTTACTAACCCACCACCTCACCGGGTTTGTACCGCCAAAAAGCGAACATATTTTGTCATCGGCCATGCAACATTCTCACCGCATCAAGCAACATTTTTACGGCTTGAACATTTGCGAAAACTTGTATATAATCAAAATCACAAAGTCACCCGCCAGCATGAAACCGCATCCCTCTCAGCACCCCACACAGCCCCTACAGACCGTGTTTCCTTGTGGCCATGCAGTTTCTCGCCCGTTTTCTTCTCGTTTCTCACAGCGCATCCCAGCCTTATTATAATTTGTTCCCCGCCCTGCCCCGTCTGGCAGGTTTTATTTCGCCCTGTTATTTACAAGTTTTCACAAACAAAAGGAGTTGACCCTCATGTACATCATCATCCCCACCCACGGCCATTACGAGATCCGTGACGGCCCCACCTTCATCCAGTCCGCCGATACCTACCGCGAAGCCTGGCATGAACTCGCTTCCCTCACCAATTCCCCAACCTAGGCAATCGTGCATTCCGCACTTGCAAATATTTTTTACATTGGCTACACGCCAAAGAAAGGACACACATTATGTCTACTGTCAAAATCAACGAAACCACCTTCTCCATCACCTCCACCCTGACCATGGCCCAGCTGAAAACCCTCCACACCAAGGCTCCCCAGGCCCTGCAGCTGACCAACGATGACGATGAAATCATCTTTGCCATTGCCCCGTCCGCCAAGCAGAGCATGTCCACCTACGGCATCTGCTTCGCCAAGTCCGCCTTCGGCACCGACAATGCCATCTACGTTGAGGACCTGCCCGCCGACCTCGAAAACATCACCAAGGCCAAGGAGCATGTCGCCGAGCGCATCGGCTTCGCCAAGAAGCACCTGGATGAAATCGAAACCCAGGCCGCTGCAACCCTGGCTCAGCTCAAGGCCGACCACGATGCCATCATCGCCGGCATTGAAGTTTCCACCCCTGGCACCCCGGCAAACGACACCGCCGCCCAGTAACCAAAACGGCCGGTGCTCACCCCCACAACAAGCAGCCCGGCCATGATTTTTCTTCCCCAATCCACAATCCAACATAAAAATATTTCATCATAAGGAGATTTTTTACCATGATTAACGTTACTATCGTCGATAACCTGCACCGCAACACTTACCCCGTTGACCCCAACACCACCCTGCGCTCCGTTCTGGAAGCTCATGATGTCGATTACACCACCGGCCAGACCAAGCTGGATGGCTCCTCTCTGGCCGCAGGCGATCTGGATAAGACCTTCGCGGACTTCGGTATCGCGGAAAAGTGCTACCTGGTCAACATTGCCAAGCAGGATAACGCCTGATTGATTCCTCTCCGGTGGTGTCTCTTCCCCCACCGGGGTGCTGCCTTACAGGAACAGCCTCCACGCGGCGGGCAGCGGGCAACGCAAACGCGGCCAATCGTTCCAAATCTAATCAGAAAGGAAAAATGAATCACCATGCCACTCCCCAACTACACCGATATTCTCAATTACATGTCGCCCACCATCACATGGCAGGACAACACCCCCTGCCGCACCACTTTCAAAGTAATTTTCACCAAGGCTCTGGCCTGCACGGTTTATCCCCGCCTCACCGCAGGCAATACCCTTGCCATCCTTGGCGATGATTCCGGCCTCCAGCCTTCCCCTAACCCGAATGAATCCCTTCTGTTCTTCGTCACCGATAAAGCCACCATCCCCGATTTCATCCAGGAAGTCAAGGATATCGGCGCTTATCTCTCTGATAAGTACAAAGTTTATCAGGATGCAGCCGCCCGTATCACCATCGTCCAGTTCCAGCGCGACGGCGGCCTCTACAGCAGTGTTTTTTACCAGCGTGTTGCCTCAGCCATGCCCCGCCTGCTGCCCTGGCTCTTCAAGGATCACCCCCTCACCTCCGATGAGCTCGCTTACCTCCGCGCCCTCTCCACCCCGGATACTGGCTCGGAAACCCTCGCCCGGATGGCGGAGCCTCTTTATAACAAAACCGATCTGCCCTCCAGAGCCGTAGATAAAGCGATTGAATCCCTCTTCAAAGGTACCATTGACCGCCGTAAAGCGGATCTCAAGCGCTCTATTAAAAACCTTTACCGTGAGCTGAAAGAAACCCGCGCCCGTATCTCTGGAATTTTTACCAACATCACCAGCATCAACTGTGAGCTGACCGGCCTTGACTCCAAAGATGAATCCACCTTTATCACGGAACTCAAGGATTACCTCCACACTCAAAAAGGTATTTCCGTCGATACTGACGATGGAGCGCTTCTCCTCACCATCACCGCATTCCTCTCCAACTATGACCCGGATGATGTCGAAACCTTTATCTTCAACAGTGACCGCCCCTATGAGGATCTTACCGGTGAAGAAGAACACGATGTCCGCATCCTTTTCCGGGCTGTGTTCATTGACCATATCTTCAAAATCAAACTCGCTGCCACCTATAAGCTTAATTACAACTGCCATGTCACAGCCATGTCTGACGCGATCAATATGAACGTTGTTCAGGCTGTTCCCAACCCTCACATCAATCATCACTCCTGCCTCGGTAACTATGAACCCATGCTGGAGGATGCCGAGGATCGCCGAGATTTTATTGCCGCCATTGCCATCTGTCAGCAGAGCGCCAGCAGCATGAACCTCGTCGAAACAATCTCCACCAAATATTTCTTTGATGATTTCGCCGCCGCCTATCACACGGATATCCCCGTCATCCTGACCGCCGCCGGTGAATCCATCACCCCCAAGC